AATGCTCGTATATTTTGTGAACATTTTATGAACACGAAGAAGTGTTTCATGCTACAGATAGAGAATAAGGATTTTACAAATAGCATGTGTTTGAGCGAAAAAGTGTTTCCTTTTTGAGGAGAAAAGTTTCCTTTTTGAGGAGATATGTAAACATATTGTGAATTAGATATGAATAAGACATGAATAAAACGACTTTTGTTTATAAAAAATAGCTAGAAAGGATGATGAAAAATCAGCATGAAAGAATCAGAAGATGTAGTCTTAGGTACGTTAAACCAAGATACAGGAGAATTCACACAAATTGATGGCCCCGGTGAATGGAGAACTTATAAGCAGCTAGAGTCTCAAGCAAAATATACAGCAAACAAAGAAAAGCAGACTTTCAACTCTGACTTTACATGGATTATTTTTGAGTATGGGAAAAGATTGCTGCCAGAAATCAATGACAAAAGTCTTGTTAGATTAATCTATCTATCCACCATTTGTGATTATGATGGGTGTTTGCCACCAAAGAATGTTATAAAGCAAAAGCTGAAGCTCTCAAACAAATATTGGTCTGTGTTCATCAAGGATATGATTAAGAATAATATCATCATAGAAAAAGATAATTGTTTATATTTAAACAGAGATTTTTTTGTAAAGGGTAATTTGCAGGGGCTGCAAAAAGACGCAGACCATACTAGGCTATTTTGCAACTTCATTAGAGATATTTATGACGCATGTGATAATGTTCAAAGCATTACGCAAATTTCCTATCTCTACAAACTCATTCCTTTTGTGAACCGTAGAACAAATATTGTATGCTACAACCCAAAAGAGCAAGATCCAGAAAAGGTATATCCTATTACGCTTGGTGAATTTTGTGATATGATTGGGTATAGCCGCAAAAATGCACGAAGGCTTGTTAGTGATTTGCTTAGCCTCAAATGTAATGGACAAAATCTAATTGGATTCTTCGTTACAAATCTGAACCAAACTTCTTGGAAGATTATTGTTAATCCTCATATTTATTATGGTGGACAGAATGACAAGATATATAAAGAGCAAATTGCTCTATTGACAGATTACAATCCACAAGAAGCGTTTGATGTAAACAATACAAAATTATAGGAGGGATAATTATGGCGCAACTTTATAAGATGACACTATATGTATGTGACTTAGAAAATAATTTATCTTTGGATGAAATCAAAACTTTAATTGATCAAGACGCATTGAATGGAGTTGCTGTAAATTGTGCTTGCCATTTTGCAGATGAACAAACTGGCCCACAGGTTGAATGGGACGATGACATTGACCTTAATTATATTGACTGCCCCACTTCTGCTTGGGAAAAATATTTTAAGTAAATGAGGAGTAGGTTAATATGGACAATGAATTTGGACGTTATGCAGATGCAATTATTTATGATTTACAGTCTAGTAATTTCTCCAATGAATATTATGATATGACAAATACTCAACGGCTAAAATTTTTGAATAGAGTACTTGAGATTCTTGGATATTATGCTGGATATGATGTGGAGGAGGATTAAGTTATGATGACATTATTATTGCTTAGAAGTGTAATTGGAGTAATATTTGTAATTGGATTAATATTTGCTTCAGGATATATAGGTTTTTATTTGAATGTTGATTCCAAGTCTGATAAGCCAATAGGCGTGTATAAAATCATATTTAAATATGGTATTTGTTACCCTGTTCAAGTCTTTAAACTGGCAAATTCTACATATAATGTGATTGGTTCAGTTATTTTAACAACATTAAGTCTAATAGTTTATCCCAGTTTTGCTTTCGTTAGTATTCTACTGCTAATTGTTATAAGTGTATTATTTGGATTTGATTTAATATTTAGGAAAAAGGACAAGGAAAATTAATGATGAAAGATGTCTATAAGGTAGAAATCTCTGCTAAAGATTGTCCTATAGGTTGCACTGATTTAACTATTGATTTTAATAAACCAATTAATACAGAAGAAATTATTGGAAATGCGAAAGTCGCTTTGATCAGTTCAGGAGATGTAGTGTGGATGGGCTATGATGGAGATACATATAAACTAGGAGATAAATATAAAGATTTTAATGCAATCATATCTTGTGTATATTATGAGCCAAAGCCATGGTGGAAATTTTGGAAAAAGAAAAAAATATTTGGATATGAAATTATGTTTCTATAAATTATAGGGGGTATTTTGAACTATGTTTGAACTAACTAAATCATTTAAGGACTATAAGTTCCCGCACACTCTACATCAATTTAAAGACTTGCCGCTTGCAATTAAGTATCGGTTCCAACGTGCATTTAGAGGCTGGGCGGACTATGATGTTCTTAGTATGGACACATGGTTTATGGAAGTAATTCCACAAATGCTACAATATCAGCGTGATTGTAAAGTTAGCACACCGGTTTTGGATATTGACGCAAGCTATGAAGAAAATAGAGCAAAATGGGATCAGATTCTTGATAAAATGATTTTTCTATGTCAAGAAATGAATGAAGATACATGCTCAAAGAAAAACGAAGTCACTGAAAATTATGTCCGCGATATTAAAAATGGACATGAAGCAAAACTTGATGATGAAATGTGGTGGGAGCGTCAGCAGGAAATTGATCAATATCGTCAGCAGTGTCTTGAATCATTTTTTAAATATTTTACAAAATATTTCCATAGTCTATGGATCTAAACTTTAGGAGGAATTAAAATGAAAACATTTGTTAGAACTACGCGAATTACGCCAGAAGAGAGAGAGTCACACATTTGGTATGATCCATTTTATAAAACATGGACAATGGAAACGAGCATTCCAAAGCATTTTAACAAAGCACTAAAAGTTGGATGGGAACCAATTTTACAGGGAGTATATGAAGATGGCACTGTTTGTTGTATGACGCTTGTTGCATCGGAGCGCGGCATTACGATTAAGACTCCAAAGAAGCGTGAAATGAGCGAAGAGCATAAGGCAAAGCTTTTTGGCGCAAAAAACGTAGATTTAGACGATAATTTTGAAGATGAGATTTAATATGTATAGTTACTATACTTAATCATTACAACATTAAAAAACATAAATATATATGATAAAAATCACACATTTTTTTTAATTTGGAGGGAATCATACGATGAGCAGCAAGGCAACGATGGAAGATTTTGCGAGAATGTGCCATTCTTATCACGATTGTATTGACTGTCCGTTGCATGACAAAGATGTTCTATGCATGATGGATGATGCACTTGTAATGAATGATTTTTCTAAACTTGATTATATGAATAATGCCGTATATGAGTGGTCTACCGCTCATGATTAAAACAAAGGAGATTGAATAAATATGTTAAATTGGACAGCAGAAGATATTGAGTATCTAAGTAATGTGATGTTGAAGCCATATACAAAAGCGCTCACAGAGGAAATGGCAGAGCACGATAATAGATCTTATGAGATTTGTAAGAAGATGATACTACAGATGGCGGATTTAGTTAAAGTAAGAATTAAAGAGTTAAATTACAATGAAACCAGAGACAGAATGTTCTTTATTACGTTGCTTTGCAATGAATTTGAATTTGATAAAGATGTGCTTGATAAGGTCTATAAAGAATATTGCGAGAATTTTGATACACTTAATAAACATCTGATTACAGAGGAGGATGGAGAAGATGAATAAGTCATGTGAATATTGTCAATACAATGGAGCATATGGATCCATTATTAATCCTTGTGAGAATTGTCCAAATAATTATTTTATGATTAATGGCACATTCCCAATTGTACAGCCACTTCGTGAAACAACAGATCATATAACCAATAAAACTTACATAACCGCTACTACAGATTGTAAAATGAATAGTAATGGTGCAAAAATTAATGATGTATTTGCAACTGATTTACCGACTGCAGATGAATACCGTAAATCTATTGGCGTTCCATATTATTATCAATATGAATGGTCAGAACCAAAATATATTTGTCCAAAATGTGGCGGTGGAATGTGCAAGAATAAAACTATGGTTCTTGCAAGTAATCCTCCTCAATATAAATATCAATGTAATAAGTGCGGCCATGTGGAATATCAATTTGGGTGAGGTGCATTATGAAAAAGAAAATTAATTGTCCAACGTGTGGTGGGTCTGGTTTTGTGGCAAAGTTTAGTAGCTACTCTGTTTGGAGTGAACGTTGTGAACAGTGTAATGGAACTGGTGAAATTGAAGTCCCTTTTACCATTGGTGATAAAATTCGCAGCATGAGTGATGAAGAGATTGCAATATGGTTGAATGCACATGTCACTGATACAGTATGCGATCTTGTTTGTGGTAATGATTGTGAAGCAATGGCGACATATGATAAAACGTTTGATGAAGTGTGTAAAGATCTAATAAAGAAAAAACTTACGAAGGAGTGGCATTAATGATGAAGATTGGTTATATTCAAGAATATGATTTGGAGCTTAATCCACATTTGACTGAAAGATTCAAATTTAGAGAAGCGTCTTTTACTAGAAGAATTTCAAGTCGAGGCGATAGAGTTTACTCGAAGATGCTGTTGCACCCTGTTGATTATGAAGAGATCGTTGATAATGCTAATATTATGAAAAAGAACAGCAAAATTATTCTAGTTCATGAGCCATTTTTACTTGATGATGAGCTAAGAGAAAAAGTTGTTCGTTGGGTTGAATGGGCGAATCAGGCAAAACCTAGTGAGTATGACCCATTTGCAAAGGAGGATTAACAATGACTGATCTGACCTATATGGACTGCTGGAACTACATCGCGCCGCTGATACCGATCAGCAGCGAAACATCGCAGGATATCTACGTGATGGTGTTTCAAGCGTTGAAGGAAGCGGATGAAAGGAGAAATAAAAATGATTGATGGAGGTGGGAAAAATGAACTATTCCGATGTCGCAGAAATAGGCAAAAATGCACACGAGAGACTGTTCCCGGTTGGAATCATGCTGGGGTTTCCGTTTGACCCAAACATGGCGGATAACATGCCGGGGGAATGGGAGCTGGTGTCAACGATCTGGCGGCGCGTGAAATAATATTTCGTGGAGAAATGCGACTTGGAACTGAAGAACAGACGTTGCATAGAAGAGAGATGGAGATTATTAAAGAACTTAACAATCTTAATATGATAACAGAACAAGTAATGTTAGGAAAAACTCCATCAATCCAATATAAATGGCATACAAAAAATGGTAATTATGTTGCTGAATTTAAAATTTGGGATTGGTGGGACGGTAAAAACGTCAGCGATCTCGAAATCAATGAAAAGTATAGGGGACTTGGATTATCTTATCAACTTTTAGATTATGCTACAAAACAATGCGGTGCTAGAAATTTAGCTGTAAAGAGAAGCAACACTATAGCAAAACATGTTTATGAAAAGTATGGATTTCAAGTAATAGATGAAGATAACGAATATTATTATATGTCGTTGGATGATTGCAATTTGACAGGTAATAGAAGTATGAAGCAGGAGGGTTAACAATGACTAAATATGTCGAACTGAAAACAGCTATTGATGCCGTCAATGACGTTTACTATGATACACCGGATATAAATTTGTCCGCAGACAAACTTGAAGCGGCTTTGCGGGGGCCTCCCATCTGTCGATGTCGTACCAGTGGCGCATGGGTGGTGGAACGCAGACGAAACTTGCTCATTATGCGGAGAGAAGTCAACGGAAGGATTAGACGCAACGAAGTGGGACTATTGGTTCCCTAACTATTGTCCCAACTGCGGTGCAAAAATGGATTTGGAGGCGTTACAATGAGCGAATGGAAAACATCTGAAAGGAAACAGTTTAATATTCTGTGCGGCAATGCACCACTATTAGAGTGTCCACAATGTGGTACATTATCAGTTGTAGATTTTGCGTATTGTCCGGGGTGTGGTAAAGATATGCATATCCCTGAAGACAGGCGTTTTAAAATGCGTATTGATTCAAATAAGTGCCAATATGCTTGTGTGATGCAATCGTATGTGCCTTTAACAGAATCTGTATATCTTAAATCAGAAGATATGCCAAGTCTTAATGATCTTATAGAAGAAATGTATAAGTATAAAGAAATGTATGGGATGTGATAAATATATGCAAATGATAATGTATGCTGAGGTAAGAGAAAATGGTGCGTGGAAAAAGGTTGGTAATATTTTTCCAAGCGCATTTATTGAAATGAATGATAAATTAACTGATAGGGTTTGTGATGAAAGAAACATTTTCTTATATGAGTTATTTGGTTGGGTTACAAATAAACTAAATGGCTATACAGTAATTAATCCAATTAGTGAGTTGCGAGGCTTGCCAGATGATGCATCTGATGCAATTTCGAGCAATCATTATTTTCGTTTTGGAGGCTTTGCTTCGTATGTAACTCTTGATGAAATACTTAATTACAATTGGGATGCAACAATTTCTCATGTTGGTCGTATTCCTGAGAGGGCTTATGTGCATTGGAAGAGAGATGGTGTCGCACCCACTCGTTGGGATAGGAGCATTTCAGGAGAAGACAAAAAGATAATTACTTCTTTCGTTATGAATGGCATTTTGGATGAGAGCATTCCAAGGGACGAAGGTATTAAATATTATGTTGTTGTTGAATATGATCCAAAGACTTGTAGGGAATATTGTAACTTTTTTTGTGGCACTTCTCTTCCACTGCTGGTGAAACTTGTTCCGCAGGGCGGCAATTATGAAGATGTGAGGGTTGTTTACACATTTGTTGATTAAATGCACTTGACATTTGTAAGTTTTGTGATATAATGTGTTTGTTCGATAGGACAATACAAAATTATAGTAAGGGTGGTGAGGGCTTATTGCTAAACAACAAAAGACGCAGCAATTCTGCTTTAAGTTAAACTCATCTTTTTTAGAAAAATATAATTGGAATTTGAATCTTTCAATTGATGAAGCAAGAAAAACTCCCGGAGTGGTAATTTCTTTAGCAGATTCTCAAATTCTTACATGGATTAATGAATTGAATGGGACACAAGACTATGATGAATCTGCTAAAAAGATTAAAGCGACTATTAAATCAACTAAGAAAGAAAAGAATACTCCAGAAAATAAAACTAAGATTAAGGATTTATATCAACAACTTTACAAATTGCAGTTTAAAGAAGACTATTTGTGCTTGATTATTGATAAGCCTAGTCATTATGATAGGGCCAATCAGGGATTTAAAGTTAATGGGATTGAATATAGAAGGCTTTTAACTACAACAAATGGGGTTAAAACATCAACTGTAGTTTATACAAGTGTTAGATTGCGTAATGAATTAAAAAAACGTATTGAAAATGGAAGAAATATTAATATTCCTCTTGTTCCTGCAAAATTAGGTGCTTATGAGGCTCTTTGTTCTAGTGCTTCAATCCCAGTTAGTTGGCCAAAAGGAATTATTGTCGTCCATGATTGTTTTACAAAATTTAAAGCAGATTTAATTAATATTGATGATAGTGACACAACAAAGGAGCCGCTTGTTGAATTTGCACCTATGCAGGATGTAGAAAATGATGCATCAGATGGATGCTCAATGATGTTACCATCACTTTCAAGACGTTGGAATGAAGAGCTTGGTGGAGATTCAGAGGAAACTATAAGTGGATGCAATCTTAGATGTGCATGGACAAAAGGCATGACTTTTACGTTTGACTATATAGAATGGGCAGAGAAACATTCGTGTGGATATATTGTAAAAGATGTATGGGGGGCAGACAGAGATATTAGAGAATCTGAACTAATCATAACTGAGAGCCAATTAAAATTGTGGAACTGCTATGATAGTTGGGATGATTACCATGATAAATGTGTTGAAAATCATTATACTATTCGCATTGCTAAAACAGCACCACATGAAGTTGATGATGTAAGACAAACTAATTATCAATTTCTTCAGATACATGAGGCAACAGATGAAGATGTGCATGAACTTATTTCTGATACTGTAAATGAGATTAAGGATATTATGCAGCTAGATTATAGAAAGAGTATTGTTTATTTGTGTGGATCTGGATTGGATGAAAATAATATTCGTTCTATGGACTTTGCGGCGCAAGCACTCATGATTAATAGAAATATGATTGATGACCCTTATATATATTCGAAAATTAAGAATATGATTCAGAAAAGGATTAGAGAAGCAAAGATCGGTGTTTTAGATGTTCATGGGAATTTTCAGATAATTTCTGGTGACTTAGTTGCACTTTGTGAAAGTATGTTTAATCGTGAACCAAAGGGTATTTTAAAAGCTGGAGAAATTTATAGTAAATATTGGGCAGATCAAAACGTGAAACAAGTTGTGTGCTATCGAGCACCAATGAGTAACGCGCATTCGGTTTTAACTCAAAATATCTCATATTCAGATGATGCATCATATTGGTTTAGGTATATTGACACTTGTATCGTTGTTAATGCATGGGATACAATGCCAATGGCGTTAAATGGTTTTGATTTCGATGGAGATTTGTTATTTACAACTAACAATCCTGTTCTTATTAGGACTCATAAGAATTTACCTGCATTGAATTGTATTCAATATAAGGCAGCGAAGAAGGTAGTCACAGAAGAAGATGTAATAATTGCTAATAAGCTTGGATTCGGTAGTAAAATCGGACAAATTACGAATAGAATTACTTGTATGACTAGTTTAATGTCAAATTATAGTGAAGATGATGAGGAATATAAGATATTAAAGTATAGAACTCAATGTGGCCAAGCGCAACAACAGGCAGAAATCGACAAGGCAAAAGGTATCTTGCCAAATCCAATGCCAAAATCATGGTATGATTATCATGCAAATAAAATTGATGAAGTAAATGATTCTGACGAAGAAAAGGAACGTAAAAGACTATATCAAAGGATATGCGCACATAAGAAACCATACTTCTTTTCATTTAATTATTTGTCATTAAAGACAGAATATGACAAATACATGGCAAATGTTGAATTGAAATCTAGTTCTATGTTCAAAATGAGTTATGAAGAACTGAAACACAAAGAATGTAAAACTGATGAAGAACAGCAATTTGTACAATGGGCAGAGCGTAGAATGCCACTTGATATGTCGCCTTGTATCATGAATCGTATTTGTTGGGCTGTTGAAGAGGATATGGCAGAATTGCAATTAAATTCAAGAGAAAAATTTGATAGCTCTATGATAAAATCTGGATACAACTACTCTCCTACACTATTTAGAGCAATTAGTGACGCATATAAACAATATAAGCAATGTATATCTAACTTTACAAAAAAGAAGAAAACTGAATATTATATTGGTGAAGACAATGAGAATGATGAGGAATATGGGGATGTTGATCAATTAAGAGAACAATTTGCGGAAAAATGCTATAACTTATGCCCAAATCAATATGAATTATGTGATATTTTAATTGATTTATGCTATAAAGGCAGAAATGATAAAGATATTGTGTGGTTTGTTTGTGGTGATGTTATTATTGAGAATTTATTAAAAAACAATAATGATAATATGTATTATCCTCAAAAAGTAGACTCAGAGGGTGAGTTTTGGTGTTGTGGGCATCAATTTACAATGAAAAAAATTAGAATTGGGGGTGAACAAGCGTGAAAGATTATATTTTCAATGAAAAACAAGATATAGAAAATATGATAAATGCGAATTTTGTTGATGAAAATAATCCAACCAATACCATTAAGATGATTGCTAGATATAATCATTATGTTCATAAGCTTGACAAGGATCAGAGCTATAATATTATTAATGCATACATGAGAACAAATTGTAGTTCTTATAGTGAGGTTGGATATTATACGGCAATTCAAGGATGTATTAAAGATGCTACAAAGCGAGTGTGGCGTGATATTTCACAGGTTATTATCACTAAGAAGGAACTTGATACAATTAAGGCATTGAATGATGACAGACAAGAAAAGTTAGCATTTGTTCTTTTGGCGGATGCAAAATATGAAAATGTATGTAAGAATAGAAATGTAAATTATTCGAACATAAGTATTCCAGAGTTGTATAAATTGGCAAGAGTGACGATGCCAGTCAAAGATAGAGATATGTTTTTGGGATTCTTGTATGACAATCAATTAGTGCAGAGAAATATTAATCCTGATTCTTCTGGATTTAAACTTTTATATATATGCGATGATAACGAACCTACTCTCCTACTCTCAGAGAATAACTATAAAGAGCTTGCGTTCACATATATGAATTGGAAATATGGCGGATATAAAGAATGCTGTGGATGTGGTAGATTGTTTAAGCCTAAAGGTAATACACAATATTGTAAGAGTTGTGCAAAAGAGAATAGTACCCCAAGAGATAGGTTTATTAAGTGTGTTGATTGTGGTGAAATCGTTGAAATAAGCGAATTTGATAATGAAACATGTAGATGTGGTAAGTGTAATTTAATTTATCAAAGAAAAAGAAATGCTAAAAAAAATAAAGAATATAGGCTTCGTATGAAGAGTAAATCGTGACCGTCGCCTCTTCATTCACAATACAAAATTATAGTAGTTATAGACATTTATATGAGCGAATTTTCAAAATTACACCTACTATGATAGTACGATAAATGTCTATAACTATCACAAAACATTCTACGAAACGAAACGGAGGAATACCATGGAACAAGAACTATTAGTAGCAATTCCTGAAGCAGTAGCAAATTTGCACCTACCTTCACCGGAGTTAAGAAATTATTATAGAGACATTGAACATCGTGTACTCTATATTGACGAGCAGATTGATGAAAATCTTTTTGAATTGTCCAAGGAGATTATTCGTTGGAACAGAGAAGATAAAGACGTCCCAATTGAGCAGCGTCTACCGATCAAGATTGTGATAGATTCACCGGGTGGTGATGTGTCTGCTACATGGAGTTTTATTAAGCTTATGGAAATCAGCAAAACTCCTATTTGGACAATCAATCTATGCTGTGCCTACTCTGCTGCTGCAGATATCCTGTCTGCTGGCCACAAGCGTTATGCACTTCCGGGCACTTCTGTTCTGGTTCATTCTGGATCTTGTTATTATGGCGGAACACAAGAACAAGCAGAATCAATGAAAAAGTTTGGTGATAAGCTTACTAAGAGAGTCACTGAATACTTCCTTGGTCATACAAAGATTGATCCGAAGGTATATAAGAGAAAAGCTCCGTCTGACTGGTATCTTGACGAAGAAGAAGCATTAGCAAACGGAATTATTGATGAGATTATTACAGATCTAGATGTTCTGTTTTAAATTTGGAGGTCTATATGGCAACTAAGAGAAAGCATGTTGTAAATGAATATGGAGACGTTCCAAAGGACATTGATGGTCATCCATTTTATGGTATTTTATTAGACGAGGAACAGAAAGAATTTGTAAATGCCATTTTAAATCCAGAAAAGTTAATTATTTTTGCAAATGCAAAAGCAGGTACTGGTAAGACTTTAATGGCAGTTGCTACAGCAAATCTTTTGGTTCAGCACAATGTTTATGATGGAATCGTTTATATAGTTAGTCCTGTACAGGAAGAAAAACTTGGATTTCTTCCCGGCAGTGCTGATGAAAAAATTTCTATTTATACTGCCCCCCTATATGATGCTTTGATAAAGTTAGGGATTAACCCATATACTGCAGTCATTCAGGAGGGTGTAGAAAACCAAAAGAATGGCACTGGATATATTGATTGTATCTCTCACGTCTATTTAAGAGGATGCAACCTAGAAAATAAAGTGGTTATTATTGAAGAAACTCAAAATATGTATGTTGATGAGTTGAAAAAAGTATTAACCAGAATTTCTGATACATCTAAGACAATCGTAATTGGGCATAGTGGACAATGTGATTTGTACCATCATCCAGAAAATAGCGGTTTTGTAAAATATATTGAGCATTTTAAGGATAAAGACTATGCACAAATTTGTGAGCTAAATACTAATCATAGAGGTATTGTCAGCTCTTGGGCTGATGAGCTTCAAGGATAAAAATAAAAGCAATAAAGGAGAAAAATGATTATGGCAGCTAAGATTCAGAGTAAGTATACAATTCAGGCAAGTGGGATCCTTCGTATTAATAATGACGAAGTTTTTGTTGAAAATGATGATACTGGAGATGTCGTATCACTATCAGAGCTCTTTGGAGATTTTGCAGATAAAGATGTTAAACTTAGCATTGCATATGGCGAGGAACTTTCATGAATGATGCTTTAAAGACTACGGAGATTAAATTATGTGGTTATTTAGACATTAATAAAAATGATACACAGATAGAATTGCTTAGTGACGGAAAGGCGGCTTCTCTATCAGAATTATTAAAAGAACTTGATGGTGAATTAATTACTTTAACCGTTACAAGAACTATTGACATCAGATAAAAAATACGAGAAAGGAAGATTACAATGATTTATAAACAGAATGATCTAGTTAAAATGGTTGCAAAGGAGTCTGGATATTACCAAGGGGCCGTAAAGGATATTTATAGAGGTACTTTTGCTGTAATTACTGATATTTTATCGCATGCGACGCCTGAAGATTTGCCAGTTATTAAACTATTTGAAGGGCTTAATATTGAGGCGAAGTTTTATGAGGGTAAGGAAACTGTTAAGCCAAGAACTGGTGAAAAGACGGTTAGTGAAGATCACATTTATCCACGTGCCAAGTTTACACAGGCATATCAACTAAAAATTAGAGAATTATGTAATAGAGAAGGCGAGGAATAATCCTCGTCTTTTTTATATAAGAGAAAGGACGAAGCAGATGGAAATAATTAATTTTAATCCCGAAAAAGAAAGCGAAGAACAATATATCTATAGAATTTGTTCGATGAAGCAGTCTTCTGGGATGACATGGCAGCAAATTGCCGACATTATTAATACCGCATTAGACCAAAATTTTGGTGAGAGTGCTTATCGTAAGAAATATCAGATGTTTCAACAGGGATTGAAGGCGTGTGAAAAACAGATTTTCTCTGATGACGAATATCTTAAGGAGATTCAGAGACAAACTGATGAGCTTTATAAAGCAAAAAAACAATTTCAAGATCAAAGAAGAGAATATAATAAGCTGCTAACGAGTGATGCCAGAGCTGAACATCTGACTGAGAAATTAATTGAAGCAGCAGACAATTTAAGTTCAAGTAAATTATTAAATTCTAACAATGAGTCATTTGTTGAAGCAAAGAATGAAGCGGTTTTAGTTTTAACAGATTGGCATTATGGCATGGTTACTAATAATATTTGGAACAAATATGATGTAGAAACATGTGTAGAGCGTGTTAATGTTTTATTTAATAAGGCAATTAAGTATTTGAGGGCAAATAATATTAATAAGCTTCATATTGTACTTTTAGGAGATTTTATCCATGGGTGTATACATACTGGTGCACGTGTTGCGTCAGAAGAGGATACATGTGACCAATTAATGGAGGTTTCTGAACTTCTTGCAGAGCTTATTAGCTCATTATCACAATATGTAAATTGTGTGTATGTTTATTCTACATATGGGAACCATGCAAGATCTGTTCAAAACAAGAATGATAGCATTCATTCTGATAATATGGAGAAAATCATTCCATGGTGGATCAATCAAAGGCTTTCACAAAATGAGAAAGTTTATGTTTTAGACAACAATATTAATGAGTTTATTTCATTTAATGTGCTTGACCACGATGTTGTTGCGGTTCATGGAGATCTAGAACGCTTTGGGAAGCTTGGCGTGGATATGCACACATTGTTTGGAAAAAAATATGGACTTGATGTTGAGTATGTATTTTCTGGTGATAAACATCATTCGGAAACAATTGATTCTTATGGAATTGATAACGTAATGGTGAGTTCTTTATGCGGAACTGACGATTATGCGAATAATAAAAGATTATATGCAAATCCTGCTCAAACTTTGTGTATTTTTGACAAAGAAGACGGTAAAATTTGTACTTATAATATCAAGCTTTAAGTAATGCAAAGTTATAGTTATAAGAGGTACAAAATGAACAAACTATTGGAAAGATTTAGAAAATAATTGGAAAGGACAATTAAAATATGGAAAACAAAGAAATAATTAAACATGATTGCAAATTAGTATTTAATGCAGGAATAGCCAGACATCTTCTTAAAATGGGATGTACTATTTGTGATTTAAAGCCGTCAAAGGAGAACCCAAAGGACAAGACGGTATTCGTATTTGTTAAAGATGAAAAATTTAACGAGGCGATGTCAGAAATCAATGAACAAATTAAGGCAGCTAAAAATACAGCAGTAGAATAATTAATTCTGCTCAATAAGATACAAAGGAAGTGAGAATGGGATGGCAACTACTGCAAAGAAATCTGGAAGAAAACCGACTGCGGCAAAAAAAGCTGGTAAGCCAATTGTTGAAGAACCTAGCTACCTTTGTCCTTATTGTAATACGATGAAGAAAAGGTCTGAATACTATGTTAGTACAGATCCGTTAGTAAAAACTGGTGTTACAAGCATGTGTAAGGAATGTGCAAAAAAAATTGCAAGGAATTATGATGTAAAAACTGGTCGATATGGAGATTGCACCAAGCAATCAATTATTGAGGCGCTTGAAAGATTGGATAAGCCATATTTTGAGGGTTTATTTAATTCAAGTTATGTAGAGAGTAATGACCCTAGTAATAAAAGTCTTCATTCAGATACATGGGAAGCATATATTAAAAATATTTGTTCATTGCCACAATATAGGACTTTAAGATGGCATGATGGTGATATAGCAAGTACATATATGGCAAAAGCTGAAGCGGCAGTTATTCCTGTAGAACAACAATTACAAAATAGCAAAAAATCAGAAGACCAAGAAGTTTATGAGACATATCAAAAGAACAAAGCAAGTGTTATTAGGTTGTTGGGCTATGATCCATTTGCTAGTGAGGCAGAGAATGATAAACCACTACTCTATTCCCAACTTGTTGGATATCTTGACATGGGTGGAGATAATGAGGACATGATGAGAAATAGCTCTGCTATTACCATTGTGCGTGGTTTCTTACAACAATCTAAAATAGATGATATGCTTGCAAAGTCAATGAAGAATATTGGTGCTAATAATAGAGCTGGTGAAATTAAATCATTGCTTGATTCTAAGCAAAAAATCAGCTCTACAATATCTCAATTGGCGGAGCAAAGTTGCTTAAGCTTAAAACATAATAAGAATCAGAGCAAGGGTGAGAATACTTGGACTGGCAAGATTAAAAAGATTAAAGAATTGAATCTTCGTGAAGGAGAAGTCAACGGATTTGATATTGCTACTTGCAAGGGGATGCAGCAAGTTATGGACTTGAGCAATGCATCTATTCTAAAGCAACTCGCGCTTGATGAATCTGAATATTCTGACATGATTGCAGAACAAAGAAAACTTGTTACAAAGTTAACGACAGAGAAAAATAGTTATCAAGAAATAACTAGAATTTTATTAAGAGAAAATTTAGATTTGAGAGATACTTTGTCTGATAATGACTTGTTAGATGAAGAGGATCTAACAGATTTAGAAGACCTATTCTCTTCATTTGGAGATGTTGTTGAAGATGATGAAGAGGAAGGTGAAGAAGATGAGCCAAGTGAATCATAAATATAAAATAAAGATTGTAGAAGATATGCATGATGAATATCTGGAAAATATGTTTACTGATTATGATACAGTATATGTTAAGCCGGGTGTTTATGCAATGTCTACAAGAAAATTAGAATCATTAGTAAAAATAGCAGAATTACAAAGATATTATCAATGCAATCCTGTTAGATTTATTAGTGATTTTTTGGGTATTGAACTTATTGATGCACAGGCATGGATAGTGCAAAGATCTTGGAATTGCCCAAACGTTCTTGTAGTGGCAACTCGTGGATTGGGAAAATCTACAGTTATTGATTTAATTTTAATGTCAAAAGGAATGCTGTTTAATAACTTCTGGAGTTATATTGCTTCTGGTTCTGGTGGACAGGCCGAACAGACATTCACCACTTTGGAGCGTTTAGCAAATGACAATATTGATGAAATGGTTGGATCAACTGGCTATATATTCAAGAATGAAGTCGAAATAAAAAATGCGGCAGGAGACGGATTTAGTCATTCAAGTAATGGTTTTTCTTATTCTCTATATAATGGGTCGAGTACTCAGACATTAAATAGTAATGTTGATAGAAAAAGAGGTCGAATTTTTAATGATTATATTTATATGAATAAATCCATAAGGAGGAAATTATAAATATGGAAAGATGGACAAAAGAGCAAGAACAATATTTGCTTGACAACTATAAAACAAAAATGTATTGTGATATATCAAAAGAAATTGGTAAAACTGAAGGTTCAATTCGTGCTAAATGTTTTGATCTTGGTCTTGTTAAAAAATCTGGATGGTCTGAAGAAGATTTAGATTATATCAAAAAAAATTATCAAAGGTTAAGCATTAATGAAATGGCGAAAGTATTAAATAGAACTCCAAATGCTGTGAAATTAAAAGCACAACGTATGGGATGTAAAAAATATCCATATAATTGCAATTATGATTATTTTAAAAACATAGACACAGAAGAAAAAGCATATTGGTTGGGTTTTATTTATGCGGATGGCTATGTAACAATTAATGAAAAAACAAATAGCGGATATGTAGGGATTGAATTACAGGCGTCTGATGTGAATCATTTAAAAAAATTTAATAAGAGTATATCAGGGAATTATCCAATTGTTTTTGATGAAAAAGAATGTAACTTAAATAACAGTGGCAAAATACATAAATTGTGCAAGATTAGATTATGTTCAATTAATATGGTTAATGATTTGATTGCAAATGGAGCGACAAGAGACAAGACATATACAATGCAACTTCCTAATCTTACAGATGAATTGATGCGTCATTTTATTAGAGGATATTTTGATGGTGATGGATGTATTTATATTACTAAACAAAATAGAATAAGATGTCATTTTGACTCTGTTTCTACCATTTTTTTAGAGCAGTTAAGAACATTTTTGTATGATGCTGGTATTAATTCTTATTTATATGTGTCTAAACACAACAATGGGAAGTATAAAGACTTATATAGATTAGAAATTGCCGGTGTTGAATATACACATGTGTTTTTACAATACATTTATAATGATTCACAAATTTATTTAGATAGAAAATATAAAAAATATTACGAAAGTAGCGCTGGCCTCGCCACTCAGAAATGAGTGGTTTCTTAAAGTGAGAAAGAAATCTGGAACCCTGAAATGGGAATCAGAGTGGAAGGCTATGTTTAAAAGCATAGTCACACGCAGAGCGTAGAAGCTGAACCTATAAATAGAATATAATGCTTCCAAGAGTTCTCGCCACCTAAACATTTAAGATGTAGGTGAAAAGGTACGCCGAACTTATAGAAAATACAACTATAAGATCTGTAAGATAAAAAACTTACAGGATAACATAATTGATGCGTGGAACCGTAATATTTGATGAGTCAGGTTTTTTGTCGGCAGAAATGATGAAAGTATATGGTGCATTTGCAATTGTTAATAAAAGTTTTAAAACTGGCAAGGACAGAGATGGTAATTTGATTGATCCAATCAGGCTTCGTACATTTCCATCCAATATTCCAAACCAAAAATTTTATATTAGTTCTGCTTCAAGTACTGATACAGAATTTTATCGTTTGTATAGAGAGTTTGCTAAACGTCAATTGATAGGGGATCCAGATTATTTTGTTGCACATATTGATTGTGAAGTAGCTTTTCATCCAACCATGCATGGTAAGGTTATTGCTCCTTTGTTAATGCAAAGCACTGTAGAGACAGAAATGGCAACAAATTCTGAAAAGGCAAGACGTGAATATTATTGTGAATTTACAACAGATGCAGGATTAAATGCAATTATTAAACGTGGTGTTATTGCTAGAAATAGTGAAACTCGTGTACCACTTTTACATAATGATACGAACAAGAAAAAATTTGTATTTGCTTACGACCCTGCACGAAGTCGTGATAATAGTATTATTCTTGTTATGGAATTGTATATGGATGAAAAAGGTGAATACAAAGGTAGATTTGTAAACTGTGTAAATCTTTTGGATGTTGCCAAAAAGCGGAAGACTCCAATGCAAACTCCAGATCAAGTGAAATATTTAAAAGAGCTTATATTAGATTATAATGGTGATGCACCAGATTATGAAAATATTGAGGCTATTTTAATTGATGCTGGTTCTGGTGGCGGTGGTGTTAATATCGCGGACTATCTTATGGAAGATTGGAAAGATTCAAAGGGGAATATGCATAGAGGATTAATCGACAAAGAATATAGTGCAGATTATGTTCGCAAGTACCCTAATGCAATAGATAAAATTAGATTAATCTCCCCCACACAATATAAATCTATTATTTACGAAGCATTAATTGAAATGATGAATCTAGATTGCCTTAGTTTTACTGCAGATTATGACAATAAAGGATATTTAACATTATTCGAAGTTGATGAAAAGCTATATAATTCTGAAAAGAAAAGAATTACAAATGAATTAAAAAAGCAAGACATAGACGAAATGGAATTTGCAATTAAGTTGGACGAAGAAATGAAAAAGTCTTCTTGTATGAAAACCAAAGTTGTTAAATTAGACCCATATCAAGAGATTGCTTTAAAAAATATCGACGCACTTAAAGAAGAAATGGTGAACATGGTGCGTAAGAAAAGAGAATCTGGAAAAGACTCTTTTGAGCTAACTCCAGAAAAAGAAAATAAATTGCACGATGATAGAAGCTATTGTGCTGCACTATTGGGATGGTTCTTGTCTGAAAAGCGAGCAGAACGTATTCGTAATAAAAAGCGTCCTAGTAGCGCAAATATGCTTGATCAGTTTAAGATTCGAGCACCTCAAAAACCCGGCAGCTTATTTAATTAAGAAAGGCGGTGAAATAATTGCCAACAGAACAGAAGAACACAGTTTCTCATGGAACAGAACATTCAATTAAAGAAATAGCGGATTTCACCGCTAAACAACAGCAAATTGAGCAGTTTAAACAGGCTGCAAAGGCAGCATTGCAATTATTGGATTTACAAAATCCTCCGAGTAAAACATATACAGTATATTCTAAGGATTCACTTAGAACATATTTAAAGAACCCACTTACTGATACAAACCAGAAAAATCTAAGACAGTTAAGCCAATTTTTATACGTTTTGAGTGCGCAATATAGAAGAATTATTGCATATTTTGCTACGCATATTGATTTAACTGCATATAATGTGATTCCTAATGTCTCTATGACAGAGGACAATGACGATGAAAAGATTCTTCAGAATTATGAGTCTACTTTAAAGTGGATTGAAAAAATGAATATGCAAGGACAAATTCATGGCATTTTGACTGCATGCCTTAGAGAAGATTGCTTCTATGGATATATTTATTATGAAGATGGAGAGGAACAAGATAGGAACTCTTTTATAATTGTTCCTTTGAATGCAGATTATTGTAAAATAAGTTCTGTTAATTATAATGGAACTCTTAATTGTGCATTTGACTTTTCATATTTTGATAGTTCTGCCAATAAAGTATATCTTGATTATTGGGACAAAGAATTTACAACTGGTTATAATGCGTATCAAAAGGACAGCAAGCAAAGATGGGCAGAGCTTGATCCAGAAAGAACAGTTGTTTTTAAAATGGATTATGATCAATTGGATAGGGTTATTCCTCCATTTGCTAGTCTATTTGAAGACATTATTGATTTGATTGACCTTCGTGGTATTACAAGTGTTAAAGATAAACTTTCTATTTATAAATTGCTTGTTGCGGAGATTGATACTCTATCCAACACTACCAATCCAGATGATTTTGCAGTAAGTCTTGATTTGGCAGTAGATTTTTATAATAAAATCAATCAAATACTTCCAGAAGAAATTGGTCTCGCGTTGTCTCCTATGAAAATTGAGCCAATTACTTTTGATAAAGATGCAACTGATGAGACAAATAGTATCTCAAAGGCAAATAAGAATTTGTGGGAGTCTGCAGGCGTGAGTCAAATTATGGACAATTCAAAATTGACTGGTTCTACCGCTGTCACTGCAGCAATGAGATTTGATGCATTGTTCATACAAAAACCTCTATTGTGGCAAATAGAGGCAAGAGTTAATATGTTTTTAGATTATGTTTTGCCAGACAATGGTATGCGTTTAAAGTATATGCAAGTGAGCCCTTATTTGAAAGATGAAGTTATTAAAAATGTAAAGGAAGCTTGTACATTAGGACTTCCCATGAAGACGCAACTTGCTGCTTTAATGGGGGTTAGTCCGTTAGACATGAATTCAATGTTGCATCTTGAAAATGAAATTTTGCAGCTTCATGAAAAGATGGTACCACTACAAAGTACTTATACTCAAACTGGTAGTTCTGATACTGGTGGAGCTCCGACTAAGGATCTTGGTGATTTGACAGACGATGGTGAGGCCAGTATAGATAAACGAGATAAGGCCAATTAAAGGAGGTATATATATGTCAGACAATAGTCAAAAATTTATTGTTACTAAAGATAAAGCAACAGCGACATCTTTGATTGCCTCTGAATTTAAGCTTGTATCTCAAATTGGAGATACTTACACTTTTTTAAATCAACCACCAAAACATTTTAATTTTAGCGTGATTGATAAAAGTAAGTATTGTTTTAGTAATATTTTAAGCATGTAGGCTCCTTCCGAGCATTACATAGATATCTTTTAATGAAAGGAGGGAGAATATATGCCGAGAACGTTTTATACAGTTGATGATTTATATAAATTCTGTAAAGAGAACAATTTTTCTAAGTTTAGCTCCAAAGAATATGATAATAAACCTTTAATTGTGCAGTCTATTGAATCGTTTGAATCTAATGATACTAGCAAAGATGGTTTACTTGATGTAAAGCTTAAGGCATGTCATATAGGTGTTAATCGTAATGGCTCTTCAATTTCTGAAGATACAATGAAACAATATATGGATTCTTTCAAAGGGCGTCCAATTCTTGGGTCAATTTTTAAAGCAGACAATGGAGAATATGAATTTCATTCACATGATATTGATATAGATGAAGATGGCAATTTAGAGTATATTGAGCAGCCAGTTGGTGTTATCAGTCAATTAAAGGAGCCATATTTAGAATACGACGAGAAAAATGACAAGACTTATTTAATGGTCGAAGGTCATGTTTTTGAAGATTATTCTAAGGCGGCAGAGATTCTTCAGAGACATAAAACTTGCAAGTGCTCTGTTGAAATTGCGGTTGATGAAATGAGTTGGAATGCGGAAGAGAATTATCTTTCTATTGACAAGTTTGGCTTCCGTGGAGTGACAATTCTTGGCTATGAGCAAGATGGCAAAACTCCTATTGAGGAAGGTATGCAAGGCTCTAAGATTACAATTGAGGATTTTGGAGAAAAGAACAGTATGTTTTCACAGAATTATCAAGAAAAATTGATTGATGCGTTGGAAAAGCTTAATAATACGCTTTCTACGTTTCAAAATAAAGACTTTAATCAGAAAGGAGTGAACGAAGAAATGAACAAGCTAGAAACTCTGATGGAAGAGTATAAAGTTACTATGGATGATATTGATTTTGAAGTTGAAGGTTTAAGTGATGATGATCTTGTTGCTGCATTTGCAGAACATTTTGGTAATAAAGATTTTGATGGTGAAGATGGTACTGATGACACTTCTGATGGAAGTGGCGATGATAACACTGGTGATGAAGCTAGCGGCAGTGAAGGTGAAACGGATCCTGATGGTGGCGACGGAAATCCTGAAGAAAATCCTACAGGCCCAAATCCTTCTGAAGGCGGCGATGATGATAAGGGTGACGACGGAGAAGATGATGACACCGAAATTGATGACGATGAATCTTCTAAAAGCAAAAGAAAGTATTCTGTTGATGAGAATGGTAATATGACACTCACATGGGAGCTGTCTCATGAAGATATCCGTAATAGCATTTATAACCTGATGTGCGCTGAGAGTGAATGGTGGAATTGGATTATTGAGACTTATAATGATAGTTTTATTTATCAGGATGGCGAAGATGGTAGATTCTATAAGCGTGGCTACTCTATTGACGGTGATAATGTCGCACTAGGTGAAGACAAGGTTCAAGTGTTTAGTGAATGGCTAACTCAGGAAGAGAAAGATGCTATTGCAGCTCTAAAGGCAGATTATGCTAAACTTAAAGAATTTAAGGATAGTTTCGACGCTTCTGAGCTTAAAGCAAAGAAAGATGAAATCTTTGCTCGTGAAGAATATGCAGTGCTTGGTGATGACGAGACATTTGCTGAGTTAAAGGCAAACGCTGATAAATATTCTATTGATGAGATTGAAGAGAAGGCAAAAGTTATTTTTGCTGATTATGTTGTTAAGAAAGGTCAGTTCTCTTTTGAGAATAAGGGAGAAAAGAAACCTATTAGCAAGGTTGGTATTAATTTCAACAAGCCTACAAAGAAAAAGGCTTATGGAAATCTATTTAATGATTAATAAATAATAAATCTCTTATTTAGACTTAAAGCTATTGTATAAATAGCTTTTTGTTATGTTAAAACAAATTTTTAATTATGAAAGGATGAAAATAATTATGGCAAATGTTTATGACAAGATTGTTGGAGATGCACATGTAGTTTGCAGCTCAAGTTTGCTCAAGGGTACTGAAGTAGGTCATATCCTATCTGTTAAGTGCCATAAGGATCTAGATAATGGTTCTATTATTACTCGTGGCGCATGGGTTGAGGCGCAGGTTTTCGATAGTGCTGATTATGCCGCTGGTAAGAAGCCATATCTAGTGCTTACGACTCCAATTGGTTACAACAGTGATCGTAAGTATTATCAGGAGGAAAAGTATTTCTATAATGCTGCTGGTGAGATTGCTCGTGCTTATGAGCTTTATGTTGACGACATCTTTGAGGTGTCTGATGATGCAATCACTGCCCTAGCTACCGCTCCAGTTGTTGGTAATTATGTAGAGATTGAGAATGGTCTTTATAAGGAAGCTGCAGCAGCTCCTAAGTCTGGTATTGCTCTAAAGATCATTGAGAAGGTTAATTACACCAATGGTGTTTCTTACAGACTCCACGTTGAGAGTCTTGGTATGTAATATAGGAATTTAAGGAAGGAGGAAATTAATTATGTCTAAGTTTATGAATTTTGATGCAAAGGTTCAGCATGCATTTAATGATGATGTGAATGATTATGTTGCTTTTAATAAGCTAATGCTTGATGCCGCTCGTGGCACTGTTGATGGCTATTCTGTTAAGGAAGCTAATGATAAGATTGTAGAAGTTTTCCGTCAGGTGATTGGTTGCGATGAGCATTCTACAAAGGCTGAGATTAGACGTGGTATTCGTAAGAATCAGGCAGTTCTATTTGATATTATTGAGGAGACTATTGATGACGCTCTAGTTAGCGGCTGGCAAGAGAATCCTTTCTTTAGAGAGTATGTTGATGTCAAGAATCTTGCTCTTGGCGATAAGAACGAGTTCTATGTTCCTGACAACAGTGTTCTTTCTGTTATGAAGGTTTCAGGCAACCATCACGATATTATCCGTCAGAGACTAGGTGCTGGCAAGGTCTTCTCTGTTGAGACTAGCTGGTACGCCGTGAAGGTTTATGCAGAATTTGAGCGTCTACTTACTGGCGTTGAGGATTTTGCTACTCTAGTTAGTAAGATTACTGAGGCTTTTGATCGTTATGTCAATCAGGCCCTTTATGAGGCCCTAATTGGTGTTGGCACTACTCTAGGTGCTCAGTGGTACAAGTCTTCTGCTATTGATGCTTCTACCAAGGAGACTCTACGCACTCTATGTATGGATGTCGGCATGGCATCTGATTCCGAAGTTGTAATTATGGGTACTCGTGCAGCTCTTGCTAGTGTGTTTGCTCTTAATGATGTCTCTTGGGCTTCTGGCGACATGAAGAACGAAATGTATACCACTGGTCGTTTTGGCTATTGGGAAGGAATTAGACTTAAATAAAATAGGTCGCGGTCTAAGAAATTAGATCGAAAAATAACGCATTGAATTGCTGGAAAATCCTAAAGCTGTATTGACTACAACGTGGACTGTAAAGTCGAGCGTGATAGTTGCGAAAGTAGAAAAAACAAATACAGATTACATATGGTTAAACCCTAAGTGTAGTTATAATGGACAATCAGCAGCCAAGTGTCTTGACAAAATTGAATAAATATGGTATAATTACAATACAAAATTATAGTCAAGATGAAGGTTCAACGACTATCCCGCAAGGGAGTAGGACGCAAGTGATTGGCGTTCGAAGTGGTGCGCGTCCGAAAGGACGAAGATATAGTCTGCTCTCTATCGAAAGATAGAGGTTGAATTTTTCAACAACGCAGAGGTAGCGCTCTGTATTTTATTTTCCAATAATGTTTTTTAAAGAGGTAAATATGAAATATCAAGAATTTATCAATAATATTCTACAAACTCGTGGGCGTTTTATGAATGACGATGAATATCACGAAAGACATCATATTGTCCCTAGATGTAAAAATGGATCAGACGATGATGAAAATTTAATTGATTTATTTGCTAGAGAACATTTTATTGCACATAAAATGCTTGCTCAAGAAAATCCAGATGATGATAAATTGGCACATGCATATACATTAATGGCTTTTGTGAAAGACAAGAATCAAAAAAGATATGAATTAACTCCAGAAGAATATGAAGAAGCAAGAAAGGTGTATGCAGAAAAATTTTCTGGTTATAAAAATCCATCTGCAAGACGTGTAATAAGACTGTGTGATGATAAAATATATAATACAATCAAAGATTGTTGTATTGACAATAACATTAGTAATACTACAATGTGGGAAATGTTAAAGATTCATCGTGATTTTATGTATTATGATGAATATATCAATATGTCGGAATGTGAACGTAAGGAAGTAAAATCTATTGATTGGAATGTAATTCAGCACATAAATCGAAGTGAGGCAGCTAAGAAATCAGGAAATGGTGGGAGCATAGAATGCTCTTCTGAGACTCGTGCAAAAATTAGTGCTGCACACAAAGGCAAAAATGGAATAAATATATATTGTCCACAACTGGACGAGTCGTTTGTAACGATAAAATCTGCATCAGAAAAATACAATATTTGTAGAGAATCTATAAGGGCTTGTATTTGTGGAAAGCAGAAACATGCTGGTAAGCACCCAGTTACCAGAGAACCATTATCATGGGTAAAATTGGAAAATAAAATTTGTTAAACATAAAGGTGTTGAGCTAAAGCAGGGCTTTAAGCTTAATGATACCACTCAGTATCTAGTTGCTAATGATGTTCTATTCATTATGCCTGTTGGTGTTGAGCCAATGCTAAAGCTTGTTTACGAGGGTGATACTCGTATGTATCAGGTGCAGGATGCAGGCACTCATATGGATATGACATATGATTATGAGGTACAAACCAAGATGGGCATTGGTGTTATGCTCAATCAGAAGTTTGGCTACTGGAAGATTATTAAGTAATAATCAACAATACAAAATTATTTTAAGGAATAAAAGGAGAAATTTTAATGGCAGGTACAAGAAATAAAAAGCCAGAGGCATCCGCCTCTGTAGAAGATGTAAGTGCTTCTGTTGAAAATGAAGCAGTTAAAGCAACTCAAAATAAGGCGCCTCGCAAGTTTGCTATGGATGATCCTATTCTTTGTAAGTCTGTGACTTTTGGAGAATTATTGCTACCGGGTAAGAAGTCTCAGCTTCTTTATACGTGGGCTAATTATGGGGATACAACTGAAGTTGAATTTCAAGACCTTCAAGCGTTGAGATCTACAAGGTCAGCATATTTAAACGCACCATATTTTGTAATTGAAGATGAAGAGCTTCTTGAACAATGGCCTGAATTTAAGACGTTGTATGACAAAGTTGCAGCCGTTGATGTGGATAGTTTATTTAATCTTCCAATTAATCAATTTAAGAAGAGACTTCGTGAAATCCCAGTTGGCTTTAAAGACTCTGTAAAGAATATCGCGGGTGATAAAATTCGTAATGGCTCTTTAGACAGTCTTGCAAAGATTAATGCGCTCGATGAGATTTTGGGAACAGAATTGAAGTTGCTAATTCAGTAATAAGTAAGGAGGTTAGGGAATGACTTCCTACGAAACAATTTTTAAGCGTTTTCTTAACCGAATTACAGATTACGATCTTCCTCTTCTTCCAGAAGAAGATTTGGATGAGATGATGTGTGGTTGGTTAACAAGCGCGATTGCGAATTTTACTAGATGTAAGTCTGATTTATCTAATAGAGATGATGAAAGTAAGACATTTAATGCTGATTTAACTAATTATGAGATTGAAGTTTTATCATTGTATATGGTTTGTGCATGGCTTGATCAAAGGATTAATAGTGTATTGCTTACAAATCAGTTTATCGGTGGTAAAGAAGAGAAGTTTTTTAGTCAAGCGAATCAGCTAGAAACATTAAAAGCTCTCAGGGACGCTACGTTTACCGAAGCTAGAAAACTACCACGTGACTATAGTTATGTGACAAATGATTATTTTGGTTAAGGGTGGTGTTGCGTATGAATTTTAAATACGGGGTATTGCCTCAAAACCAAATCCATGAAGAAAAAATACGTCTTCAGGGTGCAATTTATAAGTTGCTACCATATAAAGAAGATGGATATGAACTGTTGGATAAATATTTTCAAACTCTTTTACAGCGCATTAGTGGACTAAATAGTTTATTTATGGAACAGCCTAAAATTATAACTTTAATGAGTATTTTAGAATCAGCACGTTACGAGACTGATTTTCTTAAGTATAGAAAAGATATTTTAGATGCATGTTCTCTTGTAAATGAAATAAAGGAGGTTGATTCCGATGTATGATTTATTTAATAATCGGATGAGGCTTCAAGGTCGTAATGTGGGAGAAGTGTTTAAGCACCAGTCTGATAAGATTATGGATGCTACTTTTACGAATGATGTGGCATATCGTAAATGTTATATTCAGGACAAAGATGTTATTTTCCCGGAACAAACGCTTGCTGGTTATAAGAAAGCTAAGGCGGTATTTCATGGTGCGGAAAAATATAATCCACAAAAAATTATGGGCTTTGAGCCTATAGATGCCAAGTATCTGGTGCATGCATATTATAGTGTTTCGGGAGATCAGGTAGATTATTATCTACAATTTCGACCACTTGAACATGGAAGGAATCCAAATGTGAGAGTGGGCTCATTTGTTTTTGTGCCAGATGACCTTGGTATATATAATTTGTGGTTAATTGTTGCTCGTGATGATAGGCCGCAATTTCCACAGTTTTATATTTTAAAATGTAATCTTTTGTTAAAATGGGAAATTGAAGAAAAAGATTGGCCATTGTATGAAGGAAAACATGTTGATGTTGGTACATATTTTTCATGGGCTGTGCAAAGAACACAGTCCAGTTATAATTCAGGTGTCAAATACAGGCACTCCTATTTAGTAATAAGTAGGTAATAAAGAGGGATGTATCGGTGAAGTCCGCCTATATTTTAGGATAATACCGAGAGCTATAATATCTAATATAGTTTGTAACGCATAGTGGATGCGCGTTAATATGAAAGCAATAATTCCACCAAGAGCTTCCTCCTGCCATTGTTTATATGGTAGAAAATATATGCTGAACTTATACGATGGTAAAGTATAAGAACTATGTGATAAAAAGCACATAGGATAACAAAAATGCTGGATGGATTACAATAGTAGTTCCATGTATCTGGTAACAGTACATAGAAAACCCTTTTAATTGCTGGAAACTCCTTAGAGCTGTCTTGCTACAACGTGGATTGAAAAATCGAGCGTGAATGCTTGAAAAGTAGACAGATTGGACAATCAGCAGCCAAGCTTCGCACTTGACAATACAAAACTATTGTGGTATAATGTAAAGTACGAAGAAGGTTCAACGATCAGAGAATAATCTCGTAGGGCAAGTGCCTGAAATGGAGGGCCCCTCTTGTGAGGGTGAAGATATGATCTAAACTTATGCGAAAGTATAAGAAATGTTATTTATATTACTTTGTTAAAAGCATTGGGACAGCGGAGTAGCTACCGTTTTGATTGGCTCTCAAACAATCAATTACCAGTGTTTTATATATTGTGGCTTTTGAGAGGAGACATAATTGATGAGTAAAAAAGAATTAGAACAATATAAAGATGAAATAATAGCATTATACGTTAATGGAATGATGCAAAAAGATATTGCTAACATGTTTAATACATCAAAATCTTCTATTGGACGTTTCTTGCGTAGTTATAATGTTTTTGGTAGGACGAAATTAACATTAGACGATAAAGATGACATTGTTAGTTTATATAAGTCTGGCAACACAATTAATGAATTTGGGTGTTGTTCCGCACAAAAGTTTAATATTGACCTTTCCAGATTGGCTATCAGAGGATTTATATCCTGATTTTATTAGAGGATATATGGATGGGGACGGCAATATAGCAAAGAAAGAAAAGAGAATTAACTTAATTGGTACAGAGATGTTTTGTAGTACACTTGCAGACATTTTGCACGAAGTGTTGAATATTAACTGTGGCATATATTTATGCCATGGAAATAAAAATATTACAACAAGAACATTGCAAATAGCAGGTGGGAACCAAGTTAAGTGTTTCTTAGATTATCTTTACAATGATGCCAACTTATATTTATTTAGGAAATATGATATTTATAAAGATTTATATTGTTAAAGTGTAAATAACACTCCACTTGTGTAACGAACAGGTGGAGTAATCTTATGTATTATGTACAATCTGTAGAGAACCAACTGAAAGCAGTTTTGCCAACCAATGTAGATACAAATACGATAACTTATAATGAGCATTTTGTTATTAGTGATAATCCTCTTCGCAGGATTGCATGGGAGGTTTCTAAGGTAGAGAATACTACTACTTTTGGGCTGACCAAATTAACTTTTACACAGGAGCTTGAATTTGATGTCGTAGACAATGTTTCTTGGATTAATTTCCAGAGTAATAATTTCTCAGACAAAAATACTGGAGTTGAGTACGACTATTACAAAGAGAGAACTAATGACAACAACATTCATTCACCTTCTGATGCTTGGGATGTAGAAACTAGTGTGATTTCTTATACTGGAGTTGCTCCAAGTATGAAGGCTGGAGGAAGTTATAAAACCTTTACTGCAAATTTATACAAGAATGGCGAATTTGTTATCAATAGACCTTACTGGCGCATTGAGTATTATAATAATGATTCTCTTGTGTGTACTGTGGGATTTATTTACATAAATGACCAACTTATTTGCGATAACAGTAATGGTGAGTTCGTTGTTGATAAGAATAAGATTATTTATAAAGAAAATAATGAGCAATTATTTGGCATTCAATATGATTATAATATTGAGAAGCCAATGGATCTGAAACTGAAATGTTTGCAAATTGTAAATATGATTGGCGGAAGTATAATTATTAGTGTTGATGATGATCCAACAGAAATACAAACTCCTTCTGCTACTTTGGTTGTGGAGGTGGAAGGATTATGATGACATCTATGGGTCGTGATTTGCAGAATCTTGATGATGATATTCTTTATGCAAAGCGTCAGATTAAGGAAAAGCTTTGTAAAGATCTAGATATTATTAAATACCTGCATAATACTGAATTGGAAAGAGTCAATGCGGAGCCAGAAGATTATTTCAATTGCAATATATATCCTTTTATTAGAATCCCGAAAACGCAGGATAAAGTTAAAAACTTTATTTGTTTTTCTGTGGATGATATTGAGGATGTGAAATATAATGAAGTAATGAAAATGCAATATATTCAGTTTGTTGTGTTTTGCCATGGCGATGATATTGATACTGGAATTGGGATTTCACGTCATGATCTCTTAAGTTATTTTGTAAAAGATGATTTCAACTTTAGTAATTTGCTCGGTTTAAAGCTTAAACTTGTTTATAATAGAGAAAGTATTATGGACAATGATTATTATTGTCGTACATTAAAGTTTGAGGCTGTTAAACCCAATATGCGGCTCAATAGTGGATACTTAAAGCCACAACCAAGAAGAAGCGACGAGGTGGATGAACATGGATTTATTAGCAATTGATGAGTTAGGTCTTTATTTTGGAGATCCATATGTAATTAATGATAATATATCTGTGTTGCAACCAAGTATTGGTGAAATTGCTCAATATGGAGAGCGCAAGTATTTTAGCGTTATTCATACAATAACTGCAATCCCTAGTGACATGAAAAGTCAACTTTGGGATCTTGGTATTGATTGGGAAGAGATTTCTGATTTCGATCTGTTTATGATGCTTGCGCCTACGCTTAACGTTGAAACAACTCGAATTGTTTTAGGTGATATTGACTTGTCAAAACTTAAACCATATAAGAATAATCAAAATGATCAGATTGTTCTTGCGGATAGAGAAACTGGGTTCGTTATAGATATGCTTATTTATGAGCGTATTGTAAATTATTTGCGAAAAGTCCATGGGCTGAAAAAGAAAGTGGAACATGCAGGTAACAAATACACTAAAAGGATTCTTATTGATGAAGATAGAAAGCAAATTGAGATGAATAAAAATAAACCTTACAAATCGTTTCTTACTCCACTTGTTTCTTCTGTAAAATGTCGTATGGGATATACAAAAGATTACGTTCGCAATATGCAAGTTTATGAATTTTTTGATGATATTGCGAGATTGAATGTTATCAATAATTCTGATGCACTGTTAAGAGGGATGTATTCAGGAATGATTGATACTAAGAAAATTAAAAAATCAGAATTAAATTGGATGAGAGAGCTAGATAAAGACTAGCTCTTTTATTATATTGAAATTTAAATTTATTATTTTAATGGAGGTAATTTATTATGGCTTTTGATATGAATAACTTCGTAATTGATAGAATTGTCCGTGGAGTTGCTCTTTCTCAGACTGATGATTCTGTTATGTTTGCATTAAACCAGATTACTAACCCAAGTCTATCCTGCAGCTCTGAGAGCACAGATGCGGTCGATGGACTAGGTGTGCCAATCGCAACATTTTACCGCGCTAAAAATGCGGAGTTCTCTGCAGAGAACGCAATTTTTGATATGAATTTGATGGCAACTCAGGTTGGTGCCGCAAAGCAGGTTGCTTCTGATTCTGAAAAGATTATTACTCCTGCATTTGAGACTATTGATATTGATGGTTCCGCTACTTATACACTAAAGCATCTTCCTCTTGAGGAGGTTAAGAACGTATATGTTTTAAACGGTGATGGTACTCTTGGCGCGGTGTTTACTAAGAGCACTTCTGCTTCTGCTTCTAATTTTGCCATTAGCGGCAGCACTCTTACTCCTCCAACTGGTCTTAAGAAGGGCGATCAGCTATTCGTGATTTATGAGTATGAGGCAGCTCAGGCAGTTTCTGTCATGAACTCTGCTAATAACTTCCCAACTGCTTGCAAGCTAGTTCTTGAGGTGCTTGGATGCGATGTCTGCGATCAGACCAAACTCGTATTTGCATATATTATCTTCCCCAACTTTAAGCTTAGCCCTGATTTCGATTGGAATATCCAGACTGACGGTACGCATCCATTCTCTGGTAAGGCCATGCAGGAATATTGTGACAAGGATAAGAAATTATTCCAGATCATCGTTCCCGGCGACGAATAATTTAGTATGGGGAGAGTACTTACACTCTCCCCTCCTTTGTTATATAAAAATTTAAAGGAGGAAATGCAAATGCAGAACGTTAAGAAATCTCGTAAGTGCATTTGTTGTGGCAAGGAATATCGTTACTGTGGCAACTGTGCGCAGGATCGTTATAAACCAACTTATTTTGCACTTTACTGCAGTGAAAATTGCCATGATGCATTTTCTGCAGCAAACGAGTTTAACTTTGGTCATATCTCTAAGGAAGAAGCACAGAAAAAGCTAAAGGCATGTGATTTGTCCGAGCTTGATTCTTTCAATGAGATCGTTAAGAAAGATATTGAAAAGATTATTGCCGAGCCTGAAGAGAAGGTTGCACAGCCTCAGTTTAAGAAGGTACAGGCATAAATTACGAAGTAGTTACAATTAAATACAATTATATGGGATATTAACTACTTCAAAATGTTAATATCCTATTTTTTTTAGCCGTTAGGTACATGACACGTGGATGTATCTGGCGACATTTATATTGGAACAAAAAGGAGAAGAAACGAATGGTTAAGAGTACAATTACAGGCAAGGAATACAATCCAGATAATAGTTCTGTCGTGTACATTTCAAATTTTCAGCAGATTTATAAATATTTATGTGCTGGAGCAGAAGATGATTTGGTAGACATTTTATACACAAATACTAGGAATGATTGTTTAGTGTTTGTTTTTAAAAAGTCAAGTAAAATTAAGCACTTGTATGAACTATGGAATAATCATGAACTGTAAAAATTATATACTTTATAAGATTTATTATGGCAATGAGCTTGTATACATAGGTCGAACTTCGCAAGATTTAATTGATCGTTTAAGGTTACACTTTTTTGGTAAGCCAATGGTTAAGAAGTTAGATATTATTGAAACGACACGTATAGAGTATGCTGTATGTGCTTCTGAGGCAGATATGTTTTTATTGGAGATTTTTTTAATAAACAAGTATAAGCCTCGTATAAATAGGGATGATAAAGCGCACGATGAGCTTTCTCCGTATTTATATCTTCCTGAGCCAAAGTTTTATTCATATTACAATCCATTGCTAGACAAATGGAAAGAAAAAGAAATTGAACATCTTATTGACACTGCTCCGTTAGACTATACTGATGGAGAATTAATATGGTTTTAAAACTCCATAAAGAAAGGAGTGTGAAGTGTTAAAATGTCTGATAGTTACGCAAAAATAAAATTAGCTGCAAACCACAATCAACTTATTCTTGTTAAAGATCAGGATCTTTCTGCGGGTAATTGCAATTCTGTTTTTATGGAATTTGCACTTAGAACTGATGATTGGTTGATGTGTGAAAAGATTAAAGCAGTATTTAATAATTATTATACTAGGACACTTGATAAAAAATTAATATGTGACATTCCGCCTGAAGTTTTAGCCACTCCCGGAGAATTTGAGGTTGGCCTATATGGTATTAACAAAAATATTCGTATTTCTACGAATAAAATTGAATTTCATGTTGGAGAAGGGACTTGTAGTGGAATGATTACGGAACCAGATGGCAGTATTAATCCAGATGACTCTTATATTTTTAATGGTGGAAATGTCGATGGATATGGGCCTGATGATACCGGTCGTTTAGTAATATATGATGGTGGCGGTGTTCATGGCTATTAAAGGGGGTGGATGAATGAAAACAACCACTATAAAAAGCGTTTTCCAGTTTAGGAGAGCAACGACTGAAGAATGGGAAAGTGTTAACCCCATTTTAAGAGTTGGTGAACCCGCATATGATATCACATTAAAGAAGCATAAAATTGGTGATGGAGTCACTGCGTGGAATGATTTACCCTATCAAGAAGGAACAGGAATGGCTGATAAAATTGATTGGGCAAATATTTTAAATGCACCTACGAAGCTTAGTCAATTTGATAATGATTTAAACATTCCAGATTCTAGTTATATAGACGAAAAATTAGCTCAAAAGGCGGATATAAATCATAATCATGATGGTGTATATCAGCCTGTTGGAGATTACTTAACAGAGGAAACTGACCCTACTGTTCCAGAGTGGGCAAAACAAGTAGAAAAGCCAACATATGATTATGCGGAGATTAAAAATACTCCTGATTTAACTGAATATATTAAAACTGAAGATTTACGTCCATATGCAAAAACTGAGGATGTCGATAGCAAAATAAAGGAAGCAACGCAGGGATTCGAAAAATATGACGATACAGAAATTAAAAGTCGTATTACTGCGAATGAAGAATCAATTAAATCATTGTCTGGCGATGGAGAGGGGTCTGTTAAACAAACTGTAGCTAATGCAATTGCAGGGGTAATTAGTGGTGCTCCAGAAGACTTTGATACTTTAAAAGAAGTTGCAGACTGGATTAAGAATGATACAACTGGTGCTGCAAAAATGGCAAATGATATTGCTGCTTTAAAAGATTCTGTGAAGAATCCATTAAATATTACTGGAGCGACTTCTGGTCAAATTGTTAAAATTAAGGCTGTTGGTTCAGATGGCTCACCAACTGAATGGGAGGCAATAGATATCCCAAGTGGTTCAGGATTGGCGGGGGTAGAATCTATAAATGGTAAAGCTGGAGCTCTTAAAACATCTGATATTATCAATACATCGGTAGACCCTAATAAAATTGCTGTTGCTTCTGATGGCACATTGGAAGTTAATTCTATTACTGTTAATAAAATAGTTCAAGATGAAGAAGATGAACTTGTTATTTTTGGCGGGAACGCTTAATTTTTAAGGAGGGTTTTATTCAATGGCGACTAAAACACTAAACACAAAAATTATTATGAGAAATGACACCGCTGCTAAATGGACTGAGCAGAATCCAGTTCTACTCAAGGGTGAGTTTGGTGTCGAAAATGATACTAATAAGTTTAAAATCGGTGATGGTACAACTGCTTGGAATGACCTAGCTTACGCTGGTGCTGATGAGGCAGTAATTGAAAACATCATTGCACAGCATAGAGATAACCTTTATAAGTACACTCGTACAGATGCTTCTCAATCTGATTCTGATGCTATCGCTGCTGCACTTGGTGAAAATGTTGCAGTGCAGGGTGATATTGTTGTTATCACGACTACAGTTAGTGGTAGTACTTATGAACAGAGTGCATTTATGTATGATGGCACACAATGGGCAGCTATGACTGGTCAAGTTGATGCAGATAAAGTTATTTTACAGAATGACATTACAATGGCTGGCAATTATAGTCAGATTGGCAACTTAACCAAATCTCAGAATGGCACTGCCACTTTTGCAACAAAGGGTAAGTCTGTGTCTGAGGCACTACTTGAGATTTTCTCGAAGAGGCTGCAACCCGGAGCTCCTGTCGCTCCTGCTGTGACTTTAACTTTCGGTCAGGCTAAAGCTTATGAGGTTGGCACAACTGTGTCTCCAACCTACTCTGCTTCTCTAAGCGCAGGATCTTATACTTACGGCCCTGCTACTGGCATTACGGCTACTTCTTGGGAGATTAGTGATACGGCTGGCCATGCCGCGACTACTGCTACTGGCTCTTTTGCAGATGTGGTTGTTACTGATAATACTAATTATAAGATTACTGCAAAAGCAAATTATGGGGAAGGCGCAGTGGCAAAGGATAATCTAGGCCAAGATTCTAGCCCTGTTATTAAGATTGCTGCTGGCTCTGCCACTAAGACTTCTGGTGCGATTACAGGTTATCGTAATAGTTTTTATGGTGCTGTAAAAGAAAAGGCAGAAGTTACTAGCGCTGTTATTCGTGGACTAACTAAGACAAATAAGGCTCTTGCAAATGGGGCATCTTTTACTATTAATATCCCTGCTGGAGCAGTCCGTGTAATTTTTGCTTACCCTGCTACTCTACAGGATGTTAGCTCTGTAAAAGATGTAAATGGTTTAAATGCGGAAATTAAGAGTGCTTTCACTAAGTCTTCTGTCACTGTTACGGGTGCCGGTGCGGATGCTGGTATTGCTTACAAGGTATATGTAACTGACTTTGCTGAACCTGTTGCAAAGGCCAATTCTTATACGGTGAAAATCTAATAAAGGGGGGCGAAGATTATGGCTATGACTTTTGGTACACTTGATTTTGCAGTTGCTTTTAATCGTCAGACGGCTTTCCCTCTTGACGCTAAAAGTTATTTTGAAAGTTTAGAACTTGCCACTGCCGCTGCTGCTTCAGCACAAGAAGCTGGCAGCTCGGAAACTACTTATTACTTTGGTCAGACCATTGCTGTTGTTGAAAATGGCAAGGCGACTCTTTATGTTATTCAACCAGATAAGACTCTAAAAGAGGTTGGCGGCAATATTGCTATTAATGAAAATGTTTTTTCTAAAGATAAAGATGGCACACTAAATTTACTTGGTTTTGCTGATGCTGTTGGTGGTGCTCAGTTAGTTAAGACTGAGGATGGTAAAGTTTCTTGGGTAAAGCCAGACACTACTACTGTTGAGGGTCTTTCTACTGCTATTGAGTCATTAAAAACTACTATCGGTGACGATAAGAGCGGTCTTGTGAAGCAAGTTGCAGACAACAAGGCAGCTATTGACACACTTAATGGCGACAAAACTATCACTGGATCTGTCGCTTATCAGATTGCACAGATTGTTGCTGGTGCAGATGAGAGCTTTGACACTCTAAAAGAAATTGCAGAGTGGATCACAACTCATAAGACTGACGCAGCTACAATGAATGCACAAATCAATACAAACAAGGATGATATTGCATCTCTTAAAACTCTTGTTGGAAGTACTGCTGTTGCAACTCAGATTGCGACTGCTATTGATGCAGCTCTTAAAGACGGCGAGACAGACAGATATGCACTTGCTGCAGATTTGACTTCTCTATCAAATGAGGTTGATGCGATTAAAACAAAACTTGGTGAAAAGTCTGTTGCAGATCAGATTGATGCAGCACTAAGGGTTGATGGTGTAGAAAAGTATGCATTAGCTTCTCACACTCATGAGATTGCAAATGTTACTGGCCTTCAGGAGATTCTTAATGGAAAAGCAGCAGCTAAAGATGTTGAGACGTTGCAGTCTAATGTCGATGATTTATCCACGAAGGCACACGAGCATGCCAATAAGACTATTCTTGATGCTATTAGTGCAGAGAAAGTTGCCGCTTGGGACGCTGGTCAGGCAAATGTTATTGATATTATTAAGGCTAATGGCACTGCTCTTGAGATTGGCGCGGACAAATCTGTTAATATTCCTGCTGCTACTGCTCAGGCACTTGGTCTTGCTCAGGCAGATGGTGATACAATTGTTGCTAATAATGGTGTATTCAGTGTCGGTTCTGTCGGCATTAGCAAGGTTTATGTTGAAGATGGCACTGAGCTTGTTCTAAATGGCGGCAACGCTTAATTATTGTTCGTAACTTAAAGGAGATTGATTAATATGGCTACTAAGACATTTAATACACGCATTTGTAATAAAATTGATACATTTGCCAATTGGACTAAAAATGATCCTGTTCTTTTAAAGGGCGAGATTGGTATTGCAGTTGTTCCAGCTTCTACTGGTGCAGTCAAGCAGGAACCGGCAATTTTAATTAAAATTGGCGATGGTACTAAGAAGTTTAGTGAACTTGAGTTTGTTTCTGGTAAAGCCGCAGACATTTATGATTGGGCAAAAGCAGCAAATAAGCCTACGTATAAAGCTGCTGAAATCAGTGGCTTGGCTGATTATATCTCTAGTGAAATTCAGGATACTGATACGCAGTATAAACTCGAGGCAGACAAAGATAATGGTAGAAAGTTTTATTTATATTCTAAAGTTAAAGGTGGAGATTTTGGCGCTAAGCCTGTAAGCACCATTGAGATCCCTGAAACTGTTTATACTCTTGCTACTGGTACTGCTAATGGTACTGTCAAGTTTAATGGCACAGATGTCGCGGTGAAGGGACTAGGTTCTGCTGCTTACACTGATTCTACTGCCTATGATGCTGCTGGATCAGCAGACAATGCATTGGCTGCTGCAAAGACTTATGCCAATGGAAAGGATGCCGCTATTACTGCTGCACAGAATGCTGCTGATAATGCCAAAGCTGCTGCCGACGCTGCACAAAAGGATGTTGACGCGCTTGAGGGCAAAGTTGGTACAGTTACTGAAGGCAAGACTGTTGTTCAGATGATCGCTGATGCTCAGGCCGCAGCAACTTATAATGATACAGCGGTTAAGAATAGCATTAAGGCAAATAAGGATGCTATTGACAAACTAAATGGAACTTCCGCAGTTGAGGGTTCTGTTGATAAGAAGATCGCTGATGCCATTAATGATTTTTCTACTAAAGTTAGTGATGATCAGACTGTTAACACTTTTAAAGAACTAATTGACTATGCTGCTGCTCACAAAGGTGAATATAGCACATTGTCTGGTGATGTACAGGCTAACAAAACTGCTATTGCTACTCTAAACGGAAAAGAGACAGTCGTTGGTTCTGTAGCCAAGACTGTTAAGGACGCTGTTAAATCCGCACAGGATACTCTTCAGGGTAACATTGATGGTAAGGTTGATAAGGTTACTGGTAAGGGACTATCTACAAATGATTATACTACCGACGAGAAGAATAAGCTAGAGGGCATTACAGCAGGTGCTCAGGTTAACGTTATTGAAACAGTTAAAGTTAATGGAGTAGCTTTAACTCCTTCTTCTAAGGCAGTCAATGTTGTTGTTCCTACTGGCGCTCTTGCTAGCAAGAATGAGGTTGCTAAGGCAGATCTTGCTTCTGCTCTAAAGACTGAAATTGAGGGAAAGCTAAACTCTTCTGCTGTTACTGGCGACCTTCTAACTCATAATGCTTCTGAGTTTGCTGCGGCTGGTCACAACCATGACACTGTTTATTCTAAACTAGATCACAATCATAAGATTGAGGATTTGAATCAGGATGCATATATTATTTTTGACTGTGGAACATCCTCCACAATGATCTGAGCGGCATAGCCTCTTCGAATATTCAAGTAGTTTTTTCTATTAGATAGGAGAGGTTTATGCCTCTCCTATTTTTTTTACATATTTTGCAAGAGGGGTGAAATAAAGAATGCCATTTATAAATAAAGTTACGGTTAGAGGCAAAACATATAATTTAGAGAACTTAACAGATGGAACGCATGTTGTGAAGCTCCCAACTTTAAATGGTGATGATGTGTTTGTTACTGAAAAGACATTGAGTCAGGGGATAAAAGTATCATCACTTACAAATGGGACATATACTGTTGGTTTGCCGACTTTAACTAAAAATGATACGCTAGTTGTTCAAAGCGAGTTGAATCAAATTGATAACAATAAAGTGGATAAAGTATCGGGAAAGGGATTATCCACGAATGATTATACAGATGCAGATAAAAATAAACTTAGTAAATTAGAAAATTATGAACTCCCTGTAGCAGCTACAAATACACTTGGTGGTGTAAAAGTTGCACAAAAAACTGAAGACATGACTCAGGAAATTGGTGCAGACGCAAATGGAAGATTATATACAAAGTCAGCAAAAGATGTTGTTAATACAGCATTAGAAAATTTTCATTCTTATAATATCGAGGTTGTTGATGGACTTCCAGATGTAGGTGAAGATTATACATTTTATTTAGTGCCAAAAGCATCTGGAAATGGTTATGAAAAATATTGGTGGATCACTGATAATGATGGTAATCAAAAGTGGGATGAATTTAAGGGGTCTTCTACAGTTGTAGTTACAGAGCTTCCTACAAATGGTGATGCCGAAACAGATTATATCCTGCATTCAGGTGATGGATGTTTTTATTATAAATGGATTGATAATGAATGGAAGATGATCGCTGGAACTATGGCGAATGTTGTTGAATCTCTCCCTGACAGTGGAAATGAGTTCACTGATTATTATGTCAAAAATAGCGAAGGATTATATGTCCATTATCGTTATATTAATGGCAAATTCTGTATTATTGGTGGAGACTCGTATGATAAATCGCAAATAGACAGTAAAGTTTCTTCTTTAAGGTCAGACATTGATACAAATACTACAAATCTTAGCTCATTAAGCCGTACAGTAGATGGGATAAGACAAGATGTTGACGGTATTGATACCGAAGGTTACACATATTATGCTACATATGGAAATGCAACTCTTACAACTGGAGAAGAGGCCGAGAATGTATTTACACTATATGAAGTCAAGAATGAAAAAGAAGCAGTTAAAAGCCAGTTCGTAATTACTGGTGGAGGCGGTGGAGGCACTACAACTACCACTTTAAAGGTTGAGCGTATTACTGAATCCCCAGTTGTTGTTACTACAACAGATAAGGTGGAAATAAAATTTAATTATTCTTCGATAGATGGCGATGGCGAGTCTGTAGACGGCACATATATTTGGAAGCTTGGAAGCTCAATTATTGCGTCTGGGGCACTAGTTCAAGGTGAGAATACCTTTGATGCGACTGAATATGTCAATATTGGAACGCAGAAACTTGTTTTAACTGTTACTGATGCGGCAGGGAGTGTCGTAGTTAAATCTTGGACTGTTCAGAAAGTTGACGTAAGGCTAGAATCTTCTTTTAATGACAAGATTACCTATGGCGTAAATACTTCTGTAAACTTTACTTATACTCCTTATGGAGCAATTAATAAAACTGTGCATTTTAAACTTGATGGCGTAGAGTTGAGTCCTGTATCTACAAGTTCTTCTGGCACTTTGCAGTCATATACACTGCCAGCTCAAAGTCATGGAGCACATTTACTTGAGTGCTATATTACAGCAACCATTAATGGCAAAAACATAGAAACAGATCATATCTTTAAAGACATTATTTGGTATGACGAGAATAGTGATATTCCTGTGATTGGATGTGTTTATAGAAATGATTATTATGGCAAGGTGGAAGCAAAGCAATATAATTCAATAAGTATCCCATTCTATGTATTTGATCCAAAAACAGCAACTCCAACAATTACAAGAAGCGTCGATGGAAAGGTTGTTGCCACCCAAACCATGTCTGGTACATCAGATGTTTGGGTATATAAATCTTCTGACATTGGTGAGCATACACTTACTATTACTTGTAGAAATACGACATTGACAGTCATAATGAATATCAAGGAGCTTGGCATTACAATTGAGCCAATTACAGCAAATCTTGCATTTGATTTTAATCCAACTGGACTATCCAATAGCGATGAAGATAGATTGTGGCAAGATAGTAATACAAATGTCAACATGACTGTTTCTGACAATTTTGACTGGTCGAATGGTGGTTATCAGATAGATAGTGATGGCAATCAGTATTTTTGCATAAAAGCAGGAACTACTGCAACTATAAATTACAATTTATTTGAAAGAGATGCGAGTATTTATGGCTCCGAGTTTAAGTGTGTTTTTAAAACTACGAACGTTAAAAAAGCAGACGCGACATTCTTGACTTGTCAAGCTGATTCTACTGTAGTCGGATTGCAAATGAACACTCATGAGGCATATTTGAAGTCTAGCATTAAGAGTTTATATATTCCTTATAGTGAGGAAGATGTTATTGAGTTTGAGTTTAATATTAACGCACTTGATAAAGAAAATCCTGATGCGACGGCAGTGATTATGAGTTATGAAGATGGTGTTGGTTTAAGACCGATGATTTATGATTCAACTCATAGGTTGCATCAATATGAGCCCGTACCTATTGCAATTGGATCCAGTGATTGTGATGTTCATATTTATCGTATGAAGGCATACACCACTGCATTAACTGATTCTAATATCCTTTCTAACTTTATTGCAGATGCAAGAGATTCTGATGAAATGATTGCAAGATATAATCGTAATCAGATTTATGATGAAAACAACGCTTTAACTCCTGAGTCTATAGCAAATGCTTGCCCTCAATTGAGAGTTATTAAGATTGAGTGTCCTCATTTTACTAACGACAAGAAAGATTATGTTAAGAACACAAATGTTGAATGTATTTATAAGGGCGGAGATCCTGTTCTCGACAACTGGAAATTTATTAATTGTTACCATGCGGGGCGAACGTAAAACTTGCCCCTTGTATATGGAAACATATACATAAGAAGTGCGAAAGAAATCTGGAATGCTGAAATGCAAATCAGAATGGAAGGCTATGCTTAAAAACATAGTCACATGCAACGCATAGATTCTGAACCTCTTATTATAAGAGAATATAATGAATCCACGAGTTCGCACTGCCTACGGCTATAATAGCTATGGCAAAAAGATATGCTGAACTTATACAAAATAAATAAAAATACTTTTATAAATAGATATAAACGGGAGGTGTTTACATGGAAGAAATTTGGAAACCTATAGGATATGATGGCTATGAAGTAAGTAATTTAGGTAGAGTAAAAAGTTACAAATATGATAAAATTAATGGAAAAATAATGAAGCCATATAAAGATACTAAAGGATATTTACAGATAGATTTACAGCTAGACGGCAGAAAAAGAGAAAATAGAGTTCATCTAGCCGTACATAGACTTGTCGCAATGGCTTTTATTCCAAACTCTGATAATTTACCACAGGTCAACCATAAAGACGAAGATAAAACAAATAATTGTGTAGGTAATCTTGAATGGTGTACAAATGATTATAACGCACATTATGGGACGCATATAGAACGTGTTGCAGAGAAGACAAGAATGCCTATTTATTCTGTAGACAAGCAAGGGAATATTGAACATTTCCCCGGTGTTAGAGAAGCTGACAGAATCGTGTCTGGTAAAGAATATGGAATTTCTGCTCCAATTAGTATGTGTCTAAATGGTAAGCGTAAAACGGCTTATGGAAGACAATGGTTTAGAGAGACAGAAATTTAATAAAGTATTTTTATTTATGTAAGTGTAAGAACTAAAGGATAAAAAGCCTTTAGGATAACAAAATTGAAGGTACGACTTCCAATGAATATGGATATGCCGGTAGAAACATTGATATCATTATGTGTGCAGATGGCAAGAATCAGATTATTAACAAGATTCCTTTGGATCCAGAATATGTTACAGAGCTTATTCTTGGAGATGGAACGAAGTATAGTGATGGCTCTGGTAAAGTAAGTCTATCTAGGACTTCTGTACCAAATAACTGGTTTAATATTAAAACAAATATTGCTTCTTCTGAGAATGCAAACAATGCTTTGCTTCAGAAGAGATATAACGATTATCTACCATACAAAACTGTTGCTATGGAAAAAGATCCGAAATGCAAGAATAGTATGGAATTTTACAACTGTGTAGTATTTATCAAGGAAACAGATCCTGACATTTCCAAGCATAGAGAATTCAAGGACAATGATTGGCACTTCTATGCAATGGGCAATATTGGTGATTCTAAAAAGACTGATGCTACTCGTGTTAATGATGTAAAAGACTTGAAAGAGTACGTTATTGAGGTAAGTGATAATACACTACCAAATAGCACGTTCCAAACTGGTGTTACAGATAGCAATGGTGACATGGTTTATCCTATCACCAAGGAGCAATGGAAAGCAGGGAACCCTGCTTATGATACTCTATATAATGATTGGGACGGCTCTTTTGAATTCCGCTATGACATGGGCGGTGAAACCAAAGATGGTGCAAGTTTAGCCACATCTGAGGAAAAAGAAAAGCAGAGACTTGCCAATAAACAAGTGTGGAGAGACTTCTATGAGTGGGTAATTACGTCTACTGATGAGGAGTTTGTAGAGCAGCTTGGTGATTGGGTGATCAAGGATTCTGCTCTGTATTGGTATTTATTTACTGAAAGATACACAATGATTGATAACCGAGCCAAAAACTCTTTTTACCATTATGCGAAATGTGTTGATGGTAAATATCGTTTTGAGCTATGGGACTATGATAACGATACAGGACTTGGAATAAATAACTCCGGCGAATTAACAATGACTTATGGCAAAGAAGACACCGATTATAGAACAGAAGGCGATAAGTCTTCAGGCTACATTTTCAATGCAGCAGACAATGTATTTTGGTGTAGGATACGTGATTTATTCCACGATGAGCTTGCCGTAATGTATCAAACTCTTGAAGGAGAAGGTTGCTTTAGTGCAACATCTCTAATTAATGAATTTGACAATTGGCAAGCACAATTCCCAGAAGAACTTTGGAGACTTGATATTGAGCGTAAGTATTATAGAACATATCAAGGTGGTGGCCTAAATGGTGGTTTAGAGCCAGAGCCAACTCCTCGTTTCTTAGCGTCTATGATGAATGGTCGTAAAAAGTATCAGCGTAGACAGTTTGAGCGTGACCAAGCTGCTTATATGGGAACAAAATATTTGTCCACAACTGTTAAAGCAGACCAGATCATGTTTAGATGTAACACTCCTTCTGATGTTGTTGTGGCACCTAATTATACGTTAAATATTGTTCCATATTCTGACATGTATTTGTCTGTGTTATTTGGTAACTCTCCAAGTGCTCAACAGATTCGTGCAAAAGCAGGGCAATCATATGAGATTGAATGCCCACTTACTAAGATGGACGATACGGCGGTATTAATTTATTGTGCTTCACGTATTCAGGCGCTTAATGATATTTCTGCATGTTATATCCATGATAATGATTTTTCAAAAGCTTCTAAGCTCCAGAAATTAATTATTGGTAATAGCACGGCGGGATATTCTAATGCGTTCTTGACCAATTTAAATCTTGGTAACAATGCATTGCTTGAAGAATTAGATATTCGCAATTGCCCGAACCTAACTGGTTCTATTAATCTTTCAAGTTGTGGTAATCTAGAAAAGTTTTATGCTGAAGGCACTGCAATTACTGGCGCATTATTCGCTTCAAATGGTAAAATCGCTCTTGCTTATTTACCAGCTAGTATTAACAGTTTGACATTTAAGAACTTAAAATATCTTACTGATTTACAAGCAAGTTATGATAATCTTGAATCTTTAACTGTTGAGGACTCTGTTGTCGATGAGTACGCGATTGTAACAGACGCAATTGATACATTACAAATTTTACGTTTAGTAGGTATTAATTGGACTGTTACTAATACTGATTTGTTGAATAAAATTGTCAAGATGAATAGTAGCGTGCTTGCTGGTAGTGTGCATATTGCTGGACAGGTTAGACAGAGAGAATTGGATAGTTATGCAAATGCATGGAGTGATCTGGTTGTTACTTATGATGGTATTATTACGCAGTATAAGTTAACGTTTATGAATTCGGATGGCACTCCGATTAAGGACAAGAAAGGCAATGCATATGTCCAATATGTTGACCAAGGCGGAAAAGCAATTGACCCTGTGGCCAGTGGAGAAATCGACATTCCAACTATGCCAAGTACGGCACAGTACAATTATACTTTCTCAGGATGGGAAGGTATTGATGAAAATGTATTGAATGACAGAACTGTTACTGCTAAATATACTACAAGTATAAGAACTTATAAAGTTCGCTGGTTAAAACAAAGTGGAGTTGTTTTGAAGACATTAAATGATGTTGAATATGGTTCTTGTGTTGAATACAATGGGGATTATCCCACTATGACAGACAATGAGGATTCATATATTTATAACATTTTTACTGGTTGGGACAAGAGCACAGGCTTTATTACTGGTGATACGGATGTTTATGCAAAATGGAGCACGCAAAATGGATTACCAGCATCTGGCACTGATTTGAAGGATATGACGCCTGTTCAGATCTATGCTATTGCAGCCGCTGGGAAAGCAAATGATTATTTCGAACAGAAAGACTATATTGATGTGCGTGTTGGACAAGATTTTTCATTTACGAACGTAAAAGACAATATGCTTGGAGATGAGCTTACTTTTGATGGAACTAGTTCAAAAGTAGTAGATTCTGGAATCAAGCTATTTGGTGCAGATTCTGGTTCATTTACAATTGCTATAGACTTTGAATTTGATGAAAACTCTGCAGATGCGACATTGTTATCATGCTTTGAGTATGATGGATCCGAAGGATTTAGACTTAAATACAATGGATCAAATCCAGAAATCCAATGGGGCAATACAAGTCAAGTGGTTGGCAAAGGTAAGCAAAGAGATATTGTTGTTCTTCGTTATCGCAAGGGCGAAGATAAACTTTATGTATATTCCTTTAATGGTGGAGCTTCTTCTACTGGTACATATGCGGACGAAATCACATATACAGAGTTGACTCGTAATCGTAGTACTAATACAGAAGCCACAATTATGCTTGGCGGATTTAAATTCTTATCCAATGGCGCTATAGATGCTGTTACACTTGGTAAGGGAAAAATTCACTGGGCTAAAGTTTGGTTGGATGATATTGGGGATTCTGCTGCTAGAAGTCTTGCAGCATGGCCTCATGAAACTTGGCGCTATGAATATTGTGGAGATAAGAGATATAGATTCGCGGCAGATTCCAGTAAGATAACTGGAGCATCATTTATTCCAACGAGGTTATTATCTCTTGGACATGGCATGAATGCAGCAAACACTAATATTGGTGGTTGGAACGATTCTGCCATGAGGAAATTCTGTAATGGTAGAGTTTATGATGCATTTCCGACTGAGTGGAAGTCAATTATAAAACAAGTTCAGATCCCTGCAAGTGCAGGAAATAGATCATCTGAAATTGTTTATTCAAAGGACTACGTATATCTACCATCTTATGTGGAAATATTCGCCACGGATGAAGATCCATATGCGTCTGAAGGTAAAATTATTACGTTCTTTAATACTGATGCAGACAGAATTAAGACAATGAATGGAGCTGCAAGTATTTGGTACTTACGTTCGGCTGACGTTAGTTATAATACGTACTTTAAAGTTGTGTCTGCGCAAGGTAATATGACTGGTTATGTTGTATCGAGTAGATCTTTGGGTGTATGCCCATGCATATCTATTTAATGGAGGCGAGTGTAGATGAAATATTACAAATTGATTAGCAATAATGAATTCATTGGAATCGGCACTTCGTTTGATATGCGTAAATTCCAAAAGAAACATGGCATTTTCTTAGTGTGTGATGAGTCTGAAGCTCAATACATTCAATGTAATGGGAAAATGTATCGTGCAATATGGATGGCACCTAAAGATCCTGATGCGCAAGATGTCCCTATCATTGATGTAATAGAAATCGTCCAATCAGACTATAAGGCGCTTTATGATGCAATTAAGTCCAATGAAGAGATTCAGATTGATATTGAACCTGATACAACAGAGAAAGAGGAAAGTACGGACGTTGATGAATTAGAAAAAATGACAATTGGTTATATTAAAGATTCTAAAATCAAGGAAATGAAAACAAATTGCAACAAAATGATTACAGATGGCTTTGATATAACGCTCAGTGATGGCGAATTACATCATTTTTCATTAACTGTGCAAGATCAATTAAATTTGATTACATCTTCTCAAATGATACTAGATGGTTCAAAAACAATACCTTATCATGCCGATGGCGAACAATGCAAATATTATACTTCTGCTGATATGGAGCAAATTATTGCAAAAACGAATGCATTTAAGACATATCATGTTTCATATTTTAATTCATTAAAGATGTATATTAGCTCGTTGCGCAGTGTGGATAAAGTTACTGCTATATCTTATGGAATTAGTATTCCAAAAAAATATCAATCAGAAGTTTATATCGCATTGAAGCAAGAATTTGAGAGGTAATTAATGTGGCGAGAGGTGCTTATTAAAGTGCCTCTCGTTTTATAATTCGCAAAAAATAGTGGAGGTGAAAAAATGCCTTACATAAATACTATTGATATTAATGGTACAATTTATAATTTGGAAAATTTGACAGATGGTAATCATGTTGTTGATTTACCTGCATTACAAAAAGATGATACTTTCGTATTACAAGGGGACGTTGTAGATAATTTGACAGGACGTTATGCTAATAAACCACTTTCTGCTCAGCAAGGGTTTGTTTTAAAAAACAAAGATGATGAGTTAGACAATAAGATTTCAGATTTAACAACCAAAATTACCAACCTGTCTGAAAATACAAATAAAAAAGATACAGAACTTGATAATAAAATAAGTGCATTATCTACCAGCTCAAGTAAACAAGATCAAGCATTAGACGCGAAGATTTCACAGTTAAGAAAAGACATGGGCACTAATGATGAATCTACGTTGTCAAGTGCAAAAACCTATGCAGAGGGGCAATGTAATGCAGCGCTTACTTCTGCAAAGGGATATACTGATAATGCTATTTCGGTAAGTACGAAAGAGACAAATTCTAATTTAGATAAGAAATTAGATAAAACAGGTGGCCAAGTTACCGGTGCTTTAGAAGTCGCTGGTGTTTTAACTGCTGATCAAAAATTGCAAGCCAAATATGGCGTTACTATCTGTCAGCGAGGGGATATATCAAAAGAGATTACAGCTTTATGTACTGGTGAAAATGCAGGCAAGTTTGTTGGTAAAACTGAAACAAATTTGGCAAGAATGGCTGTCGCTACTCCTGTTAATGATGATGATGCGGCAAATAAAAAGTACGTTGTAGATGCCATAAAAACTGGTGGCTTTGGGGCCCTTGATGGTGCAACGTTTACTCCATCTGTTTCTTCAGATGGCGTTTTAAGTTGGACAAATGACAAGGGCAAAACTAATCCCGCAAGTGTTAATATAAAAGGGCCAAAGGGAGACGCATTTACTTATGCTGATTTTACATCAGCACAGCTTGAGGCATTAAGAGGCCCAAAGGGAGATAAGGGAGACCCATTGTCTGTTTTGGAAGCATATCCAATCGGTGCTATTTACATCAGCACGAATGCAACAAGCCCGGAGACTTTGTTCGGTGGCACTTGGAGGCCAATTCAGGGAAGATTTTTGCTTGCAGCAGACAATACTTATAAAGCAGGTTCAACTGGCGGTGAGGCAACACACACATTAACGAAAAACGAAATGCCGAATCACCAACATAGCATTTGGTTCCCAAACGATGGCGGCGAACAGAGCGCGGAAATCGGCTACCCGGAGGCCGGGAGTAAGAATACATATTATGCAGAGGCAAGCAAAACAGCCGACGCTGGTGGCGGAGCCGCGCACAACAATATGCCTCCTTATCTTGCAGTGTATGTCTGGGAGCGTGTAGAATTGCCGCCTGAAGCAACGGACTAATATTCTTGTTTATAAAACAAATAATATGGAGGGAATATTATGCCGAATAAAATATTTAATATACGCCTGAGAAACAAACGAGATACTGAAGCAAATTGGGAGAAAAAGAATCCACTAATTTTAGATGGCGAAATAATAGTTGTTACTACAACAAGTGGTGAGACCAGAGTAAAAATTGGCGATGGTGTGAAAACTTATACTCAATTGCCATTTCTAGATGAAGTTTTAAAGAATGAAATCAATAATAAGGCAGCAATTGATGCAGGAGTATATACTGCTGTTGCATCCAGTTCTGATGGCGTGGCATATACTGCGACAGTTCCGGGAATTGAGTCTTTGAGCTCAGGAGCAAGTTTTATTATGATTCCAGATAAAACTAGTGCAAGCAAAGAGCCAACAATAGATGTTAATGGACTCGGAGCTAAAAAGATTAGACGTAGATTAAGTGCGATTACAACAAGTTTGCAATCTGGATATAGTAATACTTGGATATCTATTAATAAGCCATTTCAAATTGTGTATGATGGAACTGCGTGGGTTGTAGAAGGTATGCCTAAGCCAGTTGGTGCAGATGTATATGGTGCAGTACCTCAAGCTACAGCAGATGCATCTGGTAATGTTATTACAGACACTTATGCAACAATTGCTATGCTGCAGAACATGCTTCCGAAAGTTACTACAATTACGTTGGCGTCAGGCTGGAATGGAACCGCAAGTCCATATTATCAAGATGTTACACTTAGTTGTTGTACAGAAAATAGTGTTGTTGACCTCCAACCAACTCACGCACAGCTTGCATCTTGGCAGGATAGTGGATTGGCATTTACAACTCAAAGCGGGAATGGAACCGTTCGAGTTTATGTGGCTGGTGGTAAGCCTAGTGGCTCTATATCTATTCAGGTTAAAGTGCAGGAGGTGGTTGTCGTATGAGTGGTTTATATGGCAATCCAATAATGGCATCATCGGCATTAAATACTGTACTTCTTGAGGATGAGAATGGGAATGAAATTGCTACTGGAGTAGTGGTTGGAGAAAAGACTATCTTTACAGCAACTCAAAGTGATGTTAAAGTTGGAAAAATTTTTGCATCTGATGAAGGCGTTCAAGAAGGAACTGATACTAAAATATATAGAACTGAAATTGGTTCTTGCGCAATTTTGCCAAATGAGAGCTTTTCTATTCCATTTAAACAGTATGATCAATATAATTATACAAAATTTAGTGCAATGATATCTGGCTTTAATACGACAGTATCTGATAGCACATCTGTAGTGAAAGTTGTAATAAATGATGCGGTGTACGCAGTGAATTCAACAGTTAAATTGGCAGATGTAACAAAAAATACACTAACAAAGTCAATTGATTTAAATATTATAAATGATACTAATAGCACTTATGTTATACATTATAGTACTTACAAGGAGGAATAAAAATGGCAACTAGGCGTTATGGTTTTAAATACGCAACAGTCCGAGAAAATGGCATGTGTGATAGCGTAAGAGACACTACAAATTACATTTTAGATCCATATTATATTCCAATTGAGGACGACTCTTTACCGTATCTCTTGAAATATTATCATCCAATTCCTGAAACAGTGACTAGTTTTGATGATTTCCAAGGCAAGTGGTATTACGATGCAGAATTTACGCAAGAAGTTGCAGAATTAAATACCTAACATAAACATACTTAACCAATGATGAAACCTTTTTATATCTAAAGGAGGAATCCCAATGAACGGTACATTTGATCCAACATATAGCTCCAATCAGATTTGGATGGATACAAATATAAATGAATGTCTTACAACTCATTTAGAGGGCATTGAAGGAGATGTTTCTTCTCTGCAATCCAATAAAGCAGATGTAAATCATACTCACAGCTATAACGATTTAACTGACAAGCCATCTATACCAGTTATTCCAACTTCTCTTCCAGCGAATGGTGGTAATGCGGACACAGTAGATGGTAAACACGCAAGTGATTTTGCGGCGAGTTCTCATACTCACAATAAGTCTCAAATTTCTGGGTTAATTGAACCGTCTGATTATGTTGTAGCTTCTGGCCCTTCTGGAAAGTGGACATACAGAAAATGGAATAGTGGAATTTCTGAGTGTTGGCGGCAGATCACTGGAACGATTACTCATTATAGCACGTGGAATGGATTCAATGCATTTTCAGGCAGTGCAGATTGGCCTACCGGTTTGTTTATTACAAATCCTACAGCTATTTATAATTGTTATATTGGCTCAGGATATGCTATTGCTGCTAGAGGTGGATTATCAACTACGACAAAATTTAGATGGGAAGCTCTTGGTACGGATGGAGATTCTAATATTGGATATGGAATTTATGTCTATGCCATAGGTAGATGGAAGTAACGTTAGGAGGTATGCAACATGGATGGAACATTTGATCCTATGTATTCGAGTAACAATATTTGGATAGATACTGATATGAATTCCTGTTTGACTAATAATTTGGAAGATATTGAATCGGAAATTTCATCTTTACAAACAGGCAAAGCAAATTTAAATCATGTGCATACTGAGTACGCACCAATAAGTCATACTCATTCTGATTATGCTACTACATCTCATAAGCATTCTGCGTTAGATATCACAAGTGGAACTCTACCAATATCTAAAGGCGGCACTGGGGCAAGTGCTGTTAATGGTATATTAACTAATATTGGCAATATTGGGAAAGTGTATTCTGCTACGCCAAACAGTAAATCTGTCGCAAAAATGGAGATGACAACGATTGCATCTTTAACGTTGCCAGTAGGTACTTATGCTATTGTTGGCAATCATCAATGGGAAGTAAATGGCACTGGATGTATGTATATTTCTAGATTAACTAAATCTGATGATAGTGTTGTTTATTGTATTGTGAGAAGTGATATGATTGGCGGTGGTGGTGCTGTTGCTGCTACAATAGTAGAACTGACAGAACAAACTACCATTAAATATGAAACTTATCATCAGTACACTGCAGCAACTAAGGCAGAGGCAATCCGCTTGTCTGCAGTCAAGATTAAATAAATTAAACATATGAGGTGCAGGGCTAACTACTCTGCACCTTTTAAACATTAAGAATAAGGAGGGTGATGTAAAAAATGTCAACAAAAAAATTACAAATTGTAACTCCTATTGTAACATCAGTTAATGGACAAACTGGTGATGTGACACTGACGAATGAATCAAAATCTCTTGGTCTTACCTCTGCGGCGGTCGGTCAGATACCGAAAGTGAAAGCGGTTGACAGCAATGGTGTGCCCACGGAATGGGAGTCGGCTGCACTATCTGGCGATATGATTTATGCGCTTGATATGGTGGAAGGTGAAGGGAATACTTTTACAATAAACAACAATTTTGATGATGTTGTAGCAGCGATTAATGAAGGTAAAATTATTATGTATGGCGGAACTTGTTTGTTAGCTTCTTGTTCACCAGAAAGTGGAACTGTAACAACAATTGGATTTTACCTAGTACAAGGAGATGGACTCATTGTTTTGCTAACTTGGAATCGCGGGAATTCTGCTGCTACAATTACAGAACGAATATTTCCAACATTTGGCTTAGAAGCTTTATCTGCACCGGGTGCTGTATATTTTGATAATAATGAAGGATTTACCATAAAAAATGCTGGCGCTTATATTGTTAAGATTGATTCGAATAATGTGCTAGTAAATGACTATACAGAGTTTGAAAATGCAGTTAAAAGTGGAACACCCATTATAATAAATTATAGCGATAGTTACGCTGTTTGTACATCTTATCAGTATGATAATAGTTCAATTACATGCTACCAAATTGTCGATTCAATGTTATTGGGTGTTAAGTTTGATAAGTCCACAAAAAAACAAACGAATATATCATTAGCAAAACTTGATAATACGTATTTTGTTTATACTGATAAGTATATCAACGTAGCAAACGACTATGATGAACTCGATAATGCCATAAAAGCAGGTAAATTGATTGTCGTTAACGCAAATGGTGCAACATTTCTTTGTCAAAGTGCTACTCGTAACGAATCACAAATAACGCTAGTAGTTCAAGCTTCACTATCAATGCTTATGGTATTTTCTGTAGATAAAAACACAAAAAAAACAACAATAAGCGTGTATTATTCCCCGGCGCTTGATAATATTAGTCAGTCTGGGTTTATATATTATGATAAAGGCAATGATAAATTCATTATTAAAGATACAGCGTCGCCAATCGCTACAACCTCAACTGCTGGCGTAATCAAAGTTGGCAATGGCTTGTCTATCTCTGCTGACGGCACTCTATCTGTCACGACTGCAACATATTATACTGGCACGGCTGATCCGGTTAACACCCTTGGAGCAGATGGGGATTTATACTTACAAACGGGGGTGTAACAGATGAGCGAAAATGCTAATTTAACTTATAATGATTTCTCCGCAGGATATACAGCCGGAGATGGAATGACAATTATAGACAAACAAACAACTCTTGAAGATATTATGAATTGGGTTTTCAGTGGCAAGTCACTGTGGTTTTATGATGGCCAAAAGTATAGAACCATTATCCATTTCGAAGATATTGAAAATGGTGCAATAATTTATTGCTTTGATGATAGTGGTGAGATTATTAGTCATCAGTTCGGCGGTGATAGCTAATGGCAAAAGTTGTTCAAACTACACTACAAATTTCTGAATCCACTGTAGAGCAATATTGTATTGCTGATGGACTTAGTTTAAATACTGGTGGATATGCTATTAGACTGTATCTAAACGGACATACTTATGGATCAGCGATTCTTAATGATGCAGCGAAAGAAGTTTTATATCCATCTGCCACGGCACACCCACTTAAGATTGATTCATTTATAAGGGCGAACAAATCTGGCGGAAGCATGACAATTAGCTTGCAGTTTGATGGGACTAGTGTAGATTCTGAGACAGGTAGTTGGGGAACTGGGTTAAAAGATAAAACAAAAGAAGGAATTTCTGATCCAGTTGTCATTAATAGCAGTCGTTCCACAGAAATTAAATGGCATATTAAAGGTTCTTCAACAGTATCTAGGTTTAGTATTGCATCAACAAGATTAACATTTTATTTTAATCAATATGCAATGCAACCTTTGGTTGGAAATAATGCGAATGGTATTCAAGAAGCAACTGTTTCTAATGCATCTCCATATCAAGGAGATACAGTCGTATTTACACCAAAATTAGTACAAGGTGCTACTTGGGTCGGTTGGTATTCTGATGCCGCTTGCACGAACCTTGTAAGCACAGACCAAAATTATTCAGTTAGTCCGACATCGGATTTAACATTATATGCCAAGGCTACACATAACGCAGAACTATTTACATGTGCAGCGGTTGCTGGCGCAAATATATCGTCTGTTAGTACAAGTGATTCAACAGTTCCCGCAAATAGTAGTTGTACTTTCTCTGCGGCGGCTAACGCTGGATGCATTTTTGATGGATGGTATTCAGATGAGAGTTACACAAATTTAGTGAGTACAGCGAATCCATATGTAGCCACTATTACTGCGAATACAACACTATATGCAAAAGCTCATTTAAGCAAATTGAATATTAGTGTTGGACAGGCAGAACATGGAACGGCAAGCGTTAATGCTTCTGTTATTACCTATGGTGACAAGGCGATATTTACATTTAATCCTGAAAGTGATGATTATAAATTGTATGGCTGGTATGCGGATGAAGGATTAACGCAGCTAGTTAGTGAAGATAATCCATATACCTGTACGCCAACAACGGATTATAAATTATATCCGAAATCAGGCGTCGTAATGTATACAATTAAATTAACACGTGGATTAAAAGGGGTTGCGGGACAATCCGGTACATGGACTTTGAAAATTGCCGCATTATATTACGATCAACTAACTTATGATGAAAAGCGATATATTAAAACTGGCGAATTCGATAAAATTGAATCATCTAAAGTGTATGGGCAAATAACAAAAACTGGAGTTGACATGATAGCAGCAATCAAAACATCGTTGCAAGTTCCAGCCAACACCACGTGTGCTATATGGTGTCAACTTTCAGGTGCTCCGGCAACGTGTTTCGCGGAAAGCGGAGACATTAGTCTTGGCGAAAGAAATATGTTGACATATTGGCCATATTATATTTTTACTCCGACACAGGACAAAGAATATTTTTGTTATTACTCATCTAGCGGCGCATGCATTTGTACTGCTATTGCAAAGGGTGGAATTGAATATGCCGATGCAACGACACCCACATTTGCTGGAAAAAACGCGATGTTTACGGCAATAGTTAAAGAAGGATATACATTCGAAGGTTGGTATTCTGACGAAGGATGTACGACTTTTATAAGCTCTGATAATCCATTGTCTATAACCACTCCTTCTGTTAATAAGGATTCTGCAGACCCACAGGATGGTGAGGCAACGACGTCGGAGTTGACTTTATATGCGCGGGCACGGTCAATAACTGGGAGATCTGATATGCTGTATTTCAAGGTCAATGGGTTATATAAATCCGCGACAAAAGTCTATAAGAAAGTGTCCGGCACTTGGGTTGAGCAAACAGACTTGCCAGCTATATTCTCTGGCGAATCAAGTGGAACAGCTTCTAACTATGTATATGGTGGGAGTGTGTAAAAAATGAAGAAAAAAATTTCAATAGAGGTTCTGGTTGCTGCCAGTGCCTCTTTTATATATTAAAGGAGGTTATGTGGATGGCAAATAAAATATTTAATATACGTGTCAAGAATAAACGTGATACCGAGGCAAATTGGAAAAGTAAAAACCCAGTTCTTCTTGATGGAGAGATTATCATTGTCACAACCACATCCGGTGACACACGTTTTAAAGTTGGAGATGGCAAGAAGACTTATAATCAGCTTCCTTTCCAAGATCAAAAGACAAGAGATTTGATTCCGTCAGTAGATTCTAGTTTAAGCAGTACGTCAACAAACCCTGTGCAAAATAAAATTATTAAATCTGAGTTGGATAAAAAGGCAGAAAGAGATGTTGTTAATACAACTACGAATGGTCTAATGTCTGTTGCTGATAAAAAGAAGCTGGATGGGATCGCTGCTGGAGCGAATAAGATCACTGTTGATACTTCATTATCAAGTACTTCTACTAATCCTGTACAAAATAAAATCATCAATTCTGCATTGTCTGGGAAGGCAGGTACTTCTGTTGCTACAACAGGCGCGAATGGTCTGATGTCTGCTGCGGACAAGAAAAAATTAGACGGAATCGCGGAGGGTGCGAACAAAACGGACGTAGATTCATCTTTATCTAGCGAATCTATTCGCCCTGTGCAAAACAGGGTGGTCAAATCCGAGCTGGATAACAAGTTAGATAAGTCAGGCGGTACTTTAACCGGCAATCTGACCGGGAAATACATCGCTGGCACGTGGTTACAAACTACGGAGGCAACTGACTTCGGCCGCACCCCCGGCAAAATTGCCGTGCTGGATGAGTCTGGCTGGGTGTACTATCGAACGCCTGCAGAGATAAAATCTGATATTGGGGCAAATGGTTATTTGCCAACTGCTGGAGGTACGATGACCGGTGCAGTTACCACAAAGGGTATTAAGTTGACGTCCGGTACAGATTTTGGTTCAAGTTTACCATCAAGCCTGCAAAGTAACCAACTGTTTTTCCAAACGTTAGGGACTAATTATATTCTTGATAATGTATATCCGGTTGGTTCTATTTACATGTCGGTAAACAGCACTAATCCTAAAAATCTGTTCGGCGGTACTTGGGAGCAAATTCAAGGAAAGTTTCTATTTGGCATGAATAGTAATTATCCTGCTGGCTCTACTGGCGGTGAGATTACACACAAATTGACACAAGCTGAGATGCCAAAGCATAACCATATAATCTATACTCCAAATGCTGGCGGCCCGGATGTCGGAGCAGCCATTGGTTTTCCGGAGGTAGGCAGCACAAACACATGGTGGGCAGCAGCATGTATGACAGGACAAACAGGTGATAACGAAGCGCACAACAATATGCCTCCGTACTTATCAGTTTATATCTGGAAGAGAACGAAATAATGAGGTGATTAAATGGCTTACCAAACAATATTAAGTGGGCAGCAATCAACGGCAGGATCACCTTATTGTATATATACAGTAGAGGTTGAGCCGTTTGGCAGAACTTCTTCCTCTATTTCTGTTAACGTTACAGTAACAGCACATTTGAAATCTTCACAGAGCTTTTTAGGATTAGCACACACACTTATAGGAACGCTGAATATCGCAGGCGCTGACATAGAAATTACAATAAAAGCTTCGAGTGAGTCTTGGACAGGTACCGCTAATCATACTTCTGCGGCATCTGGAACGATTAGCGGATTAGGTTCAACGGAAACTTCATTGCAAACATCATTCTCAGTTGTTAATACGTATGGCAATGCTGGTACAATGAGTACAGTAAGCTGTTCAAACCTATCTATACCTGAATATAGCAATCCTGTAAATACTATAAAAACGACTGCAATACCTAGCCTTTTAACAGGATATGATGGTGATAAGTTCTCATTTTCAACAACACCTTCTGGCGGGACAGGATACAACTACAGGTGGTACAAAGATGGCTCCGTCGTGAGTTCATCAAAAACATTTACAGGAACGTTATCGAATAGCAATTATGACGGATCGGTTATTTATTGTTTTGTATGGGATTCCACAGGAGGCAGCGTATATACTAACAAATGCCAAGTTAGAGTGGGAACTTCGGAAAGCAAAAAAACAGTTTCCACGCATCAAATAATTCCAGCAAGAGTCTATAATGGAAATAAGTTTTTATATGGAATTCCATTCGTTAAGAGCGGAAGCTCACTAATGTATTGTAACTGGACAATAAAAAAATAAATTATATTTAAAAATAAATTAAAATCACTATTGGAAATATGAATGTTATCCATGATGAATGAATTCGGATGTGGATTGACATGGCATATATTATAAAAATAATAAATTTATAGGAGGACAAGATTATGGAAATGTTAACTTTAATTATCTCTTTATCTATTATTATGTGGTACATCATTGATAGATTTAAGGAAATGTGGGAAGGAACCAAGTATGGTAAGTATATTACTATGTTTGTTTCTGCAGTATTCGCATTTGCCATTGCATTTGGTTTTGGTGTTGATATTATTTTGGCACTTGGTCTTGTGCAAGAAAGCTCTACGATTGGCACTGTGATTACTGCTCTTGCATTGATGTCTGGCAGCTCTGCTGTCTCCGAAATTATTGAAAGAGTTAAAGGCGGAAAGTAATATATTGAGGTGATTTAAATGGAAATTATTGAAGCGTTTGCGACACAGAATAAATGTTATAAGATTGGTTCAACATTTACTCCAAGTGGTTTGATGTTGCATAGCGTTGGATGTCCACAGCCTAGTGCTGCGGTGTTTGCTCGCAACTTCAACCAGTATCAGCCGGGTGGTCAATCAGTTTGCGTACACGCATTTATACAGGCAGATGGCTCTGTATATCAGACATTGCCTTGGTGGATGAGAGCATGGCACTGCGGTGGCGCTGCAAATAATACCCATATCGGCATCGAAATGACGGAACCTAGCTCTGGAATGAGCTATGCGGAAGCGGCTGAACAGATTTCGGGGACATATCACACAGCCGTGGAATTATTCGCACAGCTTTGCAACACTTATGGCCTTAATCCACTGGCAGACGGCGTGATTATTGGTCACGCAGAAGGTCATCGTAGAGGCGTGGCCAGTAACCATGCAGATCCAGAACTTCTGTGGAATACATATGGCATGGGTTACACTATGGACGGATTCCGTCAGGACGTATATGAAGCCATGAACAAAAATAATGGTAATGATGAAGAGGAGGAAGATGTAATGAGATACAATACTATTGATGATATTCCTAGCTGGGCAAGAGGAACTATTAGTGAGATGATTGATGAAGGTTTAATTTCTGGCACTGGTGGAGGCAATCTTGATTTGTCTGCTGATATGATACGTATGCTGTATGTCATGAAGCATATGTTCGATGTATGCAATAAGCATTATGAGACAATCGAAGATATCCCATCTTGGGCGCGTGACACTGTGCAGCATTTAATCGACACTGGTGCAATTGCTGGCACTGGTAATGGCAAATTAGATATATCATATGATATGCTGCGCATGTTGGTTGTCTGTCAGAGAATGTTTGATTCTAATCATAGTACGGATAATAAAGAGAATTAATTTTATAAACAAATAGCCTATATGAAGTAGTTATATGGGCGAGGGAGTGTAGCAATACACTCCCTCATTTTTTATGGATTAAACTGAGATATAGTATGGATTTATTTTATAAAAAAAAGGAGGTTGTGGCATGCGAGTTATAGGTATAGATGCCAGTACGAATAAAACTGGAGTGTGTTTGTTTGACAATGGAAAATATGTAAAACATATTCTTATAGATTGTCATAAAACAAAGGATGTATATGAGAGAATCCCGAAGATGACAAGTGACATTTGTGAATATATATCCTCTGTTATGCCAGTGGACAAGATTGTTATGGAAGAGTCTGTATTACGCTCAAATATAGATACAGTGAAGAAATTGTCTTTTTTAATGGGTGGAATTATTTTATATGCTTATCAAAATAATATAGAGTTTTGTCACACACTCCCATCAGAATGGAGACGTAAAGTTGGATTACAACAATCTTCAAAAATTAAAAGAGAAGTTCTTAAAGCGGAAGCTATTCAAGCGGTTCGACAAGAATATCTTATTGATGCGACAGATGATGAAAGTGAAGCAATTTTGATAGCCCGTTCTGCATTTGATTTACCAAAAATAATTGTGGATCAAAATGAGATGGAGTATTGGGGCTGCGACTAAATATGGAAATTAATAACAAACTGTTATTTGATATATAAAAATTTTTAAATTATGGAGGAAAAGGTTATGAAGGTTAATACATTTGTTAAGAAATTTAAGGAAGATGAATTTAAAAACGAAAAAGACATGTTTAAAACTGAATACATTCCAGTAAAAGAAAAGCATGATATTGCTATGCGCGTTATTGCTTTGTGCACAGAAAATGACAATGGACTTGTTCTTTTAAATAAGTTTAATGAGAATATTTATTTTTCTATGTTTATGTTTAATGCATATACAGGTGTTGAAATTAGTGAAGATTTTGATGCGCTAGTTGGTGAGTATGATAAGCTGTGCAGCGTTGGTGTGTTTGATGTGTTAAAAGTAACTTGTGCAAGAGACTGTTCTCGTGCAGAGGAGATTCTATCTTTTGAGGAGCAAAGATTAAAATATCAGAATTCGATTGAAGCTTCATTTGCACAAATAGCAAATGGTATTAATACAAGTTTGACTACTCTATCAGATTCACTTGCAGGAAAGATTGATGATTTTGATATTAATAGTATGCTTCCTGAAGGCGCTGATATTAATGAGCTTTTAAGCACACTTGATAAATTAAAATAACTATTTTATAGGAGTTGATGGCATATGGCTGAAGCAAAATCATTAGGCGATGCTATACAGAAACTTATAGACAATGTTGAAACTGTTGCAGAAATTGCTGGTAACATATCAAGCAAACAAGCAGAAAAGGATTTTAATGATGCGGCTAAAGCAGCAGTTGATAAATATTATGAATATCAAAATGGGGCTTATACAAAGTATGGCAGACAACATAATCTATATGACATTTATAAAGTAAATTCCAATTTAACAAAAAGAGGAAAAACTTTTACTATAACGACGGATATTAAGATGGATTCTTCTCCATTAGATGGTGCATATCACAGCAATTCCAGTAAACACCAAGGTAGTGGTTCTTGGAGTAGTGGTGGACAAGTTGAAGGCGATTATGTTTTTGAAAACTTTTTGGAAGGCGCACACCCATGGACATATTTCAAAGATGGAGAATACATGTATGGAGAAACCATCGGAAAAGAAGTCCCAGATGAGTTTTTAAAATATTTTGTTAAAAACTATGGTAGTAGGTATTTTGAAGAGAATTTTCAAAAAATAATAGGACAATTGCTAAAAGTTTATTTATAACGTAGGAGGTGATTCTTTTGGCAGAGGTAAGTTATACTTCAAAAATTAAATTTAGTATTGATGACCTTATGAGCAGTCTTGCTGCGTGTAAGACTCAAGCAGAACAAGTTGATGGAGTTTTATCAAATATTGGCAAGCGTGGAAATTTGAACAACTTTATTAAACAATTTATTGCAATGGATGATGCTGTTAAGGCGCTTAGAAAAGATTTGGATTCTGTAAAGGCAGGTCTTGGAGACAAGCTTAATAATGGATGGATGAAGTCCTTTGATGAAATGGTTGAAAAGATGTCTCAGATTTCAGAGTTGTCTAAAATTGTATTTGAAGGGCTCAGTGGTGTTAATTTAAAAGATAAAGGTGCAACAAAAGAGTTACGTAGCTACGCAGAACAATTAAATACAATTCTTAATAATGTTGGAATTGACAAGCAAATTGATTTAGAACTGTTTGATAAAAAAGACATTGAAGCACAATATAATGAACTAATTCAATTCGCTGGAGAATTGAATGGAAAACTGAGTGTTGTATTTGGTGAGATTGACCCATCTAAGCTTGGAGAAAATATTAAATCTGCTGGTGGAAAGGTAAAAGACGATATAAAAACAACTGGCGGTGAAATTTCTACCGAAGTTCAAGCACAAATTGATGAGCTTAAAAAACAAAAAGTAGAATATCAAGAAATTCTAGATATATTTAATGGCAAAGGCAAGAGGCTCAAAACAACGAAAAAAAATGATACTATTGCGTTGGTTGGGCTTTTTAAAGATTTTAAAAAGGCGGAAGAAGAACTAGCGGAACTAGAGAGAACTGGAAAGCCGGGGAAGGAAGAAGCTTTTGCTAAAAAAATAAAGGCAGCTAGTCTCTTAAAAAATACTGCAGATTATGTGGCCGACAAGGGCAGTGATGATGCCGGTGCATATGTTGCCAACAACGTAAAGATATATGAAAGGGCCGAAGAGTTCCTAAAAGACATTCACACAAAGCAGAATTCAGAGCTTGATAAGATAAAGAGTGATTGCAGACAAAAAATTAAAGAAATCAATGCAGAAATAAGTAATCTTAATCGTGGCAAGGAAGCAAACATAAAAGCAAGCACTGCTACGGAAGAAAAGAAAATTTCTTTATATGACGAGCTAAATAAAAAAGTTAAAGAATATATGTCTTTATTGTCAAGCAATGATGAAAGCCAAAACGAAGATAAAATGATTGAGCTTGTTGATAAAGTTAAGGAACTATCTCAAGCATCAAAAGATGCAGGTGCGGCAATTGAACAGGTATTTTCAGATTTAGATTTTGGAGACATCTCTGGAGATGAAGCACTTTCTAAGATTTGTGAAATACTTAATGTTGAAATTCCTGCTGCTGCAGAAAAAAGTGTAGAAAAAGTAAGTGGTGTAACAAAGTCTTTGCAAGACTTATTAAACACGTCAGCGGCACAAGAGAAAGATTATTCTAATGGAAATGGCAATGCCAAGGAGTCTATGACATTCTTTGGTGCCAACAAAGTTGTAGGATCATTCTCTGGACAAGATTTTCAGGTTGGTACAGATGAAATAGTATCACATCTTGTAAGTAACTTAAAAGAGAATATTGTATTGTCTCTACACAACCATCCAGATGGAATGGATGCGTTTACTCCGTCTGATATTAATTCTTTTGTTAAATTATTTTACGATCAGGGGACAAGGGTTAATGGCATTATTGCCGATGGCGTTGTTAAAACAATTGACTTTACTGGCATTTCTAAAGAAATGGCAATTAAAATAGGGCAGTCTTTTTCTGATAATTTAAAAGAGTCTGTATCTAAAACTAATGGTTTGGTGCAATATGACAATGACACGATATCATTAACTGACATAGCAAAAAGTGGAATAGAATCTGGAAAGTTAAATTATGCAGATGTGATGCAAAATATTGTTGATTTAGTCGATGCAAGTTTAAACAAAGCGTTTACAGATAATGGACTAGAATCAACTCTTAAAGCATATACAATGGAACAGCTTCCAGAACTTTCTGCTTATTTGGCAGAGATACAAAAAAATGGAGAAAATTCTGTTGCCCCAATTGAGAAATTAAAAAGTTTATTGGCAACATTAAATCCATCTCATACAGCAGATTGGGATAAATTCAAAGACATATTTAGTTCATTTGAAAGTGGAGAAATTGATGCCACTACTGCATGGGATCAAAGTGTAACTAGGATTAAAGAAATTGAAGCGCAAGCAGCAGAAGCACATAAGAAGACTACTGCCGCTATAAATGAAGAAAATCAGGCACAAGAGAAGCTTAATCAAACAGAGGCAGCACAGCCTGCTGGACAGTCAAGTCAAGAACAGACAGCACAGCTTGAAAAAGAAAAAGAGTTAATGCAAGAAATTGCTACACTCAAAGAAAAGTTAAGTGCTGTCTCTAAAAACCCTGTTGATGCTTCTGAGCTTGAAGCCGCGCAAAAACAAATACAAGAATTAGAGGCAGAAATCCTTCGTATGGAAGGTGCTTTAGACTCGTGGAAGAGCTCCTATTATGATGCGCAGAGTGCCTTAGATGTGTCTGTGGATGCAAGTGAATTAGAGAATATGACTTCAAATGATGTAGTTGATGCATACAGAGCTCAAATTGAAAGTTTATCTTCTACGATTGACGAATTAAAAGCAAAACTGGCTGAAGCAAAAGAGCAGTTAAATGGCTTTGGGCAAGATACAGACCTTTATAGCGCAGACAATTCACAACTATCTTTGTGGCCCATGACCGATGAAGAAATTGCTGCTAAAGAGAAACTTGCTGCAACCAACGAGCAAGTTGCAGAGTCTCAGAACAAAATCAATCAGGCCAAGCAACTTGAAGGACAAATTAGCTTTGATGATTTAAGTGTGGCAGAAGAGAAACAAAAAGGTGTAGACGCGGCAGAACAAGAACTTGTCACAGAACAGAAACAAAATGAGGCTACTCAACAGCAACTAGAATTGCAACAACAAATTACAAAAGAGAAACAAAATCAAAATAATTCCACAAAAGAAAGTGTTACTCCAGCTTCTTCTCAAGAAGCAACAAGTGAGATTTCTGGTGGCCAAGCTGTAGAAGGTGCTAGTGCGATTTCGTCAGAGGCAGATGTTGGGAATAAAGCAAAAGAAGCATTTGCTGCGGCGGCTGAACAAAAGCAAAAATTTATTGATGCTAATGTAAAAGTTAAAGAAAGTGCTGAAGCTTCAGCCACTGCTATTGATAAAGAGATTCAAAAGGCACAAGGAGCTAGTGAGGCTTTTTCGTCTGCGACAGATAAAAAGAACAATTTTGCTAGTGCTAATAAAAGTGTAAAAAATAGTACAGACGAAAAAACATCTTCTGGGACGAGAAAATCTAGCGACTCCGATAGTACATACAAAGATTCAGATACTTATAAAACGTTAATAGATGCAAATAAAAAACTCTCTTCTGCTTTTAATAAAATTGATACAGAAGTTTTTGTAGATAAGAATACTGAGCTTGGACAATTAAAAACTAGGTATGAAGAGTTAACGAAAGAAATTCAAGAATTAACAAAATCTGAAGAGACTTTAGGTAAAGTTTCTGAAGAAGACATGCAAAGATTGAGTACGGCAACAAAGCAATTAATGAGTGACTTTGAGAAGTATGCCCAAGCAAAAAAAGAAGCATCAAAACAAAAAGATTCTACATATGGCGCAGATGTTTTAGAAAAAGTTCAATCCCAGCATACAAGCTTAATTGACAAAGTTGATAGTGGCGGTTACTCGAATGCATCTGGAATTGCTAATAAACTTCAACAATACGAACAAGCTTATCAGAGAATAATTGACTTACAGAAAAAACTTGCAAATACAGATATAACTTCAGATTTGGGTAAAAAAATTGCCGCAGAATTTGATGACGCGGTTAAGTCTTTTAATAATTATGGCAAAGAAATTGAAAACATTATTAAAAAGTCTGACAATCTTCAAAATAAAATTGGTAATATTCATCGTGCTGTTTCTGAAGGCTTTGATTTAGGCGACGAAGTTAGTAGACGAAGTGAATTAGAAGCATTTGCGCGTTCTTTTGATGGATTAGATAAAAAGTCCATTCAATTTTCTGATAGTTATTCTAAGGTTGTTTTTACGATTAAAAATGGCAATGGAGAAATAGAAAAGATAACTGCTTCTTTTAATCAAGCAGGAACTGCTATTGACGCAAGCTCTAAAAACTTAGGAAAAGCAGCTAATAAATTCACATCTTTCTTTGATGGTGTAAAAAAGAAAACTGGCGAAATTGCCACTTATTTTACTGGTGCAAATCTTGTATATAAAGCTGTTGCGCAGATTAAACAGGGCATTACATATGTCAAAGAGATTGATGCTGCTTTAACTGAATTGAAAAAAGTAACTGACGAAACTGATGCGACATATAAGAAGTTTTTAACAACGGCATCTCAGACTGCTGGGCAGATTGGCTCTACAGTTAAAGATTTTACAAATGCGACTGCTGACTTTGCAAGGCTCGGATATAACATTGAGCAAGCGTCTGATCTAGCAAAAGCGGCATCTGTATATTATAACGTAGGTGATGACCTTGCCAATATTGGCGAAGCTTCAGATAGTATCATTTCTACGATGCATGGATTTGGTATTGAAGCGGAAAATGCAATGAACATTGTAGACAAATTCAACGAAGTTGGAAATAATTTTGCAATCAGTTCATCGGGTATTGGACAAGCACTTTTACGTTCTGCTAGTGCAATGTCGGAAGCAGGAAATACTATTGATGAGTCAATTGGTTTAATTACTGCCGCGAACTCGGTAGTTCAGAATCCTGAATCTGTAGGTACTGCCATGAAGACATTATCTCTTCGTATTCGAGGAGCAAAAGTAGAACTAGAGGATGCAGGTGAAGATGTTGATGGCATGGCCAACAGCGTGTCCGAACTGCAAAAGAAACTGTTGGCTTTAACTGGTGGCAAAGTCAACATTATGCTTGATGAAAACACATTTAAAAATACCACAGAAATTTTGCGAGAAATGTCTACTGTGTGGGATGACATGACTGATGTAAATCGTGCAGCAGCATTAGAGCTCTTAGGTGGTAAACGTCAAGCAAACGTTTTAGCCGCAGTAATTAAAAATTTTGATATGGTAGAAGATGCAATAAAGACATCAGCAGATTCTGCTGGTAGCGCAATGTCAGAAAATGAGAAGTATATGGACAGCATCCAAGGGCATATAGACCAATTCAACAATTCTATTCAGACAATGTGGAGCAATCTCATTAAGTCTGATTATGTAAAATTCTTTGTAGATATTGGGACAGCAATCACAACTGTTATAGACAAATTAGGACTACTTGGAACTACAATAACCGTTATACTTGGAAAACAGGTTGTTAAAGCCATGTCTAGCGCATGGAAAGCTGCAAAAACTGCTACGGAAGCAGAATATGCTCAAACTGAAGCATCTGCGAAAGCTGCTGCAGCGAAGACTGCTGAAGCTGCTGCAAATGCAGCCGAAACGGCAACGGAAAAAGTAGACACTCAAAGCACACGAGAAAACGCAGAAGCAACAGCAGAAAAAGCTGCAGCGTCAGATGCGGCAAAAGCAAGCAAAGAAGCTGAAGCTGCTGCAAATGCTGCAGACGCAGCTACAGAAGAAGCAAATTCTGCAGAAAAAGAAGCAGGAAAATATACTTGGGGCGGCATAAAAAAAAGAGCTGGGAAATTAAAAAGCACTATAACAAAGTTCCTAGGAACAACTATTGGTAAAATCGCCGCTGGAGCAGGCATTGCACTTCTCGCAGTAGGAATTGCAAAAGGCATTGATAGTTATTATAAAAAAAGACAAGAAGAATTAATACAAGAAGCAAAGGACTTGTCCGATAATTATAAAAATGCAAAAACACAAGCCGACAACAACATAAAGGCATTATCAGAATCTGGAGACAAAAATACATACAAAACACTTTCTGACGAATTCAGTGTATTGGCTAAAGGCGTTGATAAGTATGGCAACAACATTTCGTTAACATCTGACCAATATGAGAGATATAAATCTATTTGTGAACAAATTGTTAGTATACAGCCATCAATTGCCGATGGATATGACAGTGCAACAAAAGCAATTGGCAATAATGCATCTGCCATAGAAGAACTAGTTAAAGCACAACAAGATGCAGCAAAAACAGCCGCCTTAGAATATACAAGTGACAAAAATTTAAATAAGATCAGAAAAGGAGCTGTCGCTTCGTATAAAAAGGCTAATTCAAATTTGGGAGAAAGTGGCCAAGCCGTATTAAGTTCTTTGAATAATGGGTTCAAAGATAAATATGGCATGTCACAATATAATGGGACAACACAGTTGTCTGCAAGTGCGGCTAAGAAAATTATGATTGACGCTTTTGGATATGATCCAGAAGAAGTTAATAAAATATTACAAGAGTATTTCGATCAAGGTGGAAATTTTTCTTGGAACAAATGGATTAAAGATTATTCAGACAAATTAAAAGAGAATCAGAATAAAATATCTGATTTAATCGGCAATTCGGAAAAATCAGTAGACTTTAAAAATGCACTAAAAGGTTACGAAACCGCAGCTAATGAAGTTAAACAGGCACAAAATGATTTTGTAAATGCATTACTACAAGTCCCCGTATCACAAGACGACTATGCTAAACTTGGGGATTCTGGAAAATCATTTATTACAGAATGGATTAAAAATAGCGACGCATTTAAAATTGATAGTACTACAAGCAAGAAACAAGTTCTTGAAATGAAGAAACAGATTCGAGGAATGGTGTCTGGTCTTGCTGACAATCAAGAAGCGCAAGATATTCTTGATAGTATTTTTACTATAGATGCTTCTAACACAAATTTCGATCAATATAAAAAAGATATCAACGAATGGTTCGATATGCTATTTAATTCTCTTGGAATTACAAACAAAGACGAACAGAAGAATATCAAAGTTGCACTAGGGTTTGATTTTGATGTAGAAGATAAAGATGGCAATACAAAGCAAGGACAACTTGTAAAAGATATTGCTCGTGTGACAGGCGATACTGAAGAGAATATACAAAAATGGCTAGATTCTCAGCCTGCAGCAAAAGTTCAAGCTATGATGCAAGTTGACTGGAGTGCCAAGTCTAATATGACAAAGGAGCAGGTTGCAGATGAAGTTAAATCTGCAATACCAACGGCGACAGTTAGTTTGTATTCAGATGTAGAAAGTAGTGTTTCAAAATTTAATGAGGTTTTAAGTCAAACCGAAGAAATTATTAATGACAATACTGCTGTCTCGAATGAGTATAAAAATTCTTTAACTAGTCTTGGAATAACACAAGAAGAATTAAATGAGTGTTTTGACGAATCTAACCCATTGATGGTTAAAAATGCGGCTCTATTAAGGAAGCTTGTTGTTCAAAAGAGAGCAGATCAGCAAGCAACCGTTCGTATGGCAAAATCATATACAAGGCTACAATATAAAAATACAGCCAAACAGTTGCAACAAGTTGTTGCTGCAATGGCAAAAGAATATAAGGCAACTGGGCTTGTTTCAAATGCGACTCAAAAATCAGTTGATGTGTTGCGTTCTCAATTAATAGCGTTAAGGCAGACACAACGAGAATATGCTCTTCTTGAGATTCAGCTATCAGGAGCGACAAATGCATATGAAAACTTTGAAAAAGCAAAAGAGCTTGATTCTAAGTTGACATATGGCGATTCTATGATTGAAATGCTCAATACCATCAATGATGGATTTAAGACTGGCCAAGTTGGTACTGAGGCGTTTCAAGCAGCAGTTAGGACATTGGTACCGTCTTCTGTATATGAGGACTTAGACAACTTCAATGACCGCATGGTTGCAATTCATGATTATATTGATAAGAATCCATTATTTGCAGATTGGTTCACCATTGAGGATGGAGAATTTAGCATCACTCAAAAGAATATTCAGGCGTTTGTTAAAGACGCACAAGCTGCAGGAGCGTTTACACAAGATGACGAAAATGGAAACTTCTTCTTGGCAGATGGCGTAGAGTCAATAGATCAGTTTGTTGACAAAATTAATGAAGGCGCAGAAGGTGCCGGTGTTACAAAAGAAGCAGTTGTTGCAATGCTTACCGAATTTGCAAAATATGATGCAAGTTGGAGTGACATTCTTTCTGATTTAACTACAAATAAATTTGATAAAGAAATTAATAATCAAACAAAAGCATTAGAAAAAGCGTCTCTTGCAAAAGCAGAATATTTAAAAGCCGGTGGCGAGTATGACAAAAACGGACAATGGGTTGCATACAACACAGATAGATGGAATGAATTATGTAAGGCAGAAGAAGATGCTTCTAAAGCTTTAGATGATGCGACCGCTAAAGCAGCTAAAAATGCAAGTCAATATTCACAGCTAGAAGCTATTTATAAAGCGACCACGGGCGAGTTGAAGATTACTCAAGAACAAGCAGATGCATTGGCTAAATCTCTTGGGTTGGTTGATGCTAATGGTAATGCGATTAAACTCAATGTTGATGACAATGGAACAATACAGCTAACCACAGAACAGGCAGAGCTTTTAAATAAAAAGAGGAAAGAACTTACTGAACCAACTATTGTTACTGTTCAGGCCAATTTTGATAATCTTTCAAAGCAACTTGATACTGCAAAAAAATATTTGAGCGGAGAAAACTTATCAGAAGAAGAGAAAACTGTACTGTTCGATGCCGGTATTAATGTTGACAAAATAACTCCAGAGCAATTGCAGGCAAAAATTGATGCGCTTCCAGAAGATCAAAAGCAAGTATTGTTAGACGCTGGAATTAATTTTGATGGGCTATCTAAAGAGGAAATACAACAAAAAATAGATGAAATGCCAGAAGATCAAAAGAAAGTGTTATTGGATGCTGGAATTAAAGTTGATGCAATGTCTGCGGAAGAACTAAAAACGGCGTGTAATAATCTTATTACTACTGTTGAACCACAACTGAAATCAATAAGCTTAACCTACGGCATTACAAAAACCTCGGAAGAACAACAAGATGGCACAATTGAAAAGCTTCAAAATTGGGAATCTAATGGGATGACATTCACCGTTAGTGCAAATACAGAAGAAGCAAAAGGAAAGGTTGATGAGCTCAACACAGAAAAAGACAAATTAAATGAGCCAGCAACAACTACTTATACGGTTGATGGTACAGGTGAATCGAGCGCTAGTAAAATATCCAGCTATTGGGATAACATTCCAACAACTAAAACTACGACATATACTATTAATGAAAGAAAAATTGGTAGTAGTTCATCTAGTGGTCAACAGTCTGGTATAAATGGTGTAGATGGAACTGCTCATGCAACAGGAAGTTGGGGCGTTCAATCATCAGAACATAATGCCCTTGTAGGAGAGCTTGGCCCAGAGACTTTAGTCCGTAATGGAAAATGGAAAACCATAGGTGACGCCGGTGCGGAAATGATTAACTTGAAGCGTGGAGACATTATTTTTAATCATTTGCAAACCGAACAACTTCTTAAAAATGGTCATATAACTTCACGTGGACGAATGGTCGGTGGAATGTCTTTTGCTGAAGGAAATGCTCATTATGGTCTGTTTGATGGATATACAGGACTCGACGAAGTATTTAAAAATGGTTCTAATAATTGGGTAGATGCATGGAGCGGCGCTGCTAGTAGTATTTCCGATGCTGCAGGAGATATTTCTGACGCATCAGACTCCGTAGAAGATGCAGCAGATGACGCAAAGCAAACAATTGACTTTATTGAGTATAAACTTGAGGAAATTGAAAATATTATTACTAATGCCACGAATAGGTTAGAAAATTTCCTCGACGACACATCTCAAACTGGAGAGAAAAACAGTCTATATGAAGACCTTATGAACGCAGAAAAACAAAAAGCGTCAACCTATTTCTCTGCTGCTGCAACATATAACAAAAAAGCAGCACAGTTATTGTCTGAAGTGCCAGCGGAATATCAAGAGATGGCTAAAAATGGAGCCATTGCGATTAAAGACTTTATTGGAGAAAATGAAGGCGAAATCGCAGATGCAATTGAAGAGTATCGCACATGGTCTTCCAAGGCAGAAGATGCAGAGAATAATTATTTAGCATCTATTGCTGAAATTTCAGCTAAACGCCTTGAACAATTACAAGATATTGCAGATGACTTTGAGAATATTGTTGGTCTAACTGAACGACATGCAAATTTGATTCAGGCAGAAATGGATCTTCTTGATGAGGCGGGAGAAAGACTTTCTGAGAATTTCTATAACGAATTGATGAAAGATTCTAAAAAGCAGATTGAAGATTTAAACAACAAACGAGCATCCTTGCAAGACATTCTAGATAATGCGGTTAAATCTGGAGATGTTAAAGTAGGCTCTGATGATTGGTATGAAATGGTAAATGCTATTTTTGATGTCGATGATGCCATTCTTGAATGCAAGAAGGACATTGAAGGATTCCAAAATAGTATTAACGATCTTTATTGGGATAATCTTGATAAGCTAATTGATAGAATTGACAATGTTGATTCTGAGCTTTCTCATTTATACAATCTAGTTTCTGATGAAAAGAAAGTAGTGGATGACGCAGGTAATTGGACTAAAGATGGCGTTACAGCTCTTGGCTTACTTGCGCAACAATTAGAGGTTGCCAATTTCAAAGTTGAACAATATGGTGAAGCAATTGCACATCTTGAAAAAGATTATGCTGCTGGTTTGTATAGCACAGACGAGTATAACGAGAAGTTGGCAGAGCTTAAAGAGAATCAATGGGGTGCGATTGAGGCACAAGAATCTGCAAAGAAGTCTCTGATTGATTTAAATAAAACTCGTATTCAGGCTGTAAAAGATGGCATGCAAAAAGAGATTGATGCTTACTCAAAACTTATCGACAGGAAAAAAGAAGAGCTTAATCTTCAAAAAGAAAGCCACGACTTTTCTAAACAAGTTGCCGAGCAACAGAAGAATATAGCAGATATTGAAAAGCGTCTCGCAGTAATATCGGGAGACAATTCTGCATCTGCAATTGCACAAAAGAAAAAGCTTCAGGCAGAGCTTGCACAAGCAAAAGAAGAGCTTGAAGAGCTATATTATGATCATAGCGTAGAGAAACAGCAAGATGCACTTGATAAGCAACTAGAAGATTATCAAAACAACAAGCAAAATGAAATGGATGCACTTGATGAGTCTCTTAAAAATGAAGACCAAATTATTAAGGACAGCTATACAACTATTGCTGCAAATACTGAGTTATTAGCACAAAACTTATCAGATATAGCAGATAAATACGGAATTACTTTGTCAGATTCCGTGACTAAGCCTTGGCTTGACGGTGCAGATGCTATAGGCACTTATCAGGGACAACTTGATACTTCTATGAGTGCATTTACTGAGCAATTAAAGCTATTAAAACAAGAGCTTATAGATTTACAAGTTGAAGCAGATAAGACTGCAAATAGTATAATTAATGCGACCAATAGCAAAAAAGACAAGACAGAAAGTGCAAGATATACTCCACCGGCACCAGCGCAGCAGCCAAGCCCATCACCTGAACCAGCACCAGCAATACCCGAGCCACCATCCAAGGGTTCGTCTGTAACTGTTAAGAGTTCCGCAACGCATTTCTCAAGAAATGGTGGGAATGGAACGAGGATGCAATCATGGGTGCCCGGATCTACTTTCACAGTTTATCAAGTTAGTGGCGATGAGGTTCTTCTTGGAAGAAATGGTGGATATACTGGTTGGGTAAAGCTTTCTGATATCGAGGGATATGCTAAAGGTTCAAAGGCAATTAATAAAGATCAATTCGCATTTCTTGATGAGTTTGGAGAAGAACTACAACTTATTCCTGATGGGTCTGGTAGACTTTCATATGTAAAGAAAGGTACTGGAATTATTCCAGCAGACCTTACTGAAAGACTTATGGAATGGGGACAGCTTGATCCTTCTAATGTCCTTGAGCAGTCTAAACCTACTGTTAATGCTCCTCATGTTATTAATAATAATATAGAGCTGAATCTTCAAGTGGGAGAAGTTGTCCATATTGATCATGCCGACAATAGTTCTATACCGAATATTGCTAAGGCAGTACAAGCTCAGATGGACAATTATATGAAAAATGTCAATAAAAAACTTTATAATCGTGTTAGATAACACAAGTCATAGAAGAGGGTGTAATAGCCCTCTTCTGTTTATATAATTTAAAGTAGTTTAGTAGGAGGTGTTATACTTGGCAATATATCATCCTAAAATTAGTTTTCGTGGGCAAACAAATTATGATTTAGAGCTTATTGTCAGCACTTTTGATCCAGATAATGGTGCAGTTGATTCTTATCTTGATATGGAGCCGGTTTACACGGACAGTTATGATGGGTCAATTCGTACAGACTATGGAGCAAAATATAGCTCTGTTGCAACTCCATCTATTACATTTATTGAAGTTGACGGTTCTGATATTGCCCCATATAAAGTTAGAAATACATTGCGTTGGTTGACTGGCTCTAGGGGAAATGCGTGGATGGACGTTTGTGACAAAGACGGGGATACTGTATGTTCTTATCTCGGTAGGTTTACTAACGTGCAGCTTCAAAAAATAGATGCGCGAGTAATAGGCATTATTGCACAATTTACTTCAGTAAGTCCATGGGCATATTCAAAAGCACAAGCCCCTGTTGTAATTAATGTTAATGAAAAAACAGAATTCGCTATTGACAATCAGAGTGATGATTTCTATTCTTATGTTTATCCGAAAGTGACATTTAAAAATAGTGATAATGGTACAAGCTTATTCATTAAAAACGAAACATTAAACAATGAAACTGTGTTTAACAATTTGCAACCAAGCGAAAAAGTTACAATAGATAATAACTTTGTTGTTTATTCTAGTAATGATAAAAGAATCTTTAATGATGATTTTAATTTTGTATTTCCAATGCTGTCGGCAGGGACAAATCAATTTTGTGCAAAAGGTTCAGGCACATTAACAATAGAATTTCGATATCCAATGAAAGTCACAGATGGTCTATTAAATGACTATGACTTGAAAGATGGTTTGGCAATTTGGGTTGATGGAGCGACCGTAAAGATTAAAGGGGATACAACCAAAAATCCTCCACTTTGGATTAATATTCAAGTTAAAGAGTACATAAGGATACACAAGATGATTGTAAGAGGAGAATTAAAGAGTGTGAAGTTTGAAACTGGTACAGATGTTGCAAATGGCGTATTAACGCTTGAAGACAATGGCAGTGTATGTCCATTTAATGAGTTTGATGCAGAAGTAGTGAACGGTGAATTAATTATTAAAAAGAGTGTACGGCAAGTAAGTATTTCATAATAAAGGCAGGTGAAAGAAATGCAACTACCAAAAGATTTATTGTCTGACACTTATCGCGCTCCTAATGTGGTTTTGTGCCAGACGAACAAAGAAAAGATTTGTAAATTAAATACGACTAATCTAGAAGGTACTTTTAAATTTAACTCATATAGTGAAATTTCGTTTGATGTCCCTTCTATTTATTGTGATATTATTACCGGAGAGACAAAGCCAACGCCGTACTATGATTACGTTGAGGGGCTTAGACTTGTGTATCTAGAGGGGTTTGGTTATTTCCAATTACAAGACCCAGAGATTGATGGAAATGGTATTCAAGAATATAAACATATCAATGCCTATTCTCTAGAGTATTCTCTGTCTCAAAGATATCTTGAAAATTTCATTATCAACGAAGGCGACGTTGGAGATACTGTTGGTAGTATTGATGGAGTCGTTCTATATAATCAAAATGATATCGAACATAGTTTAATTCATCTTGTTTTACAAAAAGCATATGGGTGGACAGTAGGACATGTTGATGAAGAATTAGCAAAACAGAGCCGTAGTTTTGAAATTGATCGTCAGTCCATTTATGATTTCATTATGAATGATATGTGCGAAACATTTAAATGTTATGTTGAGTTCGACACAATTAATAATACAATTAGCATTTATGCAGAAAATGAAGTTGAACGCTTTATTGGAGATGGAGAAACGAACATTTTCAATTTACAAAATGATATTTCTACAGATACTGATATCACAATTAATGGCCATGTTGTCACAGAGTATAAATACAATTTGACTACAAAAGAATTGTCTTTTGATAATGTACCTGCGCAAGGAGACATTATTGAAGTTTCTAACGAATTTAAGCATAAATATGATACTGATGTTATTATTGCGTTTGAAAATTTATCAAATGATATGAAAGTTAATTATTCGGCAGATGATATAAAGACCGTTCTTACAGTTAAAGGGTCGGACGATTTAGATATTCGAAATGTTAACTTTGGACTACCTTCTATTATGAATTTAGATTATTATTGCACTCCAGAGTGGATGGGAGATAGCTTGTACCAAGAATATAAATACTATATGGACAAGCAGTCTAAGTACATGAGTGGGTTTTATAGCAAGGATATCAGCGGATCAACAGAAGAGTATTTTGATGTAAAGACGACGAGCGAGGATTTTGTCGCTGGCGTTGTACAACAGCTCCCCGTACAAAGCGCACAAGAACAATTCAATGTAAATGGAGATACAGTTTCATATAATATAGATAAAGTTATTAAGGAATATAAAATTAACAGCGAGATTGAAGAGATTGCCGTTAATAGCAAAAATGAAACTTTTAATGAGCCAAATATGCAGGTCGAAACGATAACTGCACAAGAAGATGTTGCAACTTTCACTTTCGATGGCTCGTATATATTTACTCTTCCCTCAGATTTTAACTTTAATGAGAATAGCATTGTAAAAATTGAAGGCAAAAAAGTAGATAACACCAACTATGAATATTCAAACAACAAATTAGAAATCACTAATAAGTCTTTGTTAACAACTGGTAATACAGTTGAAGTAATCACATGTGAGAATAAGTTCGTAATAGAGAGCGTGATTACAAAAGACAGCAAGATTATTATTAATGGCGCTCGTGAGTTGATGTCATCTGAATATTCTTATGTGACAAATGGCAATGAAAAATATTTAACAATCAATGTCTCGTTATCTGTTGGAGACGAAATAAAAATCAGCACACCAAATGGCACATTGTTTACAAGCGTTCAGGTGTCTATTCCAAGCGGATATGCAATAGCTGCTGTTAAAGTTGATGAAAATGATGTTAAATATACTGTGAACACTACTGGGTCAACTATTACTATTAATGACACTGACGCAATAAAATATGGAAGCATTATTGAAGTAGAATATATTCAAAATCGTTTTACTTTAGAAAAACTTCGAGACAAAGTCGTTTCCGTGGAGATAAATGGCACGGACTTTTCTAAGTATGAACTGGACGGGGCACAACTAACTATCAATGGCTTGTCCGTAGGAGATACTATTAGAGTTGAATCAATTGATACGCAGTTTGATTTATCCGATGATGACGACAAGGAAATTGTGTCCGTAATGGTAAATGGCGAGAAGCAGCAGGGATATAATTTGGATGGAAACATTTTAACAATAAATGAATTAAATCCCAGCGATAGAGTTGTTATAAATTTAGTTAATAATAAGTTTGAAAGCCAACAGTACGATAAACAAATATTATCTGTCAAAATTAATTCTCAGAAAGTTAACTACACTTTTTCGGATAATGTTGTCACAGTTTCTAATTTAGACTTATTGTTTAGTGGAGAACAAATTGTAATAGAATTTGTTCCAAAATCTTTTTCTCTATCTCTGCCAAAAGACAAAATAGTATCTGTGCTCGTTGATGGCAAAGAAATTGGTGTTAAACAATATGAGTACGATTATAGTATTAAAAAATTAACTATTTCTCTGGACAATCTTTTGATAAATAGCTCTGTGGTTGTAGCGTCTATTGACACTCATTTCGATGTTAAACAATTGTCTGCAAATGAAAATATTGCGGCAGTGTGTATTTTGCGCCATTCAAATGACGGGAAGACACAAGAGCTAACTGTTGACGTTAATGATTATACTTATGACAAAAATGAAAATAGTTTAGTTGTTAATGATAGTAGGCTCAGTCAGGACGATATAGTTTTGTTTAAAACTATTAACAAATCATTTGTTGTTTCAAATAGTAATAAAGCATTAACTTCTGTTAGAATTAATGACAATATTACTGAAGATTACACATTTAATTCTAGCATATTAACTATTACCACTAGTTTAGGAATTGGAGATACAGTTTCCGCTGAATTTTTAGATAATCATTTCGTGCTACAAAACGACATTGGTTCAAAGCATATCGTTGAAAAGAAATCCCCTGATTCGATGTTAACTGAAACAATTTCAGAAGGCGAAAATGGATATCTGTACAACAAAACTACAAAAACATTGACGGTGTATGCCACACTTGAAAATGGAGATAAACTTATTGTAAAAACTATTGAGGTAGAAAACGCATTGCTGGTAGTTGAATCTGATGCTGGAGATGGCCAAATATTAATTACAGATGTCTACCCAAAGCTTGACTCCTATGAACCAAAAGCCGGAGATTATGTTGTGTGGGTAGAAGGCTATACTGAAACATTAAAAAGGCTATACGAACTTATAGACAGTCGGTTAACTGAAGAAAATTCTGTCCCTGACGAATATAAAATTACAGAAAAGATTGTTACTCCAGAGAACTTTGAACAAGCAGGACTTTATTTGCCAGAAGCAAGTATAGATAACCTTGGTGAAGTTTATAAAATAGTCAACCAAGATAACAATGGAAATGAAGTTGCTTCTAAGTATTATGTATGCGAGATTAAAGTGTCTATTGTGAAGAACGAGCAGACGGGCAAATATGAACAAAAGTATACTTATGTTTGGAATGAAAGAAACTTAGTTGTTGGGGCAGAAGGTATTAATTCTCTCAAAGAAAAAAAAGATATATACTTGTCAATCCAAGATGTACAAATTGCTGCTGAATGGGACAAAAAGGACGCAGATAGTGATGAATACAAGGCTTATATAAATAATCTTAATAAGCTTAATGCCATTAATAAAGAACTAGAGAATAAACAAAAAAAGGTTGAAGGTATTCAAGCGGAGATCCAAAAAGTAAATGATGAAAACACGTTAATATCAGAGAACATAAGTGTTAACAAAAATTTTACTCCAGAGAATTTGGATAGGTTGTCCTTGTTCCTAAGAGAAGATGAATATTCGGATGATTGCTTCTATGTTTCAGAAATTGATACTGACTTGGACAAGATTAATACGCAGAAAGAATTGTTAGTCGCTGGACAAAAAGAATTAAAAAAGATTTCTCAGCCAAAATTGTCTTTCTCTGCTTCTATGAGAAATATCTATGCAATGCCTGAGTTTGCTCCTATTCTGAATCAGTTTAGCCTTGGCAATTTTGTAAAAGTTAAAATGCGAGATGACTTCATCAAGAAAGCAAGATTGCTCGAAGTCCAGTTGAATTTTTCTGATTTAAGTAATTTCTCATGTACTTTCGGAGACTTATTATCTGCGAAGGATCAGGGCGATATCCATGCTGATTTGTTGTCTCAAGCAGTTAGCGCTGGTAAAGCGGTTGCTAGTGGTTCTTCTTATTGGCAAAAAGGCTATGACGTAGCCACTGCTATTGATGAGAGGATTAGAAACGGATTAATTGACGCAACGACTTCAATTAAATCAAATTCTGCTGGACAAAGTGTGTCGTGGGATAATTATGGTATTCACCTTCGTAAAGTTGTAGATGGCGTATTAGATAATCATGAGGGCTGGATTACCAATAATAAATTCCTATACTCAGACGACAATTTCCAGACGACTAAGTCTGTATTTGGTCATTATACTATTGATGGAGAAGAATATTGGGGCATTCTAGCAGGCTGTGTTCGTGCTGGACTGGTCGAAGGTAGTAGTATAGTTGGTGGCCAAATTTGTATTGGCGAGCAGGAAGATGGTTCCTATGCTTTTATAGTTGATAAAGACGGAACAGTAACTATGAATAAAGGCGACGCAGCCGAGAAACTTTCTTTCTTTAGTTTTGATGGCGATAATGGTTTAGTTGTTGGCGAAAACAACGGTTCTGGAGAATATTTCTCAAGAGTTTCTGCACAAAGAATTGAATTCTGTCGTAAGGCGAGAATTATAACAGTAGAGTCTGAACCAACACAAAGCAATAGATATAATAATTATGATTATATTTTATATATCCACCAAGAAAACAATGATACTTATTACGACTATTATAAAAATCCAGATTTTTTGTCTGCCCAATATAAGCCGATAAGTTCAATTGGTGAAAATTTTGCAGATCCAGAAATTAAATTTGGTATTCCAATTACTTATTTTGCGAATGATACTGCATACATGAAACAAGCAGAAATTGAGGGTAGTTTAAAAGTTGGCACAGAAGAGAAACTATCATCTATTTCTTTAGGCAATTTTAAACTTCAAATAGAAAGCAATGGAAGCTTATCTATTGTCGCAATACAATAACGTGGAGGTGATATTATATGGCAACTGCATCAAGTGGTGCGTTCGAAACAAGTGTATATAATGCTGCTGGAAGCTTATACCCAGATAGAATCAGAGTCGAATGGTCTTCATCGCAAAGTGTCGCAAACAATACATCTACAATATATTGGACTGTTATGTCTGCTGGGGGAACCGGAAGCTCATCTCGTTATGTTATGACAGGCCCTGTAACTGTTAGCATTGCAGGTGTTACAGTGTATAGCCGTGCAGACAGATTTGCAATGCATGTAGGGGAAGTCCTTGGTTCTGGTAGTTTTACTTTAACGCACAATTCTGATGGCACGCAATCATTCTCCGCGTGGGCAGAGGCAGCTATTTATACTTATGCCATTAGTAGCACAAAGTATGATTATTATGTTGACTTGCCACAGATTCCAAGAGCTTCAAGTATTAGTGTGTCTGGCACGACTATAGGTTCACCAATAACAATTAGCATTTCAAAAGCGGTATCTTCTTTTACACATACATTAGAGTATAAATTTGGTAATAAGTCTGGTACTATTGCTATAAAGACTTCAAGCTCATCTGTTAGTTGGATACCATCACGTGAATTGGCACGACAAATTCCAAACTCGTGGTATGGAACTGGTACGTTAAAATGTCTTACTTACAATGGCGGGACACTAATTGGAGAAAAAACAATTAATTTTATATTATATGTTCCGAATAGTATGAAACCTTCTATCAATAGTTTTACTTCATCTATTGCTAGGACAAATCCTTCTGGATGTGGAATGTATGTTAAAAACAATTCTGCTGTTACGTGGACAGTGTATGCAGTCGGATCATATGGTTCTACTATCACGAAATGTGTGATTAATGGACAGAACTTATCCGAGACTAAAACTGGTTCAGCAACTTCATATAGTATGACGAGTAATACTCTAACTGTAGCTGGCAAACAAACTTATACAGTCTCTGTTACAGATAGTCGTGGGAGAACAGCAAGCACAACAGGAGAAATTACAATAATAGATTATAATCCCCCAACTATTACTTCAATAACTTCGTTTAGAAGCAACGCAGATGGTAGCATGAATGGGTCTGGGCAATATGTTACACACCAGTTAAATGCGTCGTTTTATACGTTGAATGGCAATAACAATATCAAAATTAAAGCATATAGTAAAAAACGTTCAGATGCTACGTATTCCGAATTAAATAGTGTTGTTGTGAAAGATGATGCGAGTGATAGAACTAGCTACACATATACGTATAAAAATGCTTCTTTCGCTGTAGACACCGCATATGATTTCAAAATTGTTATCTCTGACAGTGTTGGTCAATACGCTATGTTTTACACAAATGTTGGGACAAAGAATGTACCATTAAATATTTCTGGTGACAATAGCTCAATTGCAATTGGCAGTTTTGCACAAAAACAAGTTGACAACAAAGGGTTGTTCCGCTGTGAATGGGCAGCAAGTTTTGCTTCGTCTCCACAAGTGGATTCTGATAGAAATTTAAAGCGCAACATTAACGATATTGATATTGACATCATTGACAAGCTAAAGCCGGTTCAATATGTATTAAAGAATGACGATTCTGATACAATACATTATGGATTTATCGCACAAGATGTAGAACAAGCTTTATTGCAATCAAAAGAGGCAGAACAGAAAATAGGTATCGTTCATTATGATGAAGATATGGAGACAAAGGAAAGGACAAACTATTCATTAGCCTATGACGAGATTATCCCGTTGTTGGTTAAAAAATGCCAAGAACTCCAGCGAGAGATTGATATATTAAAAGGAGAATAATATTATGTTGTTTGGAGTGAAATAAACAATGTTTGAAATAATTAAGGATATAGCGGGTTTTTTAAGCTGTCTTACAGTGATTATTACATTTTTAGGTTTAGTGTTAAAACCGACAAGAAAGAGAATAGAAACTTGGATTCGCAAAGTGATGAAATCAGACGAGTTGGTATCTACAATGGATGAGCATACAAATCAGCTTTATCAGCTATCAAAAAAGCTTGATGCTCAGGAAAAGAAGCTAGACATTCAAGAGGAAAAGAGCGACGCAACAGATAAACAAATTCTTTCTCATATGCAAGGTATAGATACAAGACTTGACAAATTAGACCAGAGAGTTTTAGAAAATGAGAGAGATAGGATCAAATCTGAATTGTCAGAATACGCTTCTAGATGTGCTCGTGGCATGAAGATATATCCAGAGGAAATGGTGCACATAGAGGAAATGTATGCGAAATATAGCAATCAGCTTCACTGTAATCATACAGGGACGCAGAATTATCATACAATAGCAAACTATTATAAAAATCAAGATTGGCTAAAAGCCTAATAAATATTTAAGGACTGAGATTAATTTCTCAGTCCTTATTTTTTTGCCACATTGTACTCGTCTATATATTTTTTTAATACCATATTAATCAAATTAGTCACAGTTCTTGACTCTTTCGCAGCTATTTGCTCAAGTTGAAAACGTTGTGAAGCAGGCATTCTTAATGTAAAATTTATAGTCTCTGTTGATTTTATTTCCAAATTTATCACTCCCCTCTCATATAATTTTACTTCATCCTCGCGTCATTTGCAATGCAAAAATAAAAAGAGTGGTATAAACCACTCTTTATCTTAAATCTTTAATAACTTTCATTGCTTCCAGTTGCGTTTCTTTTAATAAATGTGTATAGGTTCTTATTGTTGTTAATGTGTTTATATGTCCAACCATATCTGCCACCATAGGAAGAGGTATATTATTCCCTATCATTAAACTAACGAACGTATGGCGCAAAGAATGTATACTACAATTCTTAATCCCTGCTTGTTTAATAATACGTTTAAATCCTCCATGTGCAGTTACATATGTTATTGGTTTGTCTACATGAGTCCCCGGTAGTATATATCCATTTGGATCATATTTATGTGTTTCTTTGATGTCCAATAGCGCCTGTAATGCCATGTCGGACAAATAAACTGTACGAGTGATTCCATTCTTTGTGGAATGTTGATCACGACGTGTGCTAGTATGCTTGCTTGTATTTCTTACTGTGACCATGGTTCTGGCAATAGTTACAGTCCTGTTTTCTAAATCAATATCACTCCATTTTAGTGCAAGAGCTTCTCCAATACGACAACCAGTGTATAAAATAAACACATAGAATGGGCCATTTTTAAAGAAAAATGAACCGTTCTTATTTTTCATATAACAGGTGTCTATAAGTGCTTTACGCTCATTCTCTGACAAATATCTTATTTCTTTATTCTTGAATAAAGTCTTTTTTGGTAATACAACTTCTACAATTGGGTTTGTATTAACTTTACCTCTTAACATTGCATATTTAAATATAGAGCCAAGTTGTGCGTAAACATGCTTAACTGTTTGATATGAATATCCCTCTTCTTTAAGTTTGTTTATAACAAATGTTTGGATTAAATGACCATCTATTTGTTTTAATTCTAAGTTTCCTAATGGCTTAATCATATATTGTTTTACTACAAATTCTAAGTTGTCATAAGTGTGTTGTTTCACTGTTGGTTTTTTCACAGTCTTAAGCCATGATTCTACGAAATCTTTAAAAAGAATATCTTTTTCTCCTACTATCCCTTTACTCAACAATGATTCAAATTCTAATTTTTTCTGTAAACAAGTTTGTTTGTCTCCATAAAAATATTTTCTTCCAATGCCTTTATATGATACAGATAATTTCCAAGTGCCATTATCACGTTGTGTCCAAGAACCTTCCCCATTCATTCTTTTCTTTGCCATAAACATCCCTCCAACAATACAAAATTATTTTGTATTTATATTATAATCGCTGGTTAATGATATGGTCAACTATAAAATTCGTACCACAAAAATACCACAATTATGCCATAATTAGTAGTGAAAACGCATAAAAATAAGTGATTATTCATGAAGAGAAAAATGCTGTGAAATGGCTTATAGCAATAATTTAGAGGGCTTCTATAAAAAAGCTTAAAAATGGATTATTATATCCCAAGTTATTATATTATCAAGAAGCTCTTTCCTAGTAACCATCAGTGTTTCCTCCATTGTAATTTTGTATTTGACCACATCATTTACCACAATTTTATTGTACCACAACATGCAATGCATTGCAATATTTATCTTTTATATGCTAAAGATTTTTTCTCAAACCATGCATCAACTTTATCTTCAATGATCAGAAATTTATTACCAATTCTTACTGATGGAAAATCTTTACGTTTAACAAGTTCATAAACAGTATTAATACCAATTAACCCCGGATGTTGTGTATTTAGTTTTTCATATAGTTGTTTCACTGTTATATAATTCATATTATCACTCTCCTGCTATATTTCATAGTATATAATTGAATTTTGATAAATAAATATGCCGGTAATGTAAGATTACACTACCGACATGTTGTTATTTAATTTTGTACATTTATATGCACTTTACGATCAGAAATCATCATTACAAGAGCTGCACTTATCTTGACACTCACACGAAGTAGTTGTGGTGCAATTGTTGTATAAAGTTGTGAGCACAGAATCTGTAAGAGGATATCTCGTTTCGTCATCTGTCTCATGCGTTTCTGTGACTGACTTTCTCGTCAACTTGCCGTCTTTGTCATATTCATAAATAGTTTCTACAATATTGCGCTTAATCATTTTTTAATTCCTCCTCTACAATTGTTTTAAGAATTTTGTATGCTTTATCAAAATTAACATTTGAAATCGCGTAATCAAAATCGTCTCGCATTATCATTTCTGTGAACTGTTCATTCTCATTAAAACAACGCTTATAGAATGTTAGTGCATTATCTTTTCGTCCATTAATGGCTCGTTCTTCACGAACTTCATCTGGTACGTGAATATAGATAGTTACGAAGTGAATATCAGAAAGATCAAGTGAGAGATTGTGCATATACTCGATCCCTCTATAGTCGATCACATAAAAATCTGAATCTAGTAATTGCTGCTTTGTTGAGAAATATTCATAACCAGATATGCACGTATAAGCAATCATTTGATCTTTATACTGAGCTACTTCCTCTGGTGTAATAAATGTATGAGTATCTCCCTCTCCATCTCTACGAGCGCGGGTCGCATATGATTTAAGCTGTCTATATCCATGTTCTTTGCATAGCTGGTTAACGAGTGAGTCTTTTCCAGACCCACTCTTGCCAACAATTAGGAAAATTGTGTGCATATTTATCACTCCTCGTCACGAAGAATTAGATTAAGAATTACGCCGACAATCAGAGCTAGTGCAGTTGCAGAGAATGATATTATTTGACCACCAACAACTAGTCCACTGATACCAAGAGACAAAACTGCAGATACTATAATCAGATTCTTTTGTACATTAAGGTCTACTTTCTGTAGCATCTTAACACCAGAACATGCGATAAAACCATAAAGAATAATAGCCGCTCCTGCAAATACACAGCTTGGAATTGAAGCGATAAATGCTTGAACTGGAGCAACAAAACCAAGTAGTCCGAGTAGAACTGCTGCGGTTGCTGTTACACATACAGATGCTACACGACTGAATCCAATCGTCGCTACACTTTCTCCGTAGCTACATGAGCCAAGACCGCCAAAGCATGTACTAATTAAATTGCCTAGTCCTTCACCAAAGAAGATTCTACCAAGTCCGGGCTTTGAATAAAGATCTACTCCGATGATTCCGCCTAGTGCTGCATGGTCACTGAGAGCTTCCATACAAGCAGATACAGTATATGCTATAAACATAACAGCTATAGGGATAATAGTACTCCATTCAATTGCTCCCCAATGAGTAAAAGCAAAATCTGGCATTTGTACAAATTTAAGATTATTAAAGACGGAAAAGTCTACAAGGGCACATACTCCTGTAACTGTAAGGAGTACGGCGATTGCATATCCAATTAATATACCAAGCAAAAATGGCAGTATTCTCACAATACCTTTAGCATAATGAGAAATAAGTGCAATAGAGAATGTTGTAATTAGTGCCACAACGATTCCCCACTGTCCAGTTTCTCCAACATAGCCAGAAATGAACCCCATTAGATTCACTCCAATTACTGTTGTGACAGCGCCAATAAGAGCTGGAGGGAACACCTTGTAAATTGATTGATATGGAATTTTAGTGAAGATGAACCCCAAAATACAATATACAATACATGCCGTTAAACCTCCAATTGCTATACCAGTATAACCACCTACACCAAGTGCAAATAATACTGGTGCGACGAAGGCTCCGCTGTTACTCAGAAACATAGGAGATTGGCCTTTAGTTATAAAGATGTAAATAAAAGTTGAAAGTGCTGCACCTATAAGTGCTCCCGACGTAGCAACTCCACAAAGGTTTGCAATAAGCACTGTGGCAACAAACACAGACAATACCATTTGTACTCCAAAGAGTATCATTTTTCCAAACGGCGGCTTGTCACCAATTCCATAAATCATATTACTTGTTCCCATATAATCCCTCCAAATGCTCTAATATTTCATCAAATGTTTCGAAATCCCCATTTTTAGCTGCATAGAGGATCATGCCATATAGCAATTGATTAATACTGAAGCTTCTACGCCAATCCTTCTCATTAAGATGATTTGTGCGAATATCAAAATAATGAAAATAATTTTGTTTATCAGCAATACGATTAATTTCTCTCTTTAGACAAGCTAGTGTACCGTCAGATGGAGCGTGATTGTTTTCGCATTCTGTGATGATTTCCGTAAGCTTTTCTGCCATATACTTCCAACCGAATAAGCAACCAGTCTCACACATTGAACCAATTGCACTTTGTTCAGGGCACATAACGACAAAATCACTATTCCAAAGACGTTCAATATCTGCTTCTGTAATCTTTTCTGCAAGGTGATTGTTTTCTTCTTCTGTCATATTAGATTTATCATTAATAGATTTATTCATTACAGGGCTGTACACTTCCACAGGCAGACCCATTTTAAGAAACTTATCATATTCATACTGCCTTGCAAGATTTGAGCCGAAGCTCATTATATCTCCTCCAAGATATCCTAGTGGCTTTTCCTTCATATTACCTCTCCTTATCTTCTCGGTCATTATTTGTCCAATATTCACTTATTACTACTCCCAAGCATTCCTGCACCGCGCTCAGTCTTGAGATTTGTAATATAGTCTACATCGACTTCTTCGATCTCTACTTGAGGGATTTCTTCTACAGCGAATTGTGCAACAGCCTTGCAGTATGGAACACGAATGAAATCTTCTTCCTTTGTAACTTCTGAAACATTTTTAGTAATTTCGATAGGAATGTCATTGCCATTATAGAGCGCTACAAACCACTCTCCTGTAAAGTTAGAATCAATCTGTCCAGCCATAACGAACATTGCGGACTTTGTATTACTTCCGCGTTCTCTAAACCCAATGCGGCAATTGCTATCAAAAGTACTACAGATTCCTGTTGGAACTAGCTTGACTGTATGAGGCTGAATCGCAACAGATTCTTCATCGAAACAAACATAAAGGTCATAGCATCCATCCCCCTGTCGCTTACTAGGAATCTTTGCGCCATGTCTTGTCTTTGCAAACTTAATGTGTGCGTTCATCAGCAAGCCCTCCATTACCAAAACCAAATTGGACTCTTGCCATTAAAGATATAATTTAGATAATAGAAGCTCTTATTGATGCGGAAAGTACCATAATCCTCAAGATATTTCTTGATCTCATTATCTACATCTGTTAGCATTTTTTCAATAGTTTCTGCACGATTCTTCTTCGCAGCTTCGATCTTTTTATTTCTCTCTTCCTTTTCAGCATCCTTCCTCTGCTTAACGATTGAGCTAAGTCTCTTGTATTCTTCAGATGCCGCCTTAAGATCCTCTTCTAGTTCTTCAATTGTCATATCGCTTGTAATATCAATCATTATTCATTACTCCTTTATTATAATTTTGTATTGTTAATCCTTTGTTGCGATAAAGAGACCACAATGGCACTCTCCTTCAATTCCTTGCTCAACTTGGTGGCGGAACTCTTCACATTGACACTTAGTGCTTGCATCTCTAAACGGCTCCAACACGCAAGGGCAATACCCGCCAGTTTCTTTTAATTGCTGTCTTGCAATTGCAACTATCTCTTTATCCGGGTTAAGTTTGATTTTCATTAAGATATCCTCCTCGCGTATTGATTGTCACTTACTAGTGTAATGCCGAGTACATCGTCATATCTATTTTTATGATTTGGCATATATCTTCCAAATTTAATAATAATGTTATTAAAATTTTGAGACAACTTATTTAATTTTTCTGTGATTTCGTATGGATAGTATCCTGTATAAATAATAAACATGTCATCGCAGCCTTGATCTCTAAAACATTTAATCACATCAAACATCTCTTTAAATTGCAACATTGGCTCTAGTCCGCCAAAAATAATAGCTTTAGTAATGTCATTGTTGATATATGCATTATATATTGATTCTGCGCTGACATCTTTTGTTTCTTGTTTTGCCATAGGCTCATTTTGGCATATTGATATATCTATTCCTAATTCTTTGCAACATTTCCAATCACATTTTGAAGTTATTAGGAATAGGGAGGGCTTTTTATAATTAACAAAGTCCTCCATAACTACTCCTTTAAGTTTCATTACATAATACCATCCTTATTTAATACATCGTACCAGCGTCTATGATTAAATTCCTTTTTTCTAATCTTTTGATATGATGATACTGGGGTATAAAATCCGACTACCCTAGCAAATTGATCTGCCACAGGCTTACCACATGTTGGACAATTTTTAGATCCAATAAAAGCATGTCTATCTTCACAAACAGAAATCTTTGTCGTAAAAGCAAAGTAAATAACGCCATGTTCTGCGACATAATTTAACATATCCCATGCCTCGTCTTCATTAACAAAACGATTTTCAATGTCAATATGAGCAATGCATCCTCCGCCACACTTTGCATCAAATAGGCTACCAAGTCTACACTTTTCTTGAATCGTGCATTTTTCAGTAAGAGGGATCCATTGATTGGAATAAATAAAATATTTATCCTGCTCATATAAGAGATTGTCTGCCTGACAAATAACACCTGCACAATTTTCTGCAGGAATCATTTCAACATTAAAACTAAAATCACAATCAAAATTGTCTTTTACTTCGTTAATAGTGTCAAGGATTTGTGTAGCAAATTCAACTGCTTCATCGCTATAAGACTTGTAACCAAATTCATCAGTGTGAATTAGGTTAAACATATCCATGACTTCATACATGCCAATGCCGCCAATAGTACAAAACTGCTTATCGAGTTCTACTGCCCCTTCTTGATAATTTGGAAGAAGTCCCTTCTCGATATTACGTTTAAGAATATGTCTCATTGAATATAGAGCTTTACAGTCAAGCAACACTCGATCTTTTAGAATATCAATATACTTTTTCTTGTTTAATTTGCTTTCGTAAGCAATACGTACAAGATTAATAGTGGAAACACGGCAGCTACCAACAGAAAGAGCAGTACCGCCGATGCTGTTGATAAATGCGTCAAGCTTTTTAGTGTTGGACAGAAGGCGGCAACAATTAGACAACACGCCAACATTATCAGACACAAAGAAATTACTATCGCTCCATTTCATGTTATGATTTGAGCACCAACGTGCAAATGACTCATCTTGGAATTTGTTATCTTTATATAGGAGAGAGTAAGTTAATACTGGAAATGTGAACATATTATGCTCTCTTGTCTCAGCCACAACTTCCATAAATACTTGCTGGCATTTAATAAGTTCTTCAATTTCATCAATTGCAAATGTTCCATCTGGAAATTCCACACCGCCAAATAGCGATTCCAAATATGGTCTATCGAAAATTGACACATTTGTAAATGCACATTGGTCTATTCTAAGGAATGGCTGATTAAGACGATAAATAAACTTTTGGAAGTTTTGTCTTAAATATGTGTCAGGATCTTTGAGATAATAACCATTTTTCACATCGTTCTTCCAGAAATAATATGCCCAAATAAGTACATTTGGCATTCCAACAGCTCCACTTTGTCGATTAGACAAAAATGAAACAAATTCAATTACATCATCAAAGTATGTAGTGAGATGCTTTGGCGGCTGTGCATTATATTTATTCAAGAAAAATAGTCCTTCAGTTGCTAGCCTTGTAAAATCATTTGCCCAACAATATGGGAAATAACTGGCCGTAGAACTGTCATTAAGATAAAGCCCCTTACTAAATTCCTGTTCGAGCCACTGCTTTGCAGTTCTTAATCCCCATTTCTTTTTGATCTCAAGAAAGATTTTATTAAGCGCAAATAACTTGTCTTCAGACTTGCCCTTTTCAGTCATAAATGAGCGAATGTCTTTATGACTTGCATTGGCGTTTGGATCAATTGTTGTATCTGCCATTGTATCATTTGCTACAAACTTTTCAAGGAACTCACTAAAATCAAGCTGAGATGGATGTACTCCGTTAATATATTCGAAATCTTCTCCATACTTCTTTTTTAAATCTTCAAGACAGCGTTCAAAGTCCTTAGTTAATTTAAGCGTTATATCCATTAATTCACCACCCCATTTATCCATTCGTTTGCTTCTTTGAAATCCATCAAAACTCCATCAACTTCTAGCTTAGGGACTTCTTTAAACCCCTTTTCAAGCATTGCATCCTCATCGTCGAATAGCTCAAATTCAATGCCCTTGCTCTTAAGCTTCTTCTCAATAATACAGCATCTTGGACAATGAGTGCTATAAAGTGTTATCATAAGCACAACTCCTTTCAAATATAAAATAAATTATGCATTAATATTGATTGTCCTTATAAAGGGCATCAACCTGTGCAACAATCTCTTCCCAATTGTGAACTCTATAAATCCCATAAGCATCATCGTGAATGCCCTGATTCCAAGGTCTATCTAATAGCACTCGATCAACCAGAGGGTTTGTAGAGATTAGATTTTCTGCGCAATCATCTACAAGGACATCAACATGTAGCAATGACTTGTTATGAATACAAATGATACGCTTTTCGTCAATAAACGGAAAGTTTTTCATAAACCAGTCAATTTTCCAGTTAAAATTGGTATGATGCGTTGCTGTTGCTACATAAACATCATACCCACTATCAATAAGTTTTTTCACTCCCCATTGCGAATCTTGAGCAGGAGACAGAGAGTCCCACAGCTCTTTTTCTAGGAACATAGCAGTTAAGCCTTCTGCATCTTCAAATGGAAGGCATTTATAGAAATCATATTCAGTAAAAGAATCCAATGCTAATTGAGTGCTATGTCGCGCGTTATAAAGCTCAAGTGTTTTTTCGATGAGGTTATTTAACACCTCATCACAGTCTAGAGCCACAGTAAACTTATGCATAGTTTCCTCCTATAATTTTGTATTGCTTATTCTTCTTCCTTTTTTACATCAACGATATTGCCGTTATCATCTACAGTCTTGTTAAGGCTGACCGCACAGAAATTGCTAATCTTTTTAATCAATCTCTTATAATCATTTGCTGACTTCTTGCCCGGTTGCTTCTGGAACTCTGTAATGTATTGAAGTACAACGCCACAGATTGCTTTCGAGCCATTGAGCAAAGCCGCCATTCGCACCTTCTCTAGCTGCGTTTTAATTACTTCTTTAAGAGCATCGTCTGTCATTTCTGCCGCTGGAGGGCTCTGCTCCTCCATGCTATTAGTCTGTTCGTAATTGTTGTTCTCGTCCATATGCGCACTTCCTTTCTTTTAATTACGTGCCAATTATACCACAATAATTTAGTATTGTCAATAGACTGATTTTGTTCGTTTAATTTTTTCTAGCCATACTGTATATAGTTTTACTCGTTCAACAAACAAATGATCGTCTTCTTTTCTTCCAAGGATCGCAAGGCACTTACCCTTTGCAATGAGGTCGAAATATTCTTGTAACTGTTTGCTCCAAATAGTTGCTTCAATAATCTTGTCAGAAGTAATTAAGTCTAAATATGCAAATTGATTATTGTTTTTATCTTTCTTACGTTTAATGTCTGATATTACACATAATACAACTGTTTTTTCTCCATTTGGAGCATCATCCCAGTTGGCATTAATTAAATCTACTCCTTCTTGTAGTGGGTTATCTGTCAAAAACATTGATAGACTTTCATACTCCCATAGGAATGGATCTTTTGCATATTTTTGTTTGAAGTCTTCCATATAAGCTTTATATTTTTGCTCTTGCTCTTTATCAAACTTTTCTTTGCGCTTCTCATTATACAATTGCAATACAGTCTCTTTATCTACTTTTTTGCCAACCTTATAATCATCTACGTTAATGTCCCATTCAATCAAAAGTTTTGCTTTCGTCCCATATGATTGAACTGGTTTATATTCTTTTCTCTCATATGATAAAGACGCATATCTTTTCATTAGCTTCATTTTATTAGAAGTTGGGAAGGCTCCCGCTTTTATTAAAGCAATTGTAGCAGACTTGTCTGAAATTTTTGATATATAATCATTAAAGCTGCTATATGGTTGATTCTCAATAATTTTAGTGATGACTGATTCGCCAATGCCTTTTACTGCTCCAAATCCAAAAAGTATTTCTTTTGATTCTGGCTTAGCCTTAAATGTAAGTGTTGATTCATTAATTTTTGGTGGAAGAACTTTAATATTAAGCCTATGACACTCATTAATGATTACACTTAATTTTGCTGTATTGCCTGATTTCGCTGTTAGAACCGCTGTAAGAAATTCAACTGGATAAAATGTTTTTAGCCAAGATGTAAGATATGCTAATAATGAATAAGCAACTGCATGCCCACGGTTAAAGCTATACTCTGCTTGTTTAGCAAGTAACGCCCACATGTCTTTAATCTGTTGCTCTGTCCATTGTTTTTTAATTAATCCTTCATGAAATTGAGTGTATAAAGACGCCATTACATCTTTTTTCTTCTTGCCAATTGCTCTTCGTCCAGTGTCTTGTGCTTCCTCAGAGAATCCAGCATATGCAAGCAAATGCAGAGCATCTTCCTGATATAAAAGAATAGAATGTGTCTTTGAAAATAGAGTTTTTAAATCTGGATGTATAACTACTGTTTCATCTGGATATAATTTGTTTTTGCAATAATCAGGAAAACTGTTTTTTGTTCCGGGACGATTGCTTGCATTAATTGCAATAATGTCTTCTATGTTGTCTGCTTGTGCATCAATGCACATCTTTTTTGCTTCAGCAGATTCAAATTGGAATACTCCTACAGTATTTCCACTCTTATAGATTTCATCATAAACTCTTTGCTCTTCCAAGTTAAGGTGATTAATATCTACATCTTCCCATGTTAAATGCGCCATTTTTAATGCGTCATCTATGATATCGAGTGTTTCTAGTCCTAGATAGTCCATTTTAACCAATCCGAGATCATCCATTGCTGCATGCATCTCTAATTGAATCATATGATTTTTCTCATTGTCTAGGCACAATGGACAATAATTGATAACAGGATGTGGCGTAATCAATGTTCCTGCGGCGTGACGACCTCTGCTCTTGGGAAGTCCCTCTAGCTCCATTACATATTTAAACCATAATGGAAACTTTTTATAAACTTCATTTAGTTTCTCGTCTTTGCCAACAAGCTCTTTAAGTAATACGTCCTTTTCTACTTCTTCACCTAGGTCACTTAGTGTCTTAACAGTAGGAATCATTTTAGTGACTTCATCACGAAGGCTATAAGGAATTTGTCCAAAGTATGGAGAATCTTGTCTTTCATTAAGTACTTTTCCAATATCACGAATTGCCACCTTTGTAGCAAGTGTATTAAAAGTAGCAATTGGCGCAACATTTTCTTTTCCAAAAAGCTCTTCTGAGATCTCTATGATTTCTTTTCGTCTACGTTTGCTAATATCCCAATCGAAGTCTGCAAGACTACCTTTTCTTCCAAGATTTGCAAAACGTGAAAAGTCCAAATCCCAACGTATTGAATCTATCTGGGTAACACCAAGCATAAATAAACATAAACAATTTGCACCAGAGCCACGACTATATCCTCTTGGTAGTTGTCTTGCATCTGCCGCCTCTGCAATCATATGAAGCATAATAAAATAATCTGTGTAATCGAGTGCATTAATGACAGGTAATTCTTTTTCAAGTCTTTCTCGTCTTATCTTTTGATCTTCTTCGTTCATCCATCCGAATTTGTTATCAAACTTTTCAAAGACAAGATAATGAAGATAGTCTTCATGAGAAGAAAACTCTTCTGGGACATTAATTGTTGGCATAATATTCCCATGGTCAAGACCATAGTCAATATCATCATCAATCATATTTGCAATATGTGCTGTCTCATCAATACCCTGTTGGACTACTCGTTCAAGCATCCAATCTCCGAGATACTGAAAAACATCTTGCTCATTTTGCAAATGACATCCAACATACGTTTCTCCTGTTTCTCGACCTTCACCAATAGAAACAAAAATAGAATGTGTATCAATTTGATTTGCACTTAACATATGCGCATCAGTAGTAATAACATATGGCATATTCATATGTCTTGCAAACTTATAAATTAATGTATTGCACTTTAACTGCTGTTCAGTTTTATGTGATTGAATTTCACATGCAACATAATCAAATGTGTCTTTTAAAAGATTTACAAATTCTTCTGCTTCATCATACATTTCATTTTCAAGATATCTACTAAGACGGCCAACTTGACATGCAGTTAAACAAATAATCCCTTCGCCAAGATTGTTCTCTTTAATCCAATTGATAGATATGCGTGGCTTTTTATACATACCTGTTGTTGCAGCTTCACTAACAATTTTAAAGAGATTCTGAAGCCCTACCTGCTTTGATGCGAGAAGAACTAAATGATATCTTGGCTGAGTATATTCTTTTGAATCATTCTTTTCAAGATAATTGTCAACTTCATAAATTTCACAACCAACAATCGGTTTTACTCCATATTTCTTGCATAGTTTAACCTGTTCAACAAATCCATGCATTGTCCCATGGTCTGTTAGAGCAATATGACTTTGACCATTATCTGCTGCATATTTTACAGCTTGTTCTACTGTAAGAATTGAATCTAGAAGAGAACCAATCGCACTGTGGACATGTAAATTAATAAACATATTTAAAAATCCTCCTCTCTTAACAATTTTTTAGTTCCTATTTTATGATTACTAATTGATTGCTTGCTCTTGTGGCAGCAGTATATAACCATCTTTTATGTGATTCATAATTTCCAAGCCATTCTTCAAATACTACGACTCTATTAAATTCAGATCCTTGAGACTTGTGAACAGTAATTACATAACTGAAAGCAAATTCAAATGGTTTTGGATATCCAGAAAACTTTTTCCAATTCTCTGAATTGATTGTTGGTTGTCCATTGACTATCAGATTATAATCAATCATTAAATTTCTATAGATTCCACCATCATCTGAAATAAAATTAGCATAAATGACTTGACCATAAGGAGGAATCTCTTTCATAGAAATATTATGTAATTCTCCAATTGTCCCATTGACAAGCTCATTACCAACGCTATTGATCTGATTCCAATGATTTTTAAGACAAATAACTTTATCGCCATTTACTGGTTCATTGGTATATTTATCTCCAAGAATTAATCTACGCATATAGTCATTTAATTCATGACGAGTTTTATTCTTGCCACATAGAATCTGGTCTGCACCAAGCAACAATTTATCTGATGCTTTTTCTCTAGGGATAATCCTACATCTTTTATCATCATTGCTATATGTAAGTTTATTACCATTTCGAATATCCATTGACAGTTTAATGATAGGATTTTCAAGTGCTTGCCGCACAATCTCATCAAGGAATACGTGTGGATGATCTAAAATAGTTTGTTCACTATCAATTGGCGGCAATTGCATTGGATCCCCAATGAATATGGTATGTACATGATGAGATAACAGCAAATCAACCATTTCTTGTGGCAACATGCTTGCTTCATCAACGACAACAAGACTATATTTCTTTTCTAATTTTACTCTAGGAGTGTGTCTATATGTGCCATCTGGTAACTCTTCAGAATGATAAAGCAACTTATGTGCAGTCATTGCATTCTTGTTCCCCTTTTGTTTAAGCACAAGAGCAGCTTTACCAGTGTATGCCACAAAAACAACTTGATTTTCATGCAATCCTAGTTCTTGAATAATAAAATGAACTAAAGTAGTTTTTCCTGTTCCAGCATATCCAGCAATAACAGTATATGGGGCCTTTTCTTTGTATCGTCTACAAGCAATCTCAAGGCCATCTTGTTGCCCTTTTGTGAGTTCCAATTAAACATTCCTCCTTTCTATAATTTTGTGTTGCACATCATCCAGTGATGTCAATTTTAGGATTGATGTGGAAAAACTCAGTGTGACTACCAACATCAATAATGGTATCTTCATTAGTATTCCACAGTCTCAAATAATAAACTGTAAAATTGCGATCATCACAGAACTTCTTAATTTCATTAAAAGCCGCATCGTAGACTTCTTCGTCGGTCATATTGCCTTCAAGTGTTGCAATTTCACGACCATTTCCATAACTATTATAAAAGTAAAGTTTATGCATTATCAGTCTCTCCCTTTAGCTGATTCCACATATCATTCCAATATGTTTCATGATCACAATCAATATCAAAAGTTACTGCTTCCATGTTGTTACTTAGACCATGGTTGAGGATATATTCTAGGGTATCACTATCAATATGTAGCGGTACATATGTCAGATGATAGCCTTCAGATTCATCGCCTACAGTAGTAATCATTAGTGTGGCATTCTGTGCATTCGTATTCATTAAAAATCACTCCTTAATAAAATATTGTTTAAATTTATAGACAAAATATAAAAAATTGTTTAAATTTATAAGCAAAGCCGTCTTTCTTGCAATTTGTGATAGGTGGCTCTTCACGTTTCTCATCTTCTTTGTCATACTTCTTTTCACATTGTGAGCAAACCTGCCTTCCTTCAGGAATAATTTCACCACATGCGACGCAGCAATTATTATATTCAATCATATCATGCATCAACTCCTTAACGATAATTTTGTATTGTTCAACTATACATATAATATCACAAAATTTTGATTTGTCAAGTAGTTAGATGTATAAAAAATGAGGAGATAAGTTCTCCCCCTAAATTTTATTCTGATAGCATTTTAAGAAAATCTTCCTCACTAATAATTGGAATATTTAATTCAACAGCCTTCTTGTTCTTGCCGCTTGTGCTTGTAGTATCATTATTAATAAGATAATCAGTCTTCTTGCTCACTCCAGACACATATTTGCCGCCATTGTCTTCAATGGCTTTAACAAGTGCATCCCTATTTGGATAATGAGTTAAACTTCCTGTAATGCAGAAGCTTTTACCATCAAGATTGGAACTAGAACCCACATCATTCTCAACGATAAAGTTCATCTCAACAGGAAGCAATTCAGCCATTGGATCTTTGCTATCCCACCAGTCATGAAGTGACTTATTTGTAATCTCTCCGAAGTCATCAATCTGCGAAAAATCATATCCATTAGCTAGTGCTTGTACAAAATCATAATGGTCTCCATTAAATTGCTTACTAATAGCTTTGGCCGCAGAAGAGCCAATGTTAGGAATACCAAGCGCAGTAATAAATCTATCAAGCGTTACTGCCCTTGATTTTTCAATAGAATCTAGCAGTTTATCTACAGATTTTGCCCCCATTCCCGGCAGTTGTGTAATTTTATTCTTATACTCTTTTAAATGATAAATGTCCTTGTAATTATGCAAAAATCCATGTGAAATTAGCAGCTCAAGCGTCTTCTCTGATAGGCCATCAATGTTCATTGCTTTGCGACTCACAAAGTGCGTGAACTGTGCCAACTTCTTAGCTGCACAATTTGGATTAGTACACATGAGCACTTTACTATTATCAGTATATTTAATTTCAGTAGGCTCTCCACAACAAGGACACGTAGTTGGAATTGTTAGTGTATTGCTACGAGTTAGATTGTCATAAACTTTAGGAATCACCATATTGCTGCGGTATACCGTAATAGTATCACCAATTCCAAGTTCAAGCTGCTCAATGATAGAAAGATTATGGAGTGTTGCTCTTGTAGTTAATGCTCCATCTAAATCTATTTCATCAAAGATTGCGACAGGTGCGATTAATCCGCTTCTTGTTGGATTCCACTCTACATCTCGAAGAGTTGTCTCATACATTTCATCAGCCCACTTAAGAGCCATACGACATCCCTCATGATGTGCGGTAACTGGTAGTGTCTTGGAATATGACTTCATACACATTTCAAAGATTAATCCATCACAAGGATATTGATACCACTCTGGTTGCATACCTTCGATACAATCATCAACATTTCCAGTACATCGCCCAACAGTTTCAAATCCAAGGCAATCTAGATATCCGAGTTCGTCCAATTTAGAATCAAATAGTGCATTGTTATCATATAGATCTGATACACACTCAAAAACCACATAGGAAAGATTACGCTGCTTTGTAATATTTGTATCAAGCTGACGGAGGCTCCCCGCTGCTAAGTTGCGAGGATGACTATAAGGCTCATCAAGAGACTCATTAATCTTGTGAAAATTCTTCCAAGAAATCACACATTCACCGCGAAGTTCAAGTTTATCGTTGTAATCAATATGCATTGGAAGATTGGTAATCATCTTTGCCTGAGCGGTTACATCTTCACCAATTTCACCATTGCCACGAGTTACAGCCTGAACAAATTCTCCATTTTCGTAGCGAACCACAAGGGTACAATTATGTACTAAATGATTATTTGCGAAATAATTATGATTATCCTCTACTTCAATGTCGTATGCTTTTAAACTGTGTTCTCTTTGTGGGCTTGGTATAGTAATTTTATATATTTTTTCTTCAGACAATCCAATATAACTATCATCATTCTCCCACCATTTAATTTCTTCGCATTCTTGGATGTCTGTTCTATTTGGTAGCTTTTTTGCTCTTAATTCTCTAGGAATATAAGGAGCAATCATTGAGAAAAATTTCATAGATGAATCTTGTGAAATCCTAATAATATAGCCATCACCTAGTTCTTCGTTAACAATAGGTTTTTCTAATTCTATATAATTAAAAAGTCCAATATTATTTAAATAATCGCTTAATATTTTAACATTTTCATATGGATGCCTGTTTGTATGTAGTATCGCTCCTGCAATTTTATTTGTGACATTCTTTCCTTCTTCTTGACTTTTAACTAAACTTCCATCGTCTATAAAGAAAATTGCCCAAGACAGATTGGTCATATGGCTTAATATTTCGTCTGTCCATGTTATTCCACATCTAATATGATTCTTATTATCATTGAAATAATTAGGAAGCGCCATTGTATGAAAATTGATATTAGTCATATTGTTTTTTACTTTTGAATACCCAGATGTTTTGTGAGTAATTTTTGGATTGAATGTTTTAAACATTTTTTCAAATTTATAAATGATATCATCATATCCATTATTTTTCGTTTTACTCGTATGTATTTCTAGTACATCAGAATATGTATTAGAACGCTTAACAAACCATCCATCACCAAGCAACATGCCCAAAATCGCCTGTTGTTGAATTTTTGACGGTGTATGGTATTGTTTGTAAATAATATCTCCAGATTTTAATTTTTGTGCTTCTATATACCCGTTTGGCGTAAAGAACATGTGGTTTTTTGTACATTTAGTTCCACCATATGATGGATCGTCTTTATCTATACATTTAGGTACTCCCTTTTCAGTATATATTGTCATCCATTCTTCTTGTTTTTTTAGTCCATTGTAAAAAACATTCGACACTCTTTTTGGTTGGACAATTCCATCTGGTGAACAACTAAGAACAAAATCTCCAATTTGAATTTTGTTAATATTTTTATATGTACCATCTGCCATTGAAATTTTACACGAGCTAGTGAAGCATCCATCTAGTTTATAGCTACAATAAAATGGCTGATTGCCAATAAATCTTTTAATTTCATTAACATCTTTAGTCTTTGCCGCAGAAAGCATTGGTTTACTATGCTTTACTTTCGTAAAACAATCAAGTACTTGCCCCTGCACCTTACGAGTAGGAGAATTTGCAAGCCAAAATCCTGTTTTATCCTCAAGTGATTTAAGTTCATCAAACTTCTTATCATATTCGGTGTCAGAGATCGTCGGACGGTCTAAATTATAATATTCATCGCAATACTGCAAAAGTTTGGCTGTTAAATTTTTAATAGTTTCAATTTTATTCACTCAATCATCCCTCTGCTCAAAAATTCAATCATCCTAGCTTTATTGTTTCGTAAATCATTGTTGTTCTCATAAACTGTTTCAAGAACTTTATCTAAAAGATACATAAAACCTAATAAAGTAGTTTGATTAATTTCTTTAATCATCCATTTACGACATTCACATTCAGTATATTCTTTATCAGTACATTCTGAACGTTTTAATCCTAAATCACAATTCATGCATACTGATTCCATATTTGATCTCCTAACTTATTTTTTGTTTATTTTAGTAGTCTGTTAAAACTATGGCTCTATTCCAGAAACTAATCTTCTTGACTTCATTTTCCTGTATATCTTTATATAATACAGAGAACTTCTTAATTGCAGATCCCTTGCTCATTGCATATACGACTGCAACATCATCAGTAAACTTATGCCCAACCATCTGATTAGGTCTTGCAAAATAATAAATACCCATCATTTATTCCTCAATTCATTGACAGCATCTACAAGCTCGTTGATTTTTGAAATAAGATCGTCGCCAGATACGCCCATATTCCAACCATAACTTGTCAACTTTTTAAGCTTTTTGTCTTGGTATGTAAAAGTATACTGGCCAATACGGTTATAGAGATAAGGAAAATCAACATTATGCATAATCCCATATTCTTGACCTGCATGATAACCATGACCATCGCTAGTACACATCCACAATACATCACCAGTGGCACGTACAGAGCTGATATAGCCAATGGTGCCATCCTTTGTTTCAACATAATCTCCTACATGAAATTCATAATCCATACAATTTTTTCTCCATCAATTCTATTTTTTACTTGCCGTTATTATGGCAATCTTCACAAACCGCGTATCCTTTATATACATATTCTCCATCTACAATTTCATATCTGTCAAAAAAACCTGCCTCGAAATACATATCACCTTTTTTAACAGTTTTCCCACAGCAACTACATGTTGCAAATTCTTTATTGTCTGTCATAGCTTTACTCCTCATCGCCGCACAATACGTCCTTATATTCCATAAACAAATCATTGATTGCCTCTGCCATGATTCTGTGCTCGGTATGCGCTTCTTCTTTATAATAAAGATTACGATACCAATTAAGAATTTCTAAAGGCTTGGTCATATTGCACTCTTCAACTGCTTTCACAAAATAATTTTTAAGATCCATAAGTTACTCCTTATTCGTCTAATTTGTCCTTACATTCTGGGCAATAATCTTTATTGCCATCTGCATAATGAATCCATCCTGCTTTCTTCGCCTTGTCTAATGCTTCATTGTAGCTATTTGCATATTCACTATGCTTGCCGCATTTATCGCAAATTCTATAATGTTTTTTTACAGTTTCAGTCTGGAGGAAACAAAGAAATAGCATGGAGAAAAGACATATCCACCACTTGTTGAAAACAATCGCAAGAGTAGTCCAGCAAATTATACATACACTATTTCCGATTGCCCATGCCCACCATGCACTCTTATTCATATACCTTCACTCCTTATATTAAAATGTAATTTTTATCATTCATCTATGTAAACATGACTCTCTTTAAGTTCCCATTCAAACTCTGAGAAGTCACCGTCATCTGTCACAAATCTACCACGCAACAGATCCAATTCAACAATTTCATGATATCCGCCATCACCATCTTTATAATAATATGTATAACCGCCTGACGGATAACCATGTAACAAGTCTTGCACTTCCATATTTAACATTTCTTCGAAAGTTATATTTTTCATATACCAACCCACCATACATTTAGCATATTTGCTCTACATCTTTTGTTGTTACGAAAATTTGATATTCTCCAAATTTATCCTCTACTTTTTTTTCGTCTACCAGTTGCCAATCAATCGACACAATATTTGCCAGCGGGTACATTACCCCATAATTATCTTCCAAGTAACCATCCCTTTTAATATCAATCATCATATATTCTGGAACACTACACAGCAATTTTTCTACAATTCCATAATTATATTCAAAACCCGTATGCCTATGACCGTCTACAGTAGTAAAAACAGGCTTAAACTTTTGAAGAGTCACCATATTCTTTCTAAATTCTTTTTTAAACAATCCCATACATTCACCTTAAAAATATATTTTTATTTGTTATTTAACACCAATTTCCTACTCCATAATTGGCATCTTTATTAAATTTCTGCTGGTCTTCAACCCATTTAATTAATTCTTCTTTATTGTAATATGTAATATTACCTATAGTATGAGGAAAAATTAACATGTTTTCATACTTTTGAACAATTGGCTGCTCATAACAAGCAGTTAGACTACAATATCCAGAAGACGAATTTCTATATGGACAAGCATATTCGCAACATTGAATCATAATATTCCTCCTAAAGTTTTGTTTTGTTTCTACAGCAGATATAATACAATAGTTGTTAATGCAGAAGTAATAAGCGGTATAACAATCATTTTTATATAACTCCTAATAAATTTTTTTTGCTTTTTATCTTACATGCTTTTATACTTCTAGTCCATGATTGATGTAAAACGAGTACGTTCATATGTTCGATTTTTATAGTCTTCAAAGCTCATAAAGAATGGACAGATATTGGTATTTTTACATCCACAATCTCCATAATTACAATGCCACCATTTATATTCTATATTCCCACTCAGTTCTGCATGGGGGCAATCCATTTGGTGCGATGGCATCTCATCTACTAAAATTTTCATAATTTATACCTCGTTACTTAGAAATAACCTGCTCATAATGGCGTAGTTCAACAATTGCTTCCTTGATTGCACAAGCAGGAGTCCCATAATAAGTGCATCTAGAGCACGAATATTCAGGACACTTCTGTAGTCTATTAATTAGATCGTTAATCATTTTTTTAACCTCCTACATTAATAAGTCTTTCAATATAATTTCTATCCTGTGAGAAGATAGGAATTTCATTATCAATAACCCATTTACTTCTCTGGGTATAACCACAAATATTGCCTACCTCATCATACGCAGTAAGACCATCATCAACCTTAATGCAGCAACTACCACGCTTTAAAGTTGTAGCATAATCGTTCCAATTAATGCCCTTCTGGGTCATAAGCATATCCTGAATGTTATTGCAAGACTTGCCATGAAGATCCTTATGACTAAAGTTGGCCTGACCTACAGACAGGATGGAATTGCGAGTAGCATCTTGTTGCCGCCATAGCATATAATTGCAAACCTCTTCTTTTGGAATTGTAAAGACACGAGAATCAAACATTGCACCTTTATTCGTCGCAATTTCAAGAGTTTCAATATAAGAAGCATCTTTTTCCTCAAGGTATTCTGTATAAAATCGTTTAGATTGTTTTGAAATATTACGAGTAAAAGCTTTATTAAACGCGAGAGTAGCCATGCTTGCAGAAACGCTACACATCTTCTGTAGATTGTTTCCAAACCAAGCATCTGTGGTAAGCTCTGCATAATCCACTAATACAAGAGAAATCTCGTCACTCTGAGTATAGCCAAGGACACAACCCTGAATGTTCTCACAGAGATATTTCATAGTTTCCTGCATGGTTTTTACTAGGATATCATCAAACGGTTTCTTAAAACCTCTTGTAAAAGTGTGAAAACTCTTGCCGTCAATGCGTGTAATTATTGGCATTCTACGAGTTAGATAATATCTGCTAATATTCTCGTAGTTGTTTTTCATTCTATCACCAAGTGTAGTCTTGTCCATAAGTTAATTCCTTTCAATTTCTTTCAAAGTATTAGTTGACGCATCATAAGTATAAGGCATTCCATTCTGCGCATAATAAGGAGACATATAGCCGTATCCAGAATATCCCGCGCATTCATTGAAAAGTATATACACGATTTTGGTCTCCGTATCATAATATAGGTCTTGCATGGCTGTTAGTCTCAAACGACCATTAGTATTCTTTATATAATCCTTAGAACCAGTTGAGGCACATCCTGCTAGACATAGAAGAGAGATCGTCAAAGCAACAAGGCAAATAGCTGTTTTAAATTGTTTTTTCATTTTCTTTCTCCATATTAACAATCAGGAAATCATAAACGTCTCCCCAATCATCAATAATAACCGGTACATCGTTAACAATTACATCTCCAATTTTAAATCCATGCAACCAATCCTCTTCAAATACAAAGTAACCAATCCATTCTTCTTGGTCATGGAACACTTCTTCGAGCAAATTAATAACAATATCAAAAATATCTGTAATATAAAATCCACAAAAATCTTCACAAAGATCTTTTAGAGCACTATCAACTCTTGCAATTTTCGTATCCAGATTTTCAAGATGCTTCATAGTATTAATAAAAACTTCTTTAGAGATCATTAGTTGCCTCCCCAATTTTCCTTGGATTTATTAGTTCAATCTTTACATGGCTATATAGGCCACCAGTGCAGTATATAATTCCATTTGTTATGGCTATTTCCAGTGATACAAATTGCAGTTTATCATACTTAGATATTCCATCTCCAATTTTATATCTTGCCCCATTTTTATCAACAGACACTACAAACTCTCTGTATTTTAATACAGGATTATATTTAATCCATTCATTTTCTGTGTCGCATCTCGGACGTATTGTAAGAGGATAAGTTTCCATAAATTACTCCTTAATATTCAACTTATAACCAAGCTCTTTCTCAAGCTGTTTCTTTGACACTTCTCGTTCAACAACTTCAAATGTAGCCCATTTGTCATTTGACGCGCAAACATTAAATTTTGTAAGTATTTTTCTTGAGTCCCACTGATACTTCCACTCTTCATCTTTTTCTTGTGTTATATTAGTAAGTGTAAGATCAATTTTTGGAAAATGAACTTTAATTTTGTCGCCGTTACTCGCATAGCATATCCCTGTATAATCAAGATAAGGAGTGCCATTTTCAACATAAATCTTTACGTCAGTGGGGGTAATATGGCTATCAATAATTACATTACTATTCATTACTTGTTCTCCTTTTATTCAACCAATCACAATACTTTTGACATTCTTCTTTTGATGTAAATCCAATATTTTTACCATATGTAAGTTGATCTCGCTTTTCAATAACATCATCACAGAACTTATCATATACAAACTGGATCCCAAAATCTTTATAAGAATAATCATTCCATCTGCTGTCGCCAGTACATTGATAACTTTTATCGAGACGATAATATCTTTCCGATGGATAATTTGCGTCATTAACTCTATATCTCAATGCCTCAATCCATGTCTCTTCTGGTTCATACCAATAATCTGGCTGTGAACATGTGCAACTCTTGCTCGTAGTTGTCCCATCAGGCCAAGTCAAAACCCACTTCCTATTTTCGTCACATTTGTCGCACTTAGGCTTTTCATGTGGTTTATTATATGCAATCCAAAGCTGAGATTTTTCAAGCGCGTCCTTAAAGATATCGTCAATAGCAGTCTTATAAAATTCTTTTTCTACTTCTCTACGAAGATTTCGTGATTTATATTCCAGATCACTTTCTTTTCTTGATACTTCTAGTGATTTGTCCTCAAGTTCTTTGTTGCGCTTCTCAAGATACTCATTGCGTCTTTTAAGCGATTCCATGTCACTCTTCAAAGAGTCTTTAGCTGCATCAATAAGCTTTGATTTTATTTCATCAAATAATTCATCTGCTTCAGACGGTTCCCACATAGGCTCTTCATAATCCCAATAACTCATTTAATTATCCTTTCTTAATAACCTTGAATACTTTTGTCATGGAATGGTTTCACTGGCGCGAATAATTCATAATTGTTTTTGTAATTGCAGTTTTTCTTAAACTGGCAATCAATCTCGCACCCATATACAAAGTAGCTATGCTCACAATAGTCACAAAGATCTTTTCTTAGATTATATTTGATTAAATATTTTGCTCTAGACACATCGTCATTCTGATGCCTATATTCATGTGCAATGCACTTGTCATAATCATTGAAAACTTCTCCACAATAATCACATTTATATTGCTCAACTTTTGTCATGTTTTGTCTGTCGCCTTCTTTCTACCACGTCTTTTTGGTGGCTCTTCTGACTTAATATCTGGTTTATCAGGAAGCCACATCCAATAAAGTACATTCATATATGTGTTCCAAACTCCATTCTTAATGGATACGACTTTAAATTTATCTGCATCTGTATAGCCAAGAACATCTACCATGTCTGGAGGGAGTTTATCTTTTGTACTATTCCATCCCATTGTAATTAATCCTTTCTAATCTCACATTCTTTAATTAATACTTGTGGAGAAACTTGTCCATTATATACGTTAATACCCAATGTACCAATTACATTAATATATGTCTCTTCTCCTGCAAAATTATTATTCATCCAATCAAATACTTCATTTGATTCATCGCATTTGAACATAACATATTTGATATTCGTATCCTCGTCATAAATTTGAATTGTATCATCGTTCTTGCCGACAATTTTGGCATTATCATTAGATATATATAAATCTTTAATCAACCACAATGGTTCGTCTACTCCATGTGCAAAAGTTGATTTATATTTATCAAGTTCTTGGCACCACGAAATTGATACATCTTCTGCATCAACAATGAAGTCTACTATATATATTTTTTCAAAAGATACGTCTTTAAGATTTTCATTGAACCATTCTCGTGCCTTATTAATGTCAGTCAAGCAAAGACCGAATGCTTGTGCATGGCCCTGTGACATAGTAGATTCCGGGCATTTATCGACAAGTTCTCTGAAGTCTTCAATTGGACAATAATCAAAAGCTCTACCGCTTCCAGCAAATCCATTATCTGTTTCTATAACAAGAAGTACAGGCTTATTCAGCATCTCAGACATCTTCATTGCAACAAGCCCTGTATATGCTGGATTTAATTTACCTGTCGCATCTACAATAGCAACTTTATCATTAGAATAATCATTAGAAACCATGAATGCCTTGCATGCTTTGTCTTTAGCGCGATCTTGCTTCGATTTATATGATTTTGCAATCCTAACGCAGTGTTGATAAATATTTTCTTCAACAGGAAAATTTTCTCCACGTTTTATATATTCAAAAGTTTTTTCTTCACATTCACAAAAAGCATTAACCAGCAATTCTCGCTCCTCAAATGAAGCACTACGTAGAAACGCATTAATCAAAGGAGTAACGTAGAATGCAATTGTAAATGGAGATACAATCCCTTTTGTAGAAAAATCCTGCGCCTTGAGAATCTCTTGCAACATTTTATTGTTAATATGTTCTATCCCATAGTTAACCATTGCACGAGTATTAAATGATCTCATTGACATTACATCTGAAATATCTGCTAATGCCACTAGGTCAGTAAAATGATCTTCACAAATATCATTCCAATAACACTCATCTAATGCTTGCAGGAAATTATATGTAACATGAGCGCCACATGCTTCCTTATTTGGATACCTATTAGATGCTTGGTTATTTACTACAATAGCAGGATTTAATTTGTCTGTGGACACTTGATGGTGATCAAGAACAATTACTTCAATACCATTGTTTATTAACTTTCTACATTCATCCACATCATTACTCCCTGCATCTGGAATAATCAATAACTTTGTATTGTCTGGAATATCAAAGTCCCAAGATGCTAGACCGTGCGACTTGTTCTTCTTATGCACAATAATTGATACTGGATAGTCTGCGTCCATGAGTTTAATATATTGATACATCATTGTTGCACTTGTGATTCCATCAACATCAGTGTCAGACAAAATTGCCATTTTATGCTTATTATAAAAATGACAATCAAAACAATTTACTGCTTCATCTATAGAATTTAAATTATCCCAATTGTCGGAACAATTGTCACACAACGCTAGGTATTTATTATAATTTTCAATCCCTCTATTATTTAATACTGTTTTTAAAATATTTGTAGTATCATTATTGCCTATTAATTTATATTTCAAATGCATGCACCCTTTCTTTGTGATACCACTATATCACAATAATTTGGTATTGTCAAGCAACAAAATGGCTCCCAGTTGCCTAGGAGCCATATTTTTTTTGATATACTATTGTGTTTTTATATGAAATGCATTATCTTTGATAGATTTTAAACAGTTCTGACATAGACATGCCATTTGCACGAGCAAGATCAACTGCCAGAGCACATACATTTCTTGGCTGTGACGCCCCAATTGCTTTACTCATATAGTCTAGAAGAGTATTATATTCATCGTTGCAATGACCATCGCCCTCCCAACAAATAATATCACGACCATTAATCTTAATAAAATTATAAGGAGTTCCCATGTTTGATCCTTTAGTAAAGCTCCACCAGCCCCAATCGTCAGGCCATTCTCCTTCATAATCTTCCATGCGTTTCATGTCTTTCTTATCAATTTCACATACTTTATATTGATCACCAGAATATTTTGTAGCAAATTCTACATTAAGTTCTTTAAATGCTTTTTCAATATTACCACCAGCAAGGATCTCAATCTTCATTTTTACATTTCTCCTTTACCATTTTTAGAACAGCTAGAACATCACGCTTATGAATATTATTTTCCATCCAATCACAATAATCAGGATGCGCTTTATAGATGTCTATGAGCTTCTGCCCACTATATTTGCCGAATGGTAACACATATTCTTCTGGGTTAATAGTTGTATTTTTTGGTTCAATATATCCTGTAAAATCCATTGTAAGGCATTTGCGGCTTGCAAGGTAATCGGCAACATGGAGCATCCTAGAGAATCTATCGCTAGGTTTTGGAAGAACAACATTGTTTTTCCTATCCTCTGACCACTGCCCCATGTGCTTAGAGACCACATCAGCGATAAATTCAATTTCCTCATGATCTAAGTATTTCCCATCATATTTTCTAATTTCATCTGCCATCAGTAGTGGATGATTAAATCTTGTATATTTAGAAGTTTCGTAATCTTGCTGAGAACCACTTTTGCGACCATCGTGCAACAATCCCGCTACACGCATTAAATCCATCTGTCTCGTAGTAAGCTTACTATTGTACTGCTCAAGTTCAAAAAAGAAATTTAAGAATCTTACAACCGCAATTTGATGACGCATAAGCCCGCCTTCTCCAAGACTATAAGCGGGATGATATTTTCCGGTACTTGAAGCGCCAACGTGCCATATGTAATCTGGCATATCTTCAAGTAGCACCATGGCAAATTCTTTAATATCTGCGTTCGTAATCGTATTTAAAATCGGCTGAACCAATTCTTTCTGATCATTTGTCATTATCTTATTTCCTCCAAATTAATAATCTTCATCATTAATATAATCAACAATTGGCCCCTTTCGCCCGCAATTGTCACATGTTGCATTATAGTCTGTTAGTACAATATGCTTAATCTCTTTCTTGCTCGGCTTGGCGATCTTAATAAAACATTTTTTACAGAGATCCTCACTAACTTCAACACAATTTCTTTTATACACTTTTAACTCTCCTTAATCACAATTTCTTCGTCGGCGTATCCGCCATCAGTTGTATAATGTATTTTTTTAATACCAAGGTCTTTGAGATAATTCATGCATGCAGCGCATGGACGAGATGGTGAAAGCTCATGATTTAGATTCTCTCTATATGTCCATACTTCACATTTGCTAACATCAATGTCCATATATTTCAACTGCCCAAGTGCAGCAACTTCTGCATGTGTCAAATGAAGCGGCTCTGTATTGGTTGCAGAACAATCAAAATTTCTATATTTATTATATTTCTTTTGAATCGGTGAACTCTTTCTGCTATTGAAGCCTACACCTACAACTTTATTGCCACACGTGACAATTGCACCAATATGTACTCTTGGAAAACTGCTCATTTCAGAAGCAGCCTTTGCATGTTTAAAAAATTTTCTCTGTTTATTCGTCATTATCCTCACGCAAACTATATATATTATTTTTAATTAGATATTTAAATTTTTCGGGATTGTCGCTAGGAGATTCTTTATTGTCAAGAATATGATCTTTATCAATAATTGCATATACTGGAATCCCATTTAAGAACATATTTGAAATGTTTTTTAATTGTTCTTCATCGACATCTTCATCATAACAAAAAACAATCTTGGCATTTAATCTTGTTAGCATCTCAACTTGAGTTTTTGAAATCTTTGTGCCACCAGTACTTACACCATAATACCCCATGTCATACAATTGCTGCACAAATTTTTCACTTTCACCAACCCATACCTCCCCTGTATGTTGAATTAATTTTATATTTTGAAATAGACCATACAAGATTCTTGACTTTGCACATGGTTCGAGAAAAAAATATTTAGACATTCCACTGTCCGGGTCATATTCCATTCTTCTTGCTTTAATTCCAACCAATGTCCCAATCTCATCTCTAATTGGAATCGCAATTGAGTTTGTCATTGGATCAAAAGAAACTTCAAATAGCTTTTGAGTGTTTAGACTAATTCCATCATCCTCCCATAGTTTATTGCCGTATGGGAGATAATAAGATAGAATTTTTTCTGGAATAGGTTTTATCGGAGTGTCATCAAAGTCCTCTTCTTCTGTCGCCATTTGCTGTAACATTTTAAGTATTTGAAGAGATTCTGGAATTTCTTCTGGCTCTTGATAATAATCTAGTCCAAATAAATTACAACAGAACTTAAGAGCTTCAGGAAAAGAATAGTCTTCGTTATAACAAATCAAATCAAAGATATCCGTTGTTCTTTTACTACTCGTCATTGTACGAGTATAATTTACAACAGTTAAATTTTCATTTAAATAAATAACAATTGCTGATTTGTTATCTCCAGTTTTATTCCCGCATGTAATATATCCACCATGATCGTGAATACTATGGCATCCAATCTCCTGAAGAATCTCTGGCAATTTTTCATTGTCTAATATGTATTCTTTTAAAGATTGTACATCCACGAATATTCACTCTCCTTTCTATGTGGACATTATATGTCAATAATTTTGTATTGTCAAGAGGTTAATTTAATATTTTATCAATGCGCTGATACATCGGCAGCATGCAATAAACAAATATCGTTAAATAAAAGTTCACCAAGAAGTTTCCTATCTTTCTGCATAGCTTTGTCAGATTGCTCCCATGCGAGATAAGGCCGCATATGCCACTGAACAAGCTGTGCTACATATAAATGCCTATCTATGCCACTAAAGAACAAGCTATCGAATGACCCACAAAATTGATGATTGTAATAATGGCATTCGTCTGTTTGTTCCCCTTTGGCATTAATATATGTTGCACACTTAGGTTTACCACAATCATGAATTAAAGCAGCAGATGTAATTTCCCAAAAATTCACAGGAGTCCCATAGACATACATAAATGCTTTCACACAATGTTCTCCAAGAGTTAATGTATGATGGCTATTATGTTGGTCATAATTCATAACAGATTCAACCCAGTCACATATGCTTCCATAACTTCCTTCTGCACCTTCAGAATAAACAATATCAATATCATCCCAGCCCTCGTACCAAAAAGGCACATTAAAATTCATATACATACGCTTAATTACATACTCTGGAACCTTACGCTCACGCTGTGCGTTGCGCTCAAGACATACCTCATAAGGTGTTGCCATAAGGACTGCAATCTTTTCACAAGGAATTTTGTTGAGAGACTTAAGAAACTCCATGCGACGCTTATAACTGATATTACAAGCGTCATAAATGGCGCTTTTTCCATAAGTAAGGCATCCTCGAATACGCTTGTGGAGCTCTTTAAATAAAACATCATTGTTTGTCTGATGGTTTACATCTCCGAACATTTCCTCTCGAAGTGCGTCACTAGAAAAAATTTCTGCATCATATTTTGCTGCAAGTTTTTTGGCTTGTTCACTCTTGCCGCTTGCTGGCAAACCGATCATCATTATAAAAATAGGTTTATTCATTCGTACTCCTTAATAAATAAAATTCCTGCATTAAATTCTATACCTATATTAAAGCACCTCAGTCAAAATTCTAAAGTCTTTAAACGTATTCTTTTCGATTACAACTTCAACGGGCTTATTAACAAGTTGTGACACATAATTAACTTTTGCATCTTGGAGTATTTGATATATTTTATCAACACACATTGTAATACCATACTGTCTTTCTGCAGTTGTCCACTTACATGCTTCACTGATGTTTTCTGTATATCTAGACCCGCATCCAATAGAAGTTCCATCGCTAAGTTTAAAACGTAGCTGTAGCCCAAAAAGAAACGGATAATCGCTAACCATTCCATATTCTGCAGAAGTAATTTTACCTAAAACTTTTCCTGTCGTTTTAATCACCAATCTCTTTCTTAATTGCAATCTTCATAATCTCGTACTGTACGCTATTTAATAATGTGTCAATATCTTTATTAATAGGCCATTCGCCTTCCAAGAATTTATTGCCCATTCTTTCAATATGGTCAATTGCTGCTTTTGCAATCAATCTAGCATCACCCAATGCATAACATCCACGCTTAACACTAATAAGATAGTCCGCCTTTTCAGAAATCAAACAATCTTGATAAGAAATGCCATTAATATATCTTTCAACATACTCTTCTATACGCAGTAAATGATGAAATTCTTTTGGCGAGTAACCAAATTTCTCAATATCACTGTGGTGTGAAGGCGATTCATGCTCCATTTGCTCATATTTTCTACGAGCCAACCCGCACATAGTTTTAATAGCTTTGCAAGGGTCATAATTTGCAATCAATTCATTATTTTCAATTAACCTGTTCCACTCTTCTGCATATAAAGGATTTATAATGCAGTATGGAGAAAATAAGATCTCCAAAAAATTAAGGTTGCACTTACGAAACGTTTGTAACATAAGACGGATATCCTTCCAGTCAGTATGTGAGTCGTCTGCTCTTATATGTGTAGTGCTAATAGGTTGGCGGTTCATTGCAATATCTTCAAATGTTGGAGTAATAATAAGTTTAGTGTCGATGTCCGACGTGGGCGTATCCAAGCCATAATTACCACTACCTTGATAGAAGATCCCCACAATTCTATCCTCTGGAAAGTATTCGAGAGCTTCGTTATAATGCTCTCGAACACCGTCCATTATGTATTTATCTGAATGATAGTTCATTCTTTCATCTCATTCTCCTTTAATTATTATGTTTTAGCAAATACTCGCGGCTGACATTTTTGAAACTATCACTACCATCCAAAGAACGGTACACAATACCTTCACGCATTACATCTGGATTCACCTTGGACTTGCCAGTTGCAAGCGCCTTAAGTTCCTCCATAGTGTCTGGCATTTGAACTTTTCCAAGAATGGGAACCCATTTCATGCCCATCTTTTCAATAATCGCCCTACCAATGATAGAATTATATCTTCCCCTTTCAGAATCTTTAAAATTAAAAACATATAAATCATCTTCCTTGAGCTTCAGAGGATTGCCCTGAACAGAACCTACGCCCTCGCCTTGAATGCATACCCATTTAAGCTTAGGAAATTGATTCAGGATATCCTTCAAATGCTGTTCGATATTGTACTTGAACGCCAAATCCCAATAGATGTTATGGTCATGGTAACACTCTTGCTTCTCGTCCTGCTGTCTGACATTACGAGAACAAACATAAAACTCAAACTTATTACGCCCTTTTCGTTCAAGTGCATAAGTACAAGAAGTGCCATCTAGCTTTTCTGTAGCGATATAAGTCTTGCCATCACTAATACGCCAAGGCTGATTTTCTACACGCTCTTCGTCTGTCTTTGAAACAAATGAAGGAAAACCACGAGGGTTATCTTTCTTCTTGCCGAAGAAGAAAAACATAACCTTACGCCCCCAAGAACGACGCATCATCCAACGTGCCCACTTCTTTTTAAAGATTTTCTGGTGACGAGCGGCCATAGATTTATATTTTGCATTAGGATCGCCATTGCTCTTACGAGCATTGTCCTCTTGTACGGAATACTTAATTCCAAGAATATCGGTTACATCAGTCCCCTCTGAAAGCCCTGCCAACTCTTTAAATGCAGACTGTGGCATGGCAAGGCCCTGACTGATACAATTAAACTTACCAAGCTTCATTGTCTTGACCTTAAAACCTTTTGCACGAAGGAATTCAAATTCCTCTCTCTCAGGGACTTTTGAGTCAATCTCAATATAAACACAAGGATCGCCTTCATGGAATTCACCTTTCTTACAAATGAGATTCCATCCAAGCACATTACACTGTTCAATATTATCTGCACCATCAATAGGACGAATGTTAGTTACATGCTGAATGTATGCAAGCGCTCTTTTATTATTGATAATCATTTATTAAATCCTTTCTATAATTTTGTACTATCAATTAAGTGATCTCAATCTTTCAATGACCTTTGGAAGGATTACACAAGCATAATCAATTTCTTCTTCTGTATTGTATCTTCCAAGAGATACACGAATGCTACTTAATGCCTCTTCGTCAGACAAACCAATTGCTTTTAGCACATGAGATGGGACGGAATTGCCTTCATTGCAAGCTGAACCCGAACTAATAGCAATCCCAAATTCGTCAGCCATCGCAACAACATCTGAACCGTGCACACCATCAATTCTAAAGTTCAAAATGCTATCTAAATGCTGTTTTTTATCTGTTGCTCCATTAATTGTGACACCTTTTACATTCAATAAATTATCTTTAATCTTATTGGATAAACGTGCAATTTTTGCATTATTTTCATCCATATGGACTGTCGTATCTTCTAACGCAGCAGCCATAGCCAAGACACCAAGAACATTGGTTGTGCCACCTCTGATTCCTCTTTCTTGACTTCCACCATTAATTAAAGGATGAATATTAATGCCATCTTTGATATAAAGGAAACCGCATCCTTTAACCCCACCAAACTTATGAGCAGAGCATGACAGCATATCTACGCCAAGCTCTTCTACATTAATTTTCATATGAGGGAATGCCTGAACTGCATCTGTATGGAACAACATATGATTATCATGAGCAATCTTTGCTAACTCTTTAATTGGCTCAATAACTCCAAGTTCATTATTTACCATCATACATGAAGCAATACCCGGACTAATACCGAAATAATTATTTTGCAATTCATTTACTCTTTTTTCAAATTTCTCTGTATCAACCATTCCTCTATAATCAACCTTGAATTTATAGTCTGGATTAATAGAATGATGCTCAATGTTAGATGCTAGTGTAAAATCATGATTTAAAACCCATGAATTTGCTTCAGATCCACCAGAAGTAAAGTAAATCTCGTCAGGTTGTGCTCCAATTAGTGCCGCAATCTTTTCACGTGCTTCCTCGACTTTAATCTTTACTTCACGAGCATCCTCATATGAACTGTTTGGATTATAATATTCATCAAGATTGTCAAGGATAATATTCTTTGCGGCTTCACAAATTGGAGATGTGGCAGCGTTATCTATGTAAATCATAATTAATGTACCTCGTCTTCTTCTACATTATATTCCTTTGCAATGCCGTCAAGAAACACCATCAAATAATCAGGATAATCTTCTACATTTTCATATCCAAGTGAGCCAATAATATTATAATTAAGATATCTAATCTTAGTGATAATCTCATATGCTGCATCTTGTCTACCATCTCTATAGCCCTTTTCATAGGACTGCTTATCTAGATTGTTGTAATCCATTTTTGATCCATTGCCTCCTTAAAATCTAATTTGTTAATAATTTTGTATTAGTTAATCCAACCATATGTACTAAAAAATGCTTTATAGTGTCTCTAAGCTGTATTGTAGCACTATAATTTTGTGTTGTCAACACTTAGTCCTCATATTCCATTTCATTGTTGCGAGTTCGGCATTCTGATAATAAGGTGTTTCAACTCCACAGTTAAGACATCTCACATATCCTGCTCCATATCCAGTAATTCGCATATTGGGATCACTCCCACAAAAAGGACAGGGTTTTAGCTCATCCATCTCAATTATCCACCATATCAGTAACAAACTTCTTATATTCCCAATCAACGCACTGCTTGTTTGTCATCCATCCAGTAGACCCCTTGAGGCACTTGCCCTTTCGACTACAGGTTTCACAAACATGTCCAATCTGTAGGTCGTGTGCAAGGTCTGCAATGTCTTCTCTAAGGGCATCTGCAATTTTACGCTCTTCGGAGATTCTCTTGTTAAACTCGTTATAAGCATAGGTATATTTTTGGTCTGCTACAGTAAGCTGCTCTGCCGCCGTCCTCAGTGTGTGGCACAGTTTGCACCAAGACTTTTTGCCCTTTGCGCAATCCTTATCAGAGCACCACTTTCTACGTTTAATGTCTTCTGCCTGTTCAATAAGATCCGTTGCAATGTTAGCCATTTTCATTTTCTCCTTCATTATTATTTGTGTTTTTGGCATTTTTATCTTCATCTGTTGGTTCATGGTTAATATCATAGCCATATGTATTAAACCAAAAATCAATCAGATTTTTACTAATTTGATCACCATTTCGTGCATTTAGCTTTTCGGCCAAAGTACTCATTTTCATATATCTCAATTCAATCCACCTCAATAAAGACTCATGTTTGTGGAATAACACAAATATGTCCATCCAAGATGGCTATCATATAAGGCTTTATAAACTCCACTACCCTGTTTGAAATTCGCTTGAAAAACAACCGAAGGCTCCATGATTCTTTCTCCATCCAATAGTCTTCTTGCAATTTCAATGCATCGCTCACTAGGAGTTAGGCTCGCAATATATCCACTTCGTGCTCCATGATATTGTCCGGGCTGATAAACAACATCAGTAATCGTATTAGGAAACTCAGGAGATGCAACACGATTTAACACAACTTCGCCAACACACATCTTCCACTCATCTGACAGAAAATCACTTCCTGCCTCTGCATATATTACTTTTGCTAAAAGCATTAAGTCACTTTCAGAATATTGTGGCTGTGGTGCGGAAAACATATCTGGTTGATCTTCAGCAACCACTTCTGCAACTTCTTCATATGTAATAAGTTCATCCTCTGGATCCATGACAAGCATGTCTTCTAGTGCCGGTGTCTCCGTACATTCTATGGGCATTTCTTTCAAAGGTTGTTTGCTGTTCATATTCTTACCATCATTAATCGAAATTGAAAATAAAATTAAAATAATAAGACCAACAATGATAAGTAGTTTTTTAATATTATTCATTTTTTTACCTCGCAATAATTTTGTATTGTTCAATCTATCGTTATCATATCATATATTTTCATTTTGTCAATTGTACAAATTGCACAAAAAAAATGGGAGCCTAGAAAGCTCTAGGCCCCCTGTGGTCGCTGCCAATAATGGTCAACGCCAATGGAGCGGTAGACGAGGCACGATCTCGCAACAATCAGATTGGAAATCTGATGCTCTACCATTGAGCTACTACCGCATATTCTTACTTCTGTGTCAGCTTGTTAAGCTCCCTCTGTGCTTTGTTGATCAGGTTTGCATTTACAACTTCACCCTTGGCCTTTAGCTTCGCAATACGATTCTCATAATGTAGTGCAGTCCTTGTGTTCATAATATATTCCTCCTAAAAATTAATATTTACATGGCAGCGGATAGAGGCTATGCTCCCCTACCTACAGATCCAAAGTCTGTCGTGCTACTATTACACTAATCCGCTATTTGGTTGCTGAGCTTCAGAATCGAACTGAATTGAGCTTGGTTATGAGCCAAGTTGAGATGCCAACCTCCCGCCAGCCATAAATAGCTCTGCCTTTATTCATCTAACCTGCATAAACAGGTAACAGAGCAGAAGATTATACCGGAGTCAAGTGGACTAAATTACAGAGAATAAATGGTGGGTCTGGGCGGTTACGCTCCGTCCGTAGTACGCTTAAAAGGCGTATATTCTACTATTGAATTACAGACCCATACTAAGTTATATCAAATAAGGGTTTTTATCTTCTTATATTCATCTTTTACATGAATCTTTTTATGGCACCAAGGACATTCAATAGATACTGCAATTTCTTGTCTGTCGCAATCGTCCATTTTAATAAAATACTCTTCAAAATCTTTATAATATCTACCAGTAGGCTCTCTATGAGCATCTTCATTCTGATAGGTAAATACGCAATCGCATTTAGGGCATCGCTGAGTAAATATAGGATTATCAAAATCTTTTCCTTTACTAATTATTTTAATTGCCATAACTATTCCTCTTAATATATATTTTAATGAGAGCGGCCAGACTCGAACTGGCGACTAAGGGTATTCAATAGCATATCCCTTCACGCTATAAAACTCTACCAACTGAGTTACGCTCTCATAAAGCGAGGTTTCCAATCCTTCTTTATCATAACCAAATAATTCAAACAAGAGCCTAGGTGCACATATCTCTTTCACTATTTGCTATCCGCTGTGCTACGTGATGGAAGTGACGTTACCTCGCTGGAGCAAGTAGTGTGATTCGAACACACATTTCCCCAAAGCGAACGTTTCCAAAGTAGCGATCTTTTTGTATCTCAGCTTTGTTAAATGAGAGAAGACCAATTCTTCCTTACTTGCATATAATGTGGAGCAGGAGGTCGGATTCGAACCGACGTGAGCAAAGCTGGCGGCTTACAAAACCGCTCCAATCGACCACTATGGGACTCCTGCAGATCTCTGTGTCTTTCCACAGCGCCAGCTATGCTTTGTTTGGTGGCGGCGCGCGACGTGCATAGCATCCACATTTTTCTAACGCAACTTGAATCGAACAAGTATCTCCCTCTGATAGTGAGGGCGCTTTCCCATTAAGCTATACGATAATATAATTTTAAACACTGGCAGGGCGGCGTATCCTGCATCTCAGATTCCCTATAAGAGGAGCGTCGGGAGCCTTTCCGACCTCAGTGTTTCATTTATGTTTCAACATTTTCTTTATTGCGTTTATTCATTTAGTTGTTCTATTGTCCATCCTTCTACAGAGTTGTTATATGGATACTTATCACTTACTACCTTCCAAGCATTACCTTCATTCCATCCCATTACTCTACACGCTTCTCGAAGTGAAGGGAAAATCTTCTCTTCGAAAGTTTGCTTATTCATTATTTTTACTGGGATAGAACACTTCTTAACACTAGCTGCATTTGCTTTCAAAGTATTATCAGGATGCCTTTTATTCACGTCTTTGCTCGATTCTAAAGCTGTGATAAAACAACAAGTTTCTTTGCTATAGTGTTTATTCCCATCAACCAATGTGTCTTTATCTAGCATCATCATTCTTTTTTTAGAATTTACCCACTCTTCATATCCGGGCAATTCTTTGATATCATTTACAAAATTACTAAGCAATCTCCATGAATCATCAACTGTTGTCCCTATGTAAGTAGGGTATTTCCCCCAACATTTTTCAGTTGTCCTATTCCACATTCCTTTCCATGTATCATAAATTTTTTTATTTAAATCTGATTTATTGATCCATCCAACTGGCATGTCATTAATCTTATTTAAATTGTTTTTTTGTGTTTTGTGACAACAAATTTTATTACTTCGCTTGATATTGGCCAATTTCTTTTCTACTATTGTTCCACACACTTTACAGGTGGCATAATACATTTTATTACCATCCTTATTTCTTTTACCACTTTCATGTATATCAGTATAAATTCCAATATCGTCAATTTTGTCGTTCATTCTTTGTCGTCCTTCCATGTGTTGAAAGCTATAATTTTGTATTATATGTAATTTGGTGGGACGAGAGTGATTTGAACACTCGTGAACGGATTATAAGTCCGCCATACTAGACCGCTGTATGACCGCCCCATGTTTTGCCGTCTTTCCGAGCTGTCACCGTTTCTGCCGATTTGTAGGGTTCGTTCGAACAGTTTAAGCAACTTGTCCCTTGGTAATGATAGCGAGCGAGGCCGCGTATGACCCCTAACAGACTTATCTGACATTGTACGCTACTCACCATCATTTGGTGGGCAGAGTGGGTGTCGAGCCCACTACCCCGAAGGAACGGATTTACAGTCCGCCGCGTTTGCCGATTCGCTACCTGCCCATATTTATTTGGTTGCTGACTCTGGAATTGAACCAGATTAAAACGATTTATGAGGCCGCTTGAGATGCCTACCTCCCGTCAGCAATATGTTGCAACTTTAGCAGTTTATATAGGTCGTACAGTTGCCACAAAGACCTGTGGTAATGATAGAAAGCGGAGCCGTGCATGACTCCATTTTATACCCATTCACCAGCTACTTTCAGCGAGTTCAAATTTAATCTTTCTCGATACAGGGAGCAAATCCTGCAACGGCTTTTATCCTTACTGGTTATCTGATATAAAATTTGCACTACTTACTACCATTTGGTACCCGAAGTGAGCTACGATCTCACACGCCTTGCGGCACAGCTTTTTGAGAGCTGCATGTCTACCAATTCCATCATTCGGGCATATTAAAGAATGCAAACGATAGGATTTGAACCCATGTCTTCCTCGTTCGTAGCGAGGCACTCTATCCAACTGAGTTACGCTTGCATATTTGACTCTTAGGTCAGTCAGCCACACATTACTTAACGCATTCCATTTGTTCGCGTGGTGCCGCTACCCGAATTCGAATCGGGACGCTTTTCAGCAGCAGATTTTAAGTCTGCGGTGTCTACCTGTTCCACCATAGCGGCATATCAATGGGCAGTTTTCAGAGATGCCCAGCTCTGCTAGTACTCGAAATTCTATCTATCTCACACATTAACTTTTTTCACATAAAGATAGCTACCATTCAGCCTTGTGGATAACCTATGGTCATTGAACTTGAAACCAAACCATTGCTCAAGGATTTTGTAAAACTTTGTGGGCACACAATTTTAATTAACAATTATCTAAAAGCCCTCTTTACAACTTTAAGACTTAAACTTTGACGAAAAAATAATCTTTGAGCATTGATCTCTGAACATTGATATTTAAACTTTAATCTTTACAGTTAGCAAATATATGTACATCTTGATTATAAGTCAATCCATATATTAGATCTTTTTTACTGTATTATTAGAATTAGTAAAAATATTGTTGAAGACCAATTTTTTTATTATTTCACATCAATGTATCGGTCAAAACCATCGAAGCAAGTCCGTTCTAGGTTTTCGAATGGCAGCAAGTTAGCTGCTTAATACTCGATATCAAGCACAGTTAGTGCGTTACTAACCGAAAGTGCCGCATCAACTTCAGTAATGAAACTAGAAATCTCATTATCAAGCTGCTCAATGGCATCCTTGACACCAATAGGATCAATGATGTCATAAGTGTTATCCTTGATGTACTGAGCACGAAGATTCTTCATCGCTTCCGAATCAACAGCCATCTTAGAATCCTTCGGCTGTGCCTGAATGACACTAAGAACATAATTCTCTGCTCTCTTCTCAAGAGGATCACCACTGTTCTTATCAAGCTCATTCTTTGCTACAGCATACTGAGATTCAAGACACTTCTTAAATGTGTTCTTGAACTCCATTCCATGGTTCTTCATCTCAATTGCGGTAGCAACTGTGTATTCAGTGTCACCAACCTTAACCTTCGTTACTGCATTAGATGCAACAACTGCCTTCTTGATTGCATTACGTCTTGCAATCAGATCAGACACCTTCTGGAAATCTGACTTCATACTGTTCTTGAACTCATTAATAGTCACTCCATGGATCTTATCATTAGAATGCTTATTTGCAACCACAAACGTACCAGAACGAATCGCATTATTGATACGTGAATCAATAACCTTAAGCTCTGCAAGCGCCTTGTGGACTGTCATCTGTTCCTTCGTTGCCATAATTCATAATCTCCTTTTAGTGATTTTTAATTATTAACTATAATTTTGTACTGTCTAGCGTGCTTACATATTACCACATTGCTTGTCATATGTCAAGTACATCTTGTGGTTTTTCTTTTTATGTATTCAATCGGCTCAATCAATCAAGTTGGCTCTCTCTTGACTACATTCTGGATTATACCACAATAATTTCGTATTGTCAAGGGGTATTTTCAAGAATTTCTACTGGAGTTTCAAATACACGACTGTTTAGTGCAATCAGATCTGCTCTAAACATATCAATGCGCTTATCAAAAGCACTATAATACTTCTTCATAAGCTTTTCCTTTGCAAGCATCTTGCCCTTCTCCTCGTCGTACACATCGCCTTTCGCAAGCTTGACCTTGACCTTAAACTGCTTGGGCATCATGTACTTCTCACGAATCATATAACAGTCGAACTCATTGAGAAACTTATCAATCTTATTAATTGCATCAAGCTCAGTTCCTCTTAGAACAGCGAACGTTTCCTTCGTGTTGGGGTTGCTATAATACTGAATAGCCATTTTTTCTTTTGTCCTTTCTTTTTTAAATAATTTTGTATTGTCTTTTGACTTATGCTTGAATTATACCATATGTTTTTCTGTTTGTCAATAGCTTTTTTCGTTTTTTTGAATCACATATTGACTTCTTTCAACTATGCTTGGATTATATCACAATAATTTTTGTTTGTCAAGTATCAAATTCATCCATCTTTGCTCCACAATTTGGACAATAATTATCATTCAAGATAAAAACAGTTTCCTCTTCATGACAATGTGAACATTCCATTGTGCTTTCTGTCGGAAATAGATTGTCCGGGTGATGAATCCAATGTGCATGCACTCCATCTACAGTTGGCGCTTGCATCAACACTCGCTTGACACTGCCTTTGTATGGCAGATTATTCGATAAACTACTTAGAGTCTCGTCAGCATCAATCAGCCGCATCTATAATCTCCTCCAAACTTGCAAATAGTAATGATCCATCTGAATGATCCTTGTGTTCAAACTTACAAGACTCCATATGATTTAGCAAGTTACATCCTGAACCATCCCAAAAAGCATCATGATATGTACATTTAGTACATTTTTCTTTATTAATATGCTCAGTCATCATTTCTTTCGCAAACAATTCTCCTTTATGCAAGCATTCTCTCGCTTGAATAGATGCATCAACCAATTCATCAATAAGCTGCTTTAGGTTATTCGCATCATGATACCCATCATAATCGCAACCAATGTCCCATATAAATTGTAACCATTCATCTACACAATTTGGCTCACACATTTTACAACCTGTCTGTTCATCAATCCAATATTTCATTTTATTCACTTAAAATCCTTAATTGTTATTTATCCTCCAATACACAAATGTCCCCACGCTGCTCTATAATTTTATAATTCTCAACAACTTCGTTATAAGATACGGAATCATCAATAATACATTCATACCGGTATTTGTCAGTTGTTATAGTAATATCCAAAAAAATAGTAACAACCAAAATAAGCCAACCAATGAGGAGAAATACTGCTGTCCAGACTGGCCAATTACAGTCAGCAATAATATCTACAATAAATATAAGTACCCCAATAATAAACAATACCGTTGCCGATACCATTATCCATGAGGGCAAACCAGTAACAGCTACTTTATTTAATATAGTTATCCCTTCTGCCATTTTTATTCCTCCACAAAATATTGAATATACAATTGAATTACATCACCTTCTGCCTCAATTCTCTCAGCTTCTTCAATTAATCCTTGAGCTTCCCAATATTTTTCCTGTTTAAATTTTTCTAACTGTTCACGAGTTGCTAATTCTATTTCAGGATACTTCCTAAAGAGGTCAAGCAAATCTTCTTTTTGCCACCATGTGAGATTCATAGATTCCATTTCTTTTCTAGTCATTACCATAAATCCTCCGAATATAATTCACAGATAATCCTCTCTGCTAAATCATCGCATGCCGAACGCGCCACACTCCAATTCATTGCCTTTCTATGACAATCTTCGCAATGATAATAAAAATTATCCGTATCATCATATCGACAGTTATCACAATAAATATCATCGAATGCTTTATAAATAAGGTTGCTTATTGCCTCTTTATTCTTTTCAAGTTTTTTGACTGGTACTACTCTAACATATGAAGGACAACTATCATCACAGAGAGCACAAAGTCTATTTTCACCACATATCATCATTTTCATTATACCCCTTTGTCTCATATTTTTCTATTAGTTCGTTTAATTTCCTTAATCCATTCATAAAAATTAAATCGTTTGCATAAAGGTAATAACGTAGCGCTTTAAGTTCAGCGATAGGGACAGTCTCTATTGTAGGAAATTTATCAAGAAACGCTTTCTGCTTGAAGCAGTATTCTCTAACGGCAGCAACATTCATATTTTCATTATCTTTATCAAATATGATTACTTGATTTACCACATCAGCATCAATTGGCCTCATTTATTTAGTCCTCCTCAAATCTTTCTCCCCAAACAATCAACTTCAACAACATCATTATCGAGCACATCTGTTTCATAAAGCATCTCTTCTAGCGCATGAAGCTCGTCAAAATAATATGCAAGTTTCTTCTTTAGGTTTTCTATAGCTTCTTCTTTTGTTTCTCCATATCCATAAATATTTGTTAAGTCAAAATTATGATATCTATCAGAATCATTAAATAAACAACAAGTATGTGACTGAGACTTTTCCTTTCCATCATTATGATGTGCAATTTTCATTAACATAGTTGGCTCCTTTCGAATCATACATGTCACAAGCACTTGTGTCCTCATAACACAAATGCCCAAATATAAAAGTCATCCCCATTTCTTTTTCTTTAGGGGTCGGATGTGAAATGTCACAGCATAAATTCCAATCTCCACAGCCAATATAATGCTTGCATGTCCCGCATTTATCCATTGATTTTACACCTCTTTTGTAAAAAATAGATACATAACTGCAACACCATATGTATTCACTGCCATTTCAGTAGAGACTAGCCTAAATCCACGATCCCCCCAATAGCTCAGTTCATTATTAAGTGCTTCAGTTGCATAATTACTTACAATCACAACCCGATTATCAAAACTCATTTTAATAACATCCTCCATCTGGTGCATCTCTCTTATAAGATGTGCATCCTACTGGATTACCATTGCATCCGACTTCGTAGACGCATTTGTGGCAATCTCTAATACTCATCAAATCTTTTTCCGTCCACTTATTAATAGTTGCGTCATCAACACCAAGATAAAATCCATTATTAACATGACTTTGCTGAATAATCAACCCATTAATACCAAAATCGTTAATACAATGGATAAAAAATTCTAGTTCTTCCAAACTAACAAATGGATGTTTTCCACTTCGAAGCTGATTAAAAATTACTTTATTTTGCTCTTTTTGATCATTAAGCCAATCCTTATATTCATTTGACATTTGTTGATTGCTCCTTTATAAATTTGTTGCCTTAATGTACTATAATTTTGTACTGTAGCCAGTATATCATATATCTTCTGTTTGTCAATATGGCAAGTTGTACAAAACTGAAGTTTGTATTTTGGCGATTTTTGTATAAAAAAATAACCCCCACTATATAAGTGGGGGCATTAAATCAGCGAATACATTTACTAACTAATTTTATATGTTAAAAAGCAATTCAGCAGTATGTATGCGTAAGTTTTTTATGAATTTACTTTTTAACTGTCTTGTATTCTAGCATTAATTTGATGTTTGTCCAGAGAGAATTATTTTTGCACCCTTACTTCTATTACATCTCCAACATAGCGTCTGCAAATTATCTTCAACAGTTAATCCACCTTTTGACAATGGCAGTATATGATCTATTTCCAATAATAGATTTGGTTCTTTTAGAATAGAATTTCCGCACATCTTACATGTATATTTGTCTCTTTCCATAATTTTTTTTCTTAAAGAACTTGTCATTAATGCTCGCTGTCCTGCCATGCTTTTATTAAATTTAATTTTTTCAGACAAATAATTAATGAAGCTATTCAATGTTTTTATATCCATTACAATATCGCATTGTAAAGAAGCATTTCCACCAGAGCTTACATATTTGAATATATATTTATCAAAATTTGTTTGTTCAAAGCTTACTGTATCAAAACCTAATTTTTTTTCAAATTTCTTTTTACTAAAGTACTTAATTAAAAACGGCACTTCTGCACTAATCCCATTAATAATATTAGCTTTTTCGTTTTTTAATGAAATTTTACCAGCTTCAACAGATTCCAATTCATTTAAACGTTTTTCGAACTTTTCCAAAGTTTCTTCATTCGCTTTAATATTAAAATATTTACAAATATATTTAAACGGATCGTCTCTTGCATTTGATACAATAGTTTTTGAACAATTGTATACACTTTGAGAATATTCATATTCAGACAATTTTTTTCTCTTATAGTTATACTTGCTATTATCGGAATATATTGCAACTCCACGTTCAAGTTGATTTGTCCCAATATTTGAGGAATTTAATTCTTGAATATGTTGATTCAAGTTATTACAATCTATAACATAAGAATGTATTCTATTCTTAATACTTAAAAATTTATTCCCTTTATAATACTTGATTTCATAGATTTTATATAAAACAAATAAAATTAAAATAATAATACATATAATTGGCATGATTATTATTCTCCTTTCAAATTCTCTTGTTCTACCACTCATTCATCATAATACATAAAGTCTTTGTGGCCCTTACATCTTCTTCTTAAGCACACCAATTTCTTTCCAAACATTTCCGTCCATATCTACTTCAAAGCAAATCAAATCATTCTTAGAACCAACTCTGTTCTTTACAATTCTTAATCCAACATAATTTTTATCATATCTTAAATCATGTTCTATTGGCTCTCCCCAAGTATCATCTTCACAGACATATACATAGTTTTGCTTATCATCTGCTGATAAATGCTTCCACATTTGCATTTGGTCAGTAACATGCATCATTCTCTTTGAACTTGCAATCTCCTGAGAATTTAGGTTTTCAATAGGGATATCATGCGCCGAATCTGTAAGCTGGAAGGTACAAATACAATACATTTTTGTTTCATGGATCCACTCTGTAATTTTTGTAGCAGTTGCGGCTAACTTGGCAAAGTCCTCAAGTCCAGAACATTTAAGTGTATCGTATGCTACACCATCACATTTGTAAATTGTATTGGCTTTTTTAATTTCCATTTCAAGCACTTCATCTTCATAGCAGGAGCCGATGTTCTTGAACAAGAATTTGCCACTACTTTCAGATTCAACCCATTGCATAATTCGTTGCACCTTCCGATATTCAGAAGATGTTTCATAAATTCTCTTTTTATAAGACTCTTCATCTTCTGTATACACGCCATTATCATCCATCTGTCTATAGATATACTTTCCGTTATCATCTTTATATGATCCGAGTGCAATTTCTCTTTCTGGTTTATAAATATCTTTAATTCCATGTAGCTCTTGAATCTCTGGAGAATTAATGCATGTAACTAAGAAATTCAATTTAATGCTCTCTGCCGACATTTCGTTTGCAAGCAATAGAATTTTTTGCTTTTGAACAAGGACTAGATACGCAATAAGATAAACGAGATTTCTGCCCTTACCACTATTGCTCAAAGCTCCTGTCATCAAAACGTTTCCGGGAAGCAATCCTCTATAATACTTCTGAAGATATGGCCATGGCCCAGCAACACCCATAGATGGCATGCATAGGAATTGGTCAATACATGAAACTGCGTTTTCTGTAAGAACAACAGGTTCATCAATTGCTTGTACTTTATTAGCTACCTTATCAATTCGGCCACGAACAATTCTACAAATATCATCTGGCGTTAATGCATTGAAATTCTTAATTGCCAAGATTTTTGATACATCATATCCAGTCTCATTAAAAGCTCTTAGCAATGAAAACTTTTTAAATATTGAAAGATAATTCTTAATATCATGAGGGTCGCTCATTGCCATTAATTCTTTAATTGTCTTATATCCGCCATACTGTCTATATTGTTTAAAACGCTCTTTAGACATGCTACAGAACGTATTAATTTTCAATTCAGTAAAATCTTCAGAATATGAAACATAATAATCAGAAAATAACTGATAAAAAAACTCACATGCCTTGTCCGAAAAATCATATTTTGGGACAATTGAGGTTCCATATGTTAGATATAATGTTGGCTCTTTATAAAATGATCCAACTACCAGCATTTCGGACTGGCTATTAGTTAATTCAAGTTCCATATTTTCACTTCCTATCAAATTAAGTCTTCCAAAAGATCGCTAATATCCCCTAATCCATCATTCTGTTCAACTGCTTTAATTTTGCTATAATCAATGTTTACACTCTTTTTAATGCGACTTTGTTTCTCTTTCTCTTCTGCTTCTTTCTTTGCTTTTTCCTTGGCTTTTGAATATTTTACATAATTACTCATTAAAATAGCAAGATCATAGTTGACTCTTACCTCTCCGTCAATTACCTTGCCATGATGCTTGTTCCATGCATTGGTTTTGTCTAGTTCTTTCTGATAGTCCTTCCACATATCAAACAATATTTCTAATTCAATTGGCTTGCACCGTCTTCCATTATATTTTCCAGATTGAATATCTGCAATAATTGACCAAAAACGACGACTTAATGCCCCAACATCATAATGTACAATCAAATACTCATTGAATTCGTCTTGCACAAAACGATGCATTAATTTCTTTTTTGCTTCTGATTCTAATTGATCTAAATTCTGTAAGGCATCTGAATAAATGGACGAGTACCTGTTGTTTTTTAGTACTCGCCCATTACACATTGTTTTAAAACATTCAGTATGATAGCTTTTCTGTTTGTAAGAAACCATATGCATATCATTCTTTGTCAAAACAATATCTTCCCCACAGAACGCGCATTTTCTAATTAAAGTGGCGCTCATTTATTATGTCTCCTTACTGTGAAACTACTTCAAGAATCTGATTTAGAATAGCAATGTCTGTAACCTTGGCGAACTGGTCTGGAAGTCCTGCTTCCTTTAGGGCAGCGCGTTTGGCTTTCTTGTCTTCAGGAGAAAGAGATGACAGAACTCCCTTAATTTCTGCCTTAAGGTTCTTGCATTCTTCGTCTTTTCTAATTTCCACATCCAACTCGTCTGTTTCCATTAGATCCTCTTTATGTGAATTATAATAGTCTTCCTTTTCTTTTTTCTCCTGCTTTGATTTGCTCTCAATATATTCGTCTGTTGCGTCATGAGACTTAATAGAGTTCTTAATTGCATCCTTGACAGTATCAATATAATTCTTTGCAGAAACTTCTACTCTGTCAGCAATATCTTCAAATCTACCACCTGCATCAATATATCCATTTCCACGAAAGTACATCCATCTGCTAACACCATCTACATGTCCATCAGTGATTTCTCTTTCAATAACACCCATCATACAAATATCTGCCTTGTTAGCAAAAATTAAATCATAATCTGTTGAAAGATTAGATGTAAGCATCTGATATTCATCGCCATTTTTCTCTTTAATATCCTTAATCTTAGTGTGGCCAATAAATACTAAGCAGTACCCACTAGATTCTAGTCTGGTAATAACGGAATTAATTAGCTCATCCACTTTTCTACGCCCCGCTCCATAGCCTCCAAAACACGCATTAAATTCATGCTTGGTGCCAGACTTCTTATAGTCAAGACGCACAATTTCCTTTTGAGCCATAGAAATCCATTCGTCAACGGTATCAAATGCAATAATAGAAAACGAATTTTCGTCCTTATTTTCTACTAGTTCGTCAACGACTTCCATTAGTGTAGACCAATCTGGGCAATCAGCAACCATTAGATTGTCAAGAGCAAGATAACCTCTCTCATTTCCACAGCTAATCAATAGGCCATGACTCATGTCGCCATATAGTTCTTTAATTAAATTTGCAAACAATGTAGTTTTGCCCCATTTTTTTGGTGCTCTCCAATAGTGGCGATAGTTAGTAATATCTACTGTTACCTCATTTTTCTTCCATAAAGCCATAATAATATCAGTCTCCTTTACCTTTTAAACTATTTATATATCTATCTAACTCTTCTTGTGTGATATATCCTTTTTCAATTGCATCTTCCGCATACAACCAATGCAATGCCTCGCCTGTTTGTGGATGTTTATACGTATAATTTTGTTTACCTCTACAGCACTTTGTAATAGAGCTTGGATCAAATCCATATAAATTTTGTACTTCTTTTGCTCCCCAAAAAATTTGATTTAATTCTATACAATATATTCTTCTACATTTCCACCAATTACTACCTTTACGAGAATCACTCATCTTTTTCTTTGCTTCTTCTGTGTGATGTTTCCCATACATTGGATGATTGCTTGGATTTATAAATCTTCCTTTTGCTTTTTCTGATAGATTTAATTTTTGTTCATCTGACAATTTTTTACCTAAACTGGGATGTTGTTTTCCTATCCATATATGTTTGCCTTTAGTTGTTGGATTTGCCCAATATAATTTATGTTTTTCATACCATTGTTTATATGTTTCTTCATCCATGCGTTCTTTTGGAGAAACTTTAAACTGGGGATTATTCTCGCCTACTAATCCTACTCTTCCATACATTGGATGATTATTTGGATCTGAAAGTCTTTCTTTTGCAGCTTTTGATATCTTTTTTCTTGTTTCTTTACTTGGAGTCCATCCTTGCGTTGTTCCTCCACCATAAACAAGATTATACCAATTGTTAGATTCAACAGCATTAAAGAAAACACTATAATTATATTCCTTTTCATTTAATTCTTCTGCAGAATAAGCAATATCAATTACATTTCTTACAAAATTTTCTTTTCCATATTTGTCAATTGCTTGTTTAAATGCTGCACCACTACCAAGATATTCTTGCCAATTTCCATAGAATTTTCTTTGGCCTAAATATCTTTTGCCATCAATCAAATTCGTTGTGATATAAATAAATCCATATGGATCTTTTACTTCCGTATATGTTGTATCTTGTAGCCCATCAACGGAAGAATTCATTTCTTTTAATTCTTCCATCTATTATCACTTCGCTGTCTATAATTTAGTATTGTCTAGGGAAGATTTAATTCTTCCCTAGACTTATGGATTCTCACCATGGCTCATCTTCATCGTCCGATGCATCGTCGCCCCAATCATCATCCACATTGGATGTTGACTCTGCCTTACCAGTGAAATCCTGTTCTGCTTTCTTTGCTGCATTTACCTTCTTAATTGCCTCATCAATTGCCTTTTCAGTATATGTGTCTTTGTCAATAGTTGATGGCTTTGCACCTGTAATAATAAGTTCTCGATGAGTCGGTGCAAAAACTCTCTTATTGTCCATATCATTAGATTCGCCCCAGCAATCATCATCTTCCTCATCATTCATGTCTTCAACATTATTAACAACATTGATGTGCCCATGAACCTGAATGGAATTATAAGGCTTTAGCCCACTGCGCATCTGCTTTGCGAGCTTTGCATCTTCAATAATAAATTCAGCAGACTCAATAGAGTTATAATTTACAATCTTTGCATCAACTACGAATCGACCGGTTGGTTTGTCGTTTTCTCTTTCCTGATCAATACCAACAAAAACAATCGTCTGCGTAAAATCATGAGCGGGAGCATAGTCCTCCGCATCAAAGTCAATATCTTTCTGACATAGAGAAACCTGTGTTGGAACAAACTTTGTGGTACGAGAGACTTCTCCATCTTTGTTAGTATAACTGCCAAATTCTAGATTCCCTTTAACAAAAACGGAATCACCATCATTAAGATTCTCATTAATATATTCACATGCATCATATTCTGTTCTATAATGATTGTCATTCTTGAGCTTTCCATTATCGCCCGGAACTTTCTTAAGCCCAGTCAGTACACCAATCATACGATATCCCTCTGGTGCATTCTTAATTCTATCCTTCCAAGCAACGGCCTTAACGTCAGTCTTGCCATCTTCATCCTTCTTACTAAAATATACCTTATCGCGCGGCATACCATTAAGCGAAGGATAAATTGTCTTCTTGTCCTCATACTCTACGCCAAAGTTAACCATGCGGAAATCTTTGCCTGTCTTGGTCTTCTTTTCTGTATAGAAATTGTCCTTCTCTACTCCGCTTACAATTCCTCTAACCTGAAAGGTTCCCTTGGTTTGTGGAAGTTCAAAAAGTTTGTTTGCCATATCTTATTAGTCTCCTTTTTCTATAATTTTGTATTGTTTAATAAAATAAAAATTAATACCTATAATATCTTTCATCCATGACCACATTATAATATGTGTATTTATCTAAAATGTCTTTCCCTATATTCAACATATCATTTTCGTGCTCACAGCATGGACATTTCGCTTGTATATATAAATACTCAATATAATTATTTCGTTCATCAACCTGAAAAATTGTTCCACATTTCTGGCATTGAACATTGACGCTCTCTGATTTCATTCATTATTCATCCCCCTTTCTTAACAATTGAAAAGACTATAATTTTGTATTACATCTCATTACGATTGCATTATACCATAATAATTGTGTCTTGTCAAGCTTTTTTATCAGAGAGCGAAAAATTTTATATTTCGATTTTAATTTGCATGGACTCCCCTTTGATCATTGCGTAATTTCCACTTACCTCAATGTTTGTAATTTCATTGTTCCATAAAAAGATTTCATTATTTTTCAATTTAACACCAATCCTTTCTCCATCATCAATAATATGGAAAATTCCCCTAATTTTTTGATTTCCATACCAATCATGATGTATTGTTATTTCCCCATTCTTACCATTTAGATTATGTAAGTCATTTACAATTTTCTTTTCCATAAAATTATGTCTCCCCTTTTGTAGTGTAAAATAATTTACCTTTGCTTCTCTCTTATACAAAAATTATACAATAAAAACATATGTTCGGCAACTATTTTTTGCAATTATAATTTTGTATTGTTAATTAAGATTATAGACCGCACCATTACGGCCTATACAAAATCTATAAATTTATTAGCAATAACATCAACATATGAATTTAACTTATATCCATATTGTTGCGCCAATGCTTTGCCTTCTTCTGTATATAAAAATTCTCTTAATCCAAGATTGTTTTTTTCCATTGCATTTTTAATTTTATACAATAGCCCAGATGCAGCAAGTGCCTTCATTGTCAGCAATGGCATATCTACATGTTTTCTATATGTTTGAACTCTTCTATATACCCAGCGGAAAAATTTATCGTCTGAGTCTACTGTATATGCATTATCCATTTCTTTATAGAGACAGTCATCTCCGATTAGCTTCTTAACCCTAATAGTTGTTCCATAACACATATATTCTTTTTCTGAAAATGCCTTGTCTAAATAATTATATAATTTTGATGATAATTTAACTTTTCGTCCATCATTAAAACATATATATTTTTTATCTTCGCTAATCATACTTCTATTAAGAGCAACAATATCTTCCATACTTTTGCCGCTAATACCTTCCCATAGCAATTCTAAAAGCGCTTTATCTGTATAGTTATACAACTCGTCTTCTATATCATCAAGCTGTTCCCTTGTTAATAATTTTTGATTTAATGTGTCAGTATCAAGGCATTGAAGCAGCATAGCTTTATTTATATCTGCATAATTATTTTTCTTACAAAAACCATGATGCATACAGAAAATAGAATAGCTTTTCAAATATACATTGTAATTTTCAAGCACATGCACAGATTTTGCATCAAACTCTTTATACATCGCTAATATTTCTTTTCTTGAAAAGCTATTACAATCTTTCCCTTTTTGTTGTTCATATTTATATGTTTTGTTAAACATTCCTGTTAATGAAGTCTCTGCTACAATTCTACTTCTTTTATAATCGTTTATAAATTGTATCTTTACCTCCTCATTATAAAACACATGATCACCCCTTGTGAATTTCTCGTTTCTTTTATTGTACAGTACAAAATTATAATTGTCAAATCTTATTAAACCATATCATCCAAAATATTCGCGGCTTGCTGCTTTTTGTCTTTAGACATATTTGCATATCTCATAGTAGTAGCAATATTTTTATGATTAAGAACTGACGCACAAAGATAAATATCTCCAGTCTTTTCGTATAAATTAGTTGCACAAGAATGTCTCAACACATGTGGTGTAACATGCTTACTTGTCACATCCTTACTATATTTTTCTAGCATCACCCTAATGCCGTCTCTTGTAATTCTCTTTTTAAAGCTAGAAATAAACAAGGCATCTGTATTCGCCATGCTAAAATATTTTTTTCTATCCTGTAGCCACAATTCTAGCTGCTTCTTTACTCTATCGCCAAATAGAATATTACATGTTTTTCCTCTTTTTTCGATTACCTTAATAGTATTATTTTCGAAATCAATATCACCAATATCAATTTGCGTGATTGCAGATACACGCAACCCAGTAGTTAGTCCAAGCATAATAATGGCTAGATCCCTATTTTTCATCTTTTTGCTTGCAAGCTTATCAACATTTTCAAGAATCATTTGCATTTCTTTTTCTGTTAAATAAGCAACGTCTGGTGTATCTTGCACTTTAGGACGTTCTGTTCTCTCCATTGGATTTTCTTTAATATAATCATTTTCTTTAAGGAACCCAAAAAACGTATTCAATGCAGACCACTTTGTCGCACGAATACTATCACTTGTATTATAATGTCCATTGATAGTTTCTTTATTCTTCAATGCGGCAAAATATTTATTAATATCCAAAGGTGTTACCTTTTTATAAAAATCATTTGAGATTCTATTTTCATTAATAAATTCTGCAAACTCCTTCACATATGCGACATATCTCTCAACTGTTGTATAAGATTTAGTTGTACACATATAATAGTAAAATTCAGAAAAAATTTTAGGAAGTCCTTTTAATTTTGCCTGCATCTTATTTGTAGAAACAATTTCCTTCTCCATTCTTCCTGTCATTTTTAACCCTCCTTAATTTTCTTTTTTCTCCATTTAACAAAAGTATATGTTGCCAATGCCCAGATGAAAAGTCTTCCATTCAAAATTGCTGCAATGCCCATAATGAAAACATACCACATCCATCCAATAAGAAGGCAATCTGGCTTCTGCTTGTAGCAATCTTCTCCATCTTCTACCCAATGATAATATTCCTTATTATTTTTATATACTTTATTTCTATTGACAACAACGTCTCTTGTTTTTTGGGCAATAACACTAACAATATTATTCGTAAAATCATCAAGTGAAAACATAAAATCACATGCCGCAATATTGCTATGGATAAAACATGTGTCTGATTTTTTATTGTATTTAATAAATGTAATTTCAATTTCTGGGAAAAGTACAACATCTTTCTTGATGAAATTTTTACATTTAAATTTTGATCCAGTGTAATATCTAGTTCCGTTATAGTCAAAGTAATCGCACATAACACCGTTGTTCATATTAAGACATTACCTCCTCAATAATATCAATTACTTCACTAAGCAAATCAATAGATTCTTCAAGATGCTCACAACACTCTTCTGCTTTGTTATACCTGTCAGATCCTTGCAAGTTATCAGGCATATTATCTAGGCACTCCTGTTCTTCGTCATAAATGTCTTGAATACGATTATTAAGTTGCTCAATTTCTATGGATATGATTTCTAGTTTTTTTCTGCGTTTATTATTCATAGGAAATACCTCCATTCAAAAATTATAATCATTTATTTGTTATTATAATTATAACGCTATAATTTTGTTTTGTCAAGTATTTTGTTGAGTTTTAATTGCTTTCCATACAGGTGCTGATTTAGTTCCACCAACTCGCTCAACAAAGCCAAACATCGAAAGCAAAATCTCCTCGATATCTGTTTCTTTTAGATCCATCTTCCGAGGGCTTTGCGGATAATTGCAAATAAATTCTCCATTATTTTCCATTACTAGTTTAATTTGATTCAATGTTTCAAAGAGCATTAGCAAAGAGCTCTGCACATTAAGTACATTAGAGGCGAATACAATATCATACTGTCTATTCAGTGCAAATTTATCGAGTAGTACATCTCCATTGCCAACCCATAGATCATATGCTACCACATCAAATCCTTTGCTTAGAAGATATTTTGTACTAGTAGCTCCCTTCCCCGCACCAAAGTCGAGAATTGTTTTACTCTTATTCACATTACTTTCCACCCAAAGAGGAACTACTGCACGAATCTTTCCATCCTTAATAGCCGAAGCGCCTGCACTCCGACTAGTTGCCTTTGCAATTTTGATTTCCTGAGCTGTCATGCTTTAATGTCCTTTCTATTACAAAGTTAATTAAAAAGAGACCTGTTAATTAGCAAGTCTCTTTTTATAGCTCTTAAACATTAAGCGCAATAGTTTCTGTCATAATTACATGAGTCCCTGTAAGATTGAAATTGTATCTATGATACATTGCTCCCGGAGCGATAGCATAATCTGGCTCTTCATATACATTAAACAAATCACACTTCTGTTCAAAAGTCATTTCTCTAAAGTCCCAAATTTCTTCATCGCTTTCAAGTTCATACAGAAAAATACGATCTGCAGATTCGTCCCAACCACAAAGAGGGGATGTGTAAATATGTTTCATAATTAATCTCCTTTGTTATTTTACAAGTTTAACTCCAGATGACAATTTATAAGTACTTTCTTTTTTCTTCTTGGGAATTAAGATTGTGTCTTGCCCTGATACAAATTTGATATCCCCTCTGTATGATGTCAATTCTTTTGTAAGTTTAATAATGCGAGATGTTTGTGCTGCATTCAGGTCTGCCATACCAATTATATGATACAAATCAGCTTTCACAAACTTGTCCATTTTGCTAAGTGCTGTTCTGCAAGACAAAATTGATTCATTAAGATCTTTTATTGTCATCTTACTTATATCACGTGCATTTAAATTATACTTCGACAAGGCAGTTTCACACTGCTCTATCTGCTTAGAAAGATTTTCTACTATGATTTGATATTCTGAGTACTTCATCATCAATTTTCTTTCTTATTCCCAAATCACTTTCTGTTTAAGACAGCCTGCATAAACATCTGGATAACTTACTTCTTCAATATTAGGCTTGTCTTTCCCTTTAAAATTATTCCAATCGGATCTTCCAAATGTAGTATGACACACAGGGCAACAATAATTTGCCATATCAATCTGATAACTATAAAACAGGTCATCATCAGTCATGTCCATTCCATGAAACCAATTTTTACATTCTGGACACTGTACTGCAATATGCCGAATAGGAAGGGGTTCATATTCAACTCTTACATTAAAATTCATTACTTATGCCTCCAATTTTTAATTTTTATATTTGCGTATTCCACGATCTCACAATATTCTTTATTTGTAATTCTGTCATCAAATGCTGCACGTTCCTCAACGATTTCAGTCAATTCGTCAATGTCATTTGCATTGTCAATCAAATCAAAATATTCTTGCATTTATTTTTCACATCCTTTATTTCAATTTTTCATTCACATAAAATTCAGTGCCCTTATGATAGCACATCTGACATCCAAGACAACTTCTTGCCCCACAATTAACATTCACATTATTTCCTTTAATATATTCTTTGTCATATACAGTAAAGATATGGTCAACAAACCAAAATCTTTCCATATTAAGTTTCATTACCTCATTCATCTTTGGGCTGCTAACTACCAAAGAAAGATTATCAGGTTTTGCAATTTTTCTTTCATTGAACACCCTATCACAAATTGCATAATTCTTTGTCCAGAGACCAAATGAGGTATATGGATTTCTATTACAAATGTTTACATAATTAATCAACTGTGTCTCATTTTCAATATCTCCAAACGCCTCAAATCTATAAATCAGATCGTTTGTAACAGGGATTTCGTTCCCTTGCAGAATCTTGTTCTTAAGAATATGTCCATTCTCAATCAAATGTTCTTTTAGTGACTTTCGCATCTTCATATAAGTGCTTGCATAACAATGGCAGCACACTCCATCTTTATCCTTCTGTCTTGCAAGACAAAATTTATTATTTGCACAGCATGTCCCAATGCTCTTCATTCCATTTAATTTTCCAGAATGATTTGTTTCCCAAACGATTCCGTTCATCATGATATATTCTTCCTTTCTATTATACAATAATTTTGTATTCTGTCAATAAAAGAGGCATAGATTTCTCTACGCCTCTTTAAATTTATTTTATTTAATTTTACTTACTGCCTCTTCCCTTGTTTTTCCAAAATTCGCTTCCTGAAGCATGCCAAGATAAGGGATGAATACCCAAATGTCATCATTATAATCACACCATTCAAGAACTTTTTCTTTTAGAAGATCTTCGACTGTTCCAACCAGTCCAAAACACACTTCCTTATCGGCAGTCCATACCCTACGAATTGTGCCATCGTAACCACGTTTCTTGAAAAATTTAAGTTCCATTTTTTAAGTCCTTTCAGAATTTCAAAGTGTTTTCTGCAATCTCCGAAAGCATATGCGTAAAGTCTTCAACAACTTTACTCAACAGATATACATCTACCCAATCACCGTCTGACGTTGTGGCCATATACCATCCGTCGCCTGAATATTCTTCAATTCCATAAATGTCTCCATAATTATAGCGCAAATATGACATCAACATATTAAATTCATTTTCCGAATTTACCTTATACGCAATATGAGTATACAACCCACCATCTCCATAAGGAATTGGAACAACAAAATGTTTTAGATTAATGCTCTTGAATGTGTTTGCTTCATATTCCATACAGTCGCTATAGTTTGTAAATTCTTTTCCGTCAAGTGCCTGATATACAATGGTTTCCTTTTTAATTTTTTCCATTTACTTTGTCTCCTTATCAATGTTAAATCCATCAAAGTTGTCAATTTTATCATAAATATATGACCATCCTGAGTCAATCATATAATCTGTAAACCAATGAGTGTCACACAGCTCTCGCAATTTTGCAATATTCTCTTCCGTTGCGGGATAGTCATGAAGTTGAAGTGCATTTGCAAGGTCATCTTCGTTCCAACGAACTGTACCAAACCATTCATCTTTCATTTATTTATCATCCTCTTAAAATTACATTTTGAATTTACTGCCGTACTGCTGTAATATTAATATCGTTTTTCTTTGCTTTATACTTTCTACTTGCCTTTGTTTTTGCTTTGTCCCATGCTTCGTCAATGTCATTTGCCTTTACTTTAATATCTTCTCTGAACATAGGCTCATAACAGTTACAAGTTAGAATAAATTCTTTCATAATTAAATCCTCTGCTTAGTCGTCTCCATCACTATCATCCATCTGATTCCCGTTGTACCATTCTCTCAAATAGCCAATATCAGTACAATCAACCTCCCAAGTACCGTCCATAAATGTTCCATCATCAGGAATAGGAATGGCACCAGCATTATATTTTGCGATTTCAATTGCTTCATCAAGAGTATTTGCATCAACCTTAATAATTCCCATCATCGTCCAACACACAGGAATCCTCCAAGTTTTCATTTACTCGTCCTCCTCAAGAATCCAGCCATATCCGAGCCATTTAATTTCATCATCAGAAAATCCGATAGCCTCCAAGTCTCTTCGTGCAATTTCAAGTTCTACATTTCCGTTATTTGTACAGCATTTGATTGCGTTGTCAAGCAATTCAAGCGCTCTTCTATATGTGATATATCCTGAATTGTTTGTCTTTTCTTGCGATATGTCATTCACATCTTCGTCTTCATCACCTTCAACCCACCAAGATTCCCACATGTTATAAGTTTCACTTAGACGTTCCATCATAAACTCTTCACAGCAAGAATCTTCAACATATGCTCTATAATCAGGATCTTCAATTTCTTCTGTGCTATGCCATTCATAATAATATCTATCCAACATATCAATGATCTCTTTTTCGAGATATTGGTATGCATCATCCCATTTAATGCACAATTCTCTTTCAAAACAATTTACAAAATATCTTGTAATCATATTATTTGCTCCTTTCACTCTTAATAAATGCTTTCTTTGCTTCTACATCCAACAGTTCACCACATGGTTTATATGGATCGTGCTTAATGCACTCAATATCTTTAAGCATCAGTTCAAATGCATCCTTGTGGCTTTTCCCTTGCTTCATCCAGAAATTGTAACACTCTTGCGAGAATTGATTTAATATTTCCATTGTTTTTTCTTTACTCAACATTTATTAATCTCCTTTCTATTTTATAAAAGGGGCTTTATTCAAGCCCCTTTAAGAATAATTTTGTATTGTTTACCAGCTACTCACGTAATAAATAGCTTGCGTTTCAAAGTCAGTGGTGGCTAGAACATTTTCAAGAATCTTAATGGAGTCAACAATGTCGTTTACATAATACTCATCGTAATCACACCCTCCGAAAAAGAATCCATCACAACAAGGAAGCAACTCCTCTGCAACACTTGAGTCAATCACCACTTTGCCATCTTCATAAATCGGCTCCCAACCATTAGGAGTTCCCTTATCTCCATTGTGTACCTTCCCATACGTCATTGTGCAAGAATCAAGCACTGTTTTACAGACACCGAGAAGGTTTTCAAGAATCTCCTTTGTACACTCATGATGGTAATCACAATCATCATCTCCATCCTGAACATTTTCAACGAAGAATGCATGAATCTGATTTGCTTTTCTCCAATAGCCAACCTGCTCCATAATTCTGTTATATCCATACTTGTGTTCAGTGTCCCAAGCGGAATAGCGTTTCTTGTAGAAAGATTTATAAAATTCAATTACATCCTTGCTCGGAAGTTTACTTTCATCAACACCGCACCATTCCTTAAGTGTGCAGTCTGCGTATTCGTTTCCTTCTTTTTTCGTCTTCAACCAATCGAGATAACCCTCAATTGCATTTACCTCTTTTGCAGTAGTATTCTTGTAACGAGGCATTCTATTCAAGTACATATCCAACCCTATGATAACGCACATCCTTTCAATCATTAATATTTATTTCATATTTAAGCATTGCTAAATAACATTCTTTTGTAATATTTCCATTATCGAATTCTGCTTTTGCTACTCTATCTATAATATTCTTTTTATATGTCTTATAGGCATTAAAAGCATCAAATACAGTATTATACGCCCCCACATATGTTGCATGCTTTCTTAACGACTTTTCAGATTTCTCCTGAAATGGATTCATACAATACACAAGAAATTTATTCAATTTTTCTGAATAACTGACTCCAATTGGGAGTGCTCCTCGATGTAAACATCTATTTGTAAATAAATTATTTACATTCTTAGGAACAAGAAAACATGTATTTGGAGAGTAAATTTTATTTCCTTTTATAGAAATGTCTTTATCAATGCACCATTTTCTACCGCCTTCTTTCCATTTTTCATAATTATCTTGAGAAATTATCCATTCGTAAAATGTATCATAACCATACCATTCTTCACATACAGAACAACCAACATATGTTGGTTCTCTTTCTTGATACGCTTGTTCATGACATCGTTTTAGAATTCCACGCCATGTTTCATACTCTTTAGTTTTCTTACCATCAATCGTAATTGGATACTTTTTATTAGAAAATCCAACTCCATATATTAAATGTCCATTTGGTGTCCCTCCCATAGATGTCGAAATCCTCCTTTAATTCTGCATTATCTTAAATACATCCCCCACAACATCCCCACTCAACATTATCATTAAACACTTGATCAATTTCTGCTGCATATTTGCGGAACTGTTCTGGAATTCTCTCTACATCAATTTGCCATTCATCTTGCCATGTTCCCTCATAATTTGGCATTAGACCGCCACCGCTGCTCCAAAACGGTCTGTATGTCGGTTTATCTTTAGAGTTGAAACCATAACCAAATGTAATTTCCTTTCCATCAATCTCAAGTGTAAGCACACCGCTACACAGGTTGGGATAGCTCCCAGTGTAAGAAACAAAGTTTACATGTTTAGTTTCATTGTTGTTTCGATTAATCAACATTTTATTCTCCTTTCAGCATCTGTTCAATCAGTGCCATTGCCTTATCATCTTCCAGATAGAAGCCGTCACTTCCAATCTGTGCCTGAAGATTACATACCAACTGCATAAATCTCCAATCGGGAACCATGTGCCAGTATACCTTAAGTATCTCACAGAACTTGTCAATTCTCTTTGGGTCTCTCATTTTTGTTAGTTCCTTTCTTGTAAGGGCTGGAGCATTAAGCTCCAACCCCAACCTTTGCGTTAACCAGCTTGACGAACTCGTCCATCCATGCATGACCATCCATGATCTTTCCCCATCGGTTCTCTTCATAGTTTGCAGTGTTTCTGTTCGGAGCGCTATGCCCGATCATATCACTCATCGCATTCACAGCACCCCATGCAGTTCCTTTAAACTTGGCAATGTCAGGCATAAAGTAGCAGACAGAATAGTTGTCCTTTACTTTCTGAATGTTTGCTTTCTTGCGATCAGAATCATTTTCCGTTACAGGGAACATCTGATCGAGGATTTCATTGATTTGTTCAAAATCAAGTTTCATATTCGCAAGTCTATCTGCCTCTTCGTCAAGCGCATCCATATAAAGATTTGCCATACCAAGGCAATGTCTCGCTTCTGCAAGCTTCTCGTCGAGATTTCCAACATGCTTTGTACTCCAAGAACGCTGAGCAGTATTGAGTGCAAGTGAGAGAGTATTATTGCAAACGACTCGAATTGGAGTCATGCCAATCTTGATCGCTCCAGTTCCGTCATGAGAATTAGAGAACACCATATAAGGTTCCACATCATCATCAAGCACTTTCTTAGTCGGCATCTTTGCAAGCAGCCAAACTCTTTTCCCTCCGTTGAGAGAACCTGCGGTTTCATAGCGAACAATTCCATCTTCCGTTTCACCAACAATTGCATCAGTGAAGGAAAATGCGTCTGCATTCTGTACAATTTTATATCTATTCGTTACAATGCCAAGCACAGTTTTATCATCACTTCTGATGTTTGCCTTGTAGTTCTTGATTTCCGTTCCATCATCCATAAAGACAGGAGTCTGTTCAACAGTCCAATCAAGTCCCGCCAGTTTGAGCGCTTCTGCACTGTTAGGAGCATCCGCAAGGATTTTGCATCTATCCTGCGTCTCCATATAGTGCCAAGGTTTCTCGCGTACACTAAACATGCTATCGTTCATTTCAATACAATGTGCCATAATTCTTATCTCCTTTAACAAAATACATATTGATTCTTGCTTTTCTTTCTTTTCTTTTTTTCTTTTTTGCCGCACGCTGTTTCCAAACAGGATGATCAGGGTACATTTCAAAACAATTACATTGTTTTTGCAAGCATCTTTTTCGTTCTACTTGATTCCATGTCGCTCCCTTGTCATGAAAATGGCAGTAACCACACACATTGTCGCTTTCTGTTCCATACAAGCATTCCATAATTGCCTCCTTTCGCATTTTGCAATAATTTTGTATTGTGTAAGACAAGGGACAAAAGCCCCTCGCTCTTACATTGTTGCATTTCTTTTTAGTCTCTTAATATCATGGTCATGTTTATCTACGGTTGCCTTAACAATCCCCATATCAAGAATAGCTTCTTCTAAGTCTTCAACTTTTTCTTCAAGTGTATCGAATCTTTTATCCATTGCGTCAAATCTCTTGTCAATAGCATCAAATCTTTCATCTATTGCTTCGAATTTCTTATTCACTTCTGCAAATTTTTGATTCATGCTATCTTCTAATGCGTTCATTCCACGCATTATCGCGTCTACCACTTCTTGCAATTCTTTGTTTTCCATTTGTACCAACTCCCTTTACTTTATTCTTATTATATCACCTCTGTCTTAAAATTCAATAGGTCACAATTTACAAATTCTTTTTAACCAATACGTACAAGTCCACCAAATCTGTCTTGTACTGCAATGCTACCAAACTCGCTGAAATAATCAACTGTTGTATTCCACACATAGGCAAGCACATATCCATCACTAATATCATCTCGATCCATATCCCACTCTTCATCATAATCAGATACATACAGGAAATTATACATATCCATTTCCATTGTAGGAGTATGAATCACATGATATACAAGTGCATTGTTTTCTTTTTCAAACTCCTGCACTTTTGCTGTGAGTTCTTTGTTGCTGCTAAATTCGTACAAGCCTCCTGTCGGTTCAGAAAGCTGCACCTCATCCATGTCCTTAAATGCCTTGATACATGGAGCAAAGAGTCCAAGTGCTTCCATGCGTTTAATTGCTTCTTTCTTTTTGTTTTCTCTTGATACGTTCATAATTTGCTCCTCCTCTTATAATTATTATAATTCTTTTATAATGCTATACTTTGCGTTCTGCCAAGCAAATTTCTTCTGGATAAGCAGCCATTGTATCTCCATTTTCAAACTGAATATTCCACATAGGCAAACATTCAAGGTCTGCTCCATCTTTATCTTCTGTAATCTCTTTTACTCTACCGAGTACCACAAATTTCATTCCAACATACTTTCTTTCCCCATCATATGGAGTCCCAAAAGTATCAGCAAAACCAATATGCTCATATGTGTCAAAGCAATCTTTCACAAAAGACTTTTCTTCTTCATAGCTAAGATTATCTCTTGTTCTATTGCCATTTTCAAATCCGTATGCCTTGTGCAAATCTTTAAAATTTGTATACACAATCAATTTCTCCTAATATTTATTTCTCCTTAATTATTATTCGGATCAATCACAATATCGAAGTGCTCGAATTCTCCTTCTTCGTCAATGCGATCAATTTCTTCGCTGATATACTGTAGAAATTCTTCTTTGCTTTCACAAATGATACCAGAAGCATTTTCCTGACCAATGTAAAATGACTTGATATTTTTCATTTCTTATTTCTCCTCAATAATAACTATATATTCGTTTCCGTTATCCTCAAAGCCATACTCTCCATTAAGTGTATCTGCACAATCAAGTACACATACTTCGTATCCATCTTTGTTAAAAAGTACTGGATCACAGAAAAAATTGTTTTGTCCACTACAAATTTTAATATCTGCAAAATGTCCATCTGCAAACTGTGCTGTAAAACACTCGATAGTGGAGTCTTCGTCATATCCCGCATTAATGACACCATCGTCTTCTGACGGCATATCAAGCAAAATATTATATTTGTCAATTTTCTTTTTGTCGAGTTTAATGGTTGAAATAAATTCCATTTTTATTCCTCTTTAATTTCTTTTACATTGAAACCGTTATGACAATTTAGATTTTTACCAGCGTGTTGGCAAGCTGGATAGCAATACCTACAATTGTTAAAATGAGAACAATAATTCCGTCTTTCCTGTCGTCATCTCCGAATAGCATTACACAAGCATTGATGATAAGCAAAATAGCAATCATTTGTTTACCTCCCTTTATGCTGAAAGAATTCTCTCATATCAAGCCACTTATCGTCGATAATGTTTCCGATTTTAGTTACTGTAGAACCCCAACTATTATCTTCGAATCGAATGTATTTTCCGGGAAGATCCTCCCACTTATCCACACCAACTACCTCCAAGACCTTGGATATGGCTTCCATAGACTTGGCTCGAAATACTCTTGTCTGTTTAGCTGGGTCAAATTCGTCAAGACAATACCCTCCGACACCACAAGTTATCCCTTCGGCAGAAATATAAATCATGAATGTCATAATTCCATGATCTTCTCGTCCAAGCATGGTGGACATAATTCTTGCATTTTTGATCATTTTCATTCTCCCTTCAAACTCCTAAATACGTTATCATACTGTTTCTTGGTCATAAATACTACATGCGGATGATATTCATCTAGGAAACTATCAACTCTAAAGATTGCCGCAACGTGTGTCCAATTGCTCATTTTACTTTGCATCCCTGATATCATTCAGTAGAATTTTCAATGTGGTAATATACTCATTAAGGTTTGCCATATTGTCCAGATGCATTTTTTCCTCCTCCCACACATCAGAACCCATCAACCAAATTCTCTCATTTGAAATTGAACTAAGGGCTTCTTTAATTTCTCTTTCGTACAATTGCGTCAGCCAATTTTTAATCGTTTCAGTCATTTATTTTCCATCCTTAAAATAAGATTGAGATTGACATACCTTTTCGCATTCCTTACTCAGATTTTTATAGTAAACTTTTCTTGCCTGTTTAAGAATTGCTTGTACTTCCGTCGCTGATCTATCGGTTGAATATCTGATATATCTGTGCTTGATCCAAAGCGTTTCAAGCTTATACGCTTGAAGTACTACTTCATCATTAATTAAGACTTCGGTTATACAGACATTGAAATCTGAATATAATTCTCTTTTCGAAACCGTAAATTCAATTCCCTTAAAAGTGAATGTTAACGGTTGACGAAACTGATATAAATTTTCAATGATATTTCTTGTCGGAATTTCCTCAGAAAGCCAAACCAGAAATAGGCCAAGAACAACTATTGATATGCTCACAATGATCATAAAAAGCATATTTCTCCTTTCATTTTCATGCCATCCTCGTGATTTTCTTTATCCATTTTTGTATTTAAACGTGTGGAATTTCCCGTTTATATACACATTGGTGCCGGTGATTTTGATTGTGAACACTTTTATTTTACTTTTCTTCCTCATTAAGATAGCTATCAAGCAAATTCACAACTTCACCAGAATGCTTTATAAGGCATTCATTAATATCCGAAATTCTTTTTGCGCTGTCGAGTGTTGCTTTCCATTCTTTCATTATGTTGTCATACTCAACCAGATCATAACCAGTGAGCAGTTTAAAGAACCATTTGCGAATTTTTTTCATTTTACTTTACCTCCTCATCTTCAATTACTCTAAAGCAATCAACAAAAATAACTTTTTCATCAAAATCTTTTGCAATGTCTTCAAATATATCCCATGCCATAAATTTATTTACAGCACATACTTCAACTTCATCTTCATATCCACTTTCAGTTGTGTAAATGATTTTCCAAATACTCATGTTAAAAATCCTCTTCAATCTTGTGTCGTGATTTTTCTCACATGGTGTTTAACTTCGCTTTTAGTAGGCTCTCCTTCATAAGGCCATACCTTTTTAAATCTTGCCACTGCGTTTTCATAGTTCAACCAATAACTATCAATCCATGAAAAGCTACCATCTTCGTTCGTTGCATATACTGCATAGAGCGTCATTACTTTATCTCCTCATCCAACATTTCATCAAGTCTGTCTGCCATTTCTTCAAACAGGAATACCGGTTCGTAACCCATTTCATTTGCAAGAGCAACTATTGCCCTCTTGTTCATATCGTCCTTATGATTTTCTTTGTCCATTCTGTGTGCAAACTCACAAAGTTTGCCGTTGATAAACACATCGGTGTCGGTGATTTCGATTATGAACTCTTGCATTTTACTTTACCTCCCTCAATGTAACATACTGCGCGTCAAGCTCTCCATAAAAATATTCCTGATGAAAATCAACAATTTCATAGTCAAGATAATCATCAAGTTTATTAATATTTTTTAATTGATTAAATAATTTTTTTGTGTCTGTCCCCCAATCTTCGTGCTCATATTCAAGATACACGATGCATATATAAGGGAGTATGATGTCTGGTGCAATTTCAAGAAATTTGCGTAATGTTACAATCATTTGTTGTACTCCATATAATTTTGTATTGTTTATTGTTTTTGTATTAATTTTCCATGTTATATTCGCATTTTTTGATAGTGACTTCATTTACATGGCAAACTATACTGCTCAAAATTGAAATTATATTTTGCGTTCTATATGCACATTAAGTGATGCCACATGAGCTTGCGACCATTGCAATCATTGCAAGGAACAAGATGCCACTAAGCAAGCTCCCGATACCAGATTTTGTAGCATCCTTTCCAAAGAGCAGTACACAAACAATAATGATTAGCAGAATAACAATCATTGATTTTGCCTCCTTTTTTTATTAATAATACTTGTATGCGTCTTTGTCAACATTTACGTCAGTGATATCTCCATATGTGATATCAGAATGTGCCATCAAGAATCTACCAATTGCTTCTTCCATTGAATATGCATCCGTGTCGTACCACTCTGTGTTTCCGTTAGTGTTAACATACTCAATCAGATAATAGCCATAATTGTATTCTGTCTCATCACGATTATTGTCTTCAAGATATCTGTCAATGTCAAACAGAGAACCATATTGCCCCGCCATTTCTACATAATCGAATTTGTCATTCTCTGTCGTGCGTTCAAGGATTTTGCATGCCTCCTTAATACTTCTTTCCATTTCAGAAAGAATGACGTATTCATTTTTTGTATGTGCTGCGTAATAGCCACAAGAAAGATTTACTGCTGCACAGCCAAGAGCGGGAGCAATCTCACAGATATCAGAATAAGATCCATACGCCGTTTTATAAAATTCCTTTGTAATAAAGTCCTCAAACTCATCATTTGCACAGGAATAAAACACTGCATCATTTGCGTTGGCACGATCAAATTCAATGATATAATTGAATTCAAGACTTCTTGCCAGCTCAGAGTCTGCAAACTTGCTTGAGCCTACGCAACCAACCTCTTCATCTTCGCAGAACAGGACAGAGCAGTTAAACTTTTCAAGAATCTTGAAAATCATATATACACCACATCTATCGTCGCCTCCGATTCCGTTAGGGCTTGAAACTTTATTGTTCTTCTTGCTATACATGAACATATTAGGAAGCTTTTCATGCACAGTATCAAGATGTGCAACCAGAAGCACAGGAAATTTCCCTTGTGCATATACATACCCATCTCTGTTAAGAACTGTTCCATGAGTCTTTTGCAGCTTCTGTCTCACATGATTCTTTAGGCTTGCTTGAGACATCTTGCAAATTTTTTCAAATTCTTTATTCATAATTGATTTTACCTCCATTAAACCGCTTCATCAATTTCTGTTTCATTCTCAAGAATTTCTCTCAGGCAATCTTCACAGTACATTTTTCCTTTGTGCTCTCTCAAATTGTTATTTCTAAAATATTCTCCACACTCTTCACAGCAGCTATAATAATAATCACGGCAATCATCGCACACATATTCATCCTGAGATTCAATATAGTTCATACACTCTCTCTGATGAAATTCTCCACATTCTGCGCAATACTCATAATATTCGTCTCTGCAATTTTCACAGACACAAATTTCATAGCCTCTTGAATTATGAACATACGTCCCTTCGCCAACGTAATACTCCCCACAGTCATCGCAATAGAAAACACAATATCTACAATAAGGCTCTCCGTCAATATAGATGGCATCATCTTCATCGACATATTCGCCGCATGCAGCACATTTAACTCCGTGATGGCAGCAAGAAATATTATCTTCACAATCATGCTCATAACCACATTCAATGCAAATTGGTGCATGTCCAACAGTAATGCAATTCTCGTTGTCGTTTCCTTTAGGGCGGCTAAGAGTACAATTTTCAAAGTTGTCGTAATCTCTATAATGAGTACCTTCAGACTCAATATATTTGCCTGCTTCGCTAGTTCCCTTACTTACAGTCCAGAAGTTCGGGAAATCAAAAATTTCAGACATGATTTTCTGAACAATTGCTCTGAAAGCGGTGTAGCCGGTGCTGCATCCATCATTGTCTTGCGGATAAAGTCTGCCCTGAATCAGTTTGTCTTCTCCCCAGTGATACATCTGACGGTTAATCTTTGGCTCATTCCAAAAATCGTTTCCATCATAAGATGCATCCACAGTGTAAAACACCATAGAAGGAGAATCGAGCATATAACTAATAGTACCAGAAGAATACATTCCCTGATAACTATTAGGCATGCCTCTTTTGTTTTGCTTATCAATTGTATGACAGCTTGCCCAGCTATTGCCAAAGCTCATTGTGAGATAATCAAGAGGATTCACAGAAAGAATAGTATGCCTTGTAATCTTGAGCGGATTGAGCGCGTCAGCATACTTTGCAAATTCCCTATTGTACTCAGGATGCTTGCTAATACCAATGTAAGCAAGAAGCTTATTGATAACACGACTCGTCTTCTGCCCGTCATGTGCATGAACTTCAGGACAAATTTCGTTTAGTTCATCAGCAAGTTCGTTATCAATATACTGAGAATTATAGGCCGGAATTTTAATCAAGAACTCAAAGATATTTGTTGGGTATTTCTGTCCATTCAGTGAAGTTTCTTTCTTCATGCTTTCGGGCATAAAATTCTTTTCCTTTACATAATCGACTACATCCCCATCAATCACCCATTCCTTGAATCTCTCCAATGCATGACGATCAGTTACACGTTCAAAATCATGGCTAAATACAATCATGAATTTGCCTTCCAGATAGTTCGGATGCTTCTTAAATGCGGCAATCAGGTCTTTCTTGTTGTTTGCCCATGTGTCAATGATTTTGTTCAGTGCCCTGTCCGTATACTCATAATCATATTCATCAAGCAAGTGCTTCATCTGGTCAAGAAGAGTTTTTCTCTCTTCCTCAGTAATGATATTACTTACATCCATTTTGTTTTCTCCTTCCTTTTCTTCCAACAGATCAAAATAGTTTGCATTTACCCAATAGCCTTCGCCGTTTCTTCCTTTAACAAAAATGTTGTCGTCATTATATTGATTAATCTCTACAATACGCCCCCTCCAACCGTTTGTTGTAATGCTATAAGGAGCACCGCGCTGTGCAATTACTCTATCACCAAGTTTAAATTTCATTTTCTATTGCCTCCTTTATCCGACCAATGCGCTGTAGCATCTGTCAAATCTTTCTTTATAGCTATTAAGCTCTTCCTGAAGCTCTCTGTTTTTGAACTGAAGCATAGCTTTTTCCGTTTCAAGCTCGTCATTTCTCATCATGGCCGCATCATAATCTTCTCTTGACACACCGTTCCGTTTCATTTCGATACTTGCGGAAATGGCGGCTACATTATAGCCCATTTCAGAAATGTAACAGAACTGCTTTCCATTGCCTGTGTGATTGTGTGGAGCTCCACCACAAGTTTTCTGTCTCCCGGCAATCTGATTGGTAAGGGATGCATAACCAATGCCATAATAATTAGCCGCCTCTCGTGCCGACTTGAACACTTCTCCAGTCGTAATACACATGACCGCCTTTCCTTTGTGGATGTCTTTGTTTTCAGGGTCGATGTCATATTTTGCGCGGCTGACAATAACGTTTCTTTTCATGATGTAAACTCCCTTTCTGCCTTATAAGGCTATAATTTTGTGATGTATTCCTATTTAAATTTCTTCAAATTCGTCACAATCAGTAACTTTTAAGCGCATTTTTCTTACTCCTCCACTTGTTCTATGATGTTGAGTTGTTTGAAAATGCACTCCAAATCTGCCTTTGGATATATATCTTTACACCAATTTATAGCACCTCGCTGCAAGTAGTAAGTTAAGGCACAGTTGATTAGCTGCGCCTCGTCTTTGTTGAGGTTGAGCTCCATTTTTCTTATTCCTCTGGATAAAGTTCTTCATCGAGCAAAATGTAACCCAAAACCTGAAGAACAATGGGAGCGTCATTGGGGACAATTCCGTTATCAATCAAACACTGTTCTGCCTTGGAACGGTTGTTAATTGGCATAACAATTTTAGCTAAGGCTTCTTCATATGACAAGCCACATGCTGGACAACTTTTGTTGCAACTCACGTATGGTTCATGGGTGCATTTTTCACACCATCTACTCATTTGCCTTACCTCGCTATTACATATTTTTCAAAGGGAAATTCTGCTCTGTCATCACACATGATGGTATAAGCGTTGATGCCTTTCATATAAGGTTCTCTTTCTTTTACATCATCCCAATGGATGGTTTCCGTTCCGCCAAAAGCAAAAGCAAGTTCTGCCATAGGTTGATATCCATTTTCAAGATAGATATGAACCGCAATTATAGCACCATGTGTCATAGGATTATAGTTTCTGTTCATTTGCGCTTCCTCCTTAATTCCAAAATTTGCTTTACTCCTTGTTCTTCAAAATCACATACAGGGCATGTGTTCTTTTTGGAAAGGTGAACTTTTCAACTTTCGCTTCTCTATGTTCTGGACGGATATATCTTGTGTCGCCAACGGCTTGGTAGCCAAGACATTTTCCGTTTTGCCAAAGCACAATTCTGTCAATGTCTGTGCCAAATTCGTAGAACATGTTGAGAAATTCGATTAGGCTCATTTACCTTACCTCACTCTCACACAAAGTTCGTTATCATAGAAGCCGAAGGCAACAACCTCCTTTTCATAGACATTCCCATGCGACAAAGCAACCTCAACTTTGTCTCTAACAATCGGTTTAAGATTGTCGTCATTTACAACCAGAATTCCATTCCAATTGTCATAGAGATCCACAAAATCGCGCAGTTTCATTTGTCTTCCTCCTTGTTCTGTTCTGCATTGTACATTCTTGCAAAAGATGAACAATGCATGATCGGGAATGGCGTGGCACAGCCTATACTGTCTCCTGTTCCATCTGCCCAATGTGGACAGTTGGCGCAGTCTGGAGTTAAATATCCTTCAAAACAATTTCTCATGCGCCTTACCTCCTTAATAAATCTCCCTCATCTTTTCCATTTGCTCCTCCGTAAAAATACGACGAAGCCCTGCATATTCCTCACCACAAGCAAGGAAAGTTTCTCTTGCAGAGATACTGTCTGTGCTACAACCGAACTCAGAACAAAAATCACTAAAGCTGTCGTAGCTATATTTCTCTACGCAAGAAAGAATGTCATACTCGGTTGGAATTGCGTTTGCCTTGAGTGTTTTGAGTTCACGCAACACATTGGTTTTTTCGTGCATCCTAAGCACATCATAATGCGCCTTGTATTTCTTACACGCAAGATCGTCAGCAGTCATTTCGCTTACCTCTGTGTTGCGCAGGCTGTCCCAGAAGTAGCTTGTGTATTTGCCTTTTGGAGTTGTGATTGTGAACTGATACTTGTTGTGTGGCTTGGTTTCGCTCGACCAGTGAGGTGGAACGTCTTTTCCAATGAATCTGATTTCCATTGTGGCGTTACAGTCCGCAAGGAACTGTTTCGCTTGGGCTTCATACTCAGTCATTTATAATACCTCCATTTCCCTTAATACCGCTTTTGCGGCAGTAGTGATGTGGTCATCATGACAGTTGTACTTATCATACCAGTCACAAATAGTTTCGTTTGGGATAGTCGCATGAATGCAGTCCCATGCAAGTCTTGTGCCGAAGTCTTTGTAGTTGCCAGTTGCCTTGAGCTTTTTAGCATAGCTAGGCAAGTTGAGAATTAACGAAAACCTTTTCCTTATATAAGGAATTTCACTTTCCAATTTCATTTCCATTCCTCCTTTGTCCTTTTGGCAAAGCCCTTAATGATACCCACGATAGATTTCAATCGTGGGCATGATAAAGGTTTTGCTTATTCGGCTTTCCATTCACCAACGAGATTTCCGTTGCTGTCAAAGAGGCAACCATTTCGATATCCGCATGTGATTTTGGCCGGGATCGTGCGCAGGATTTTTTCAAGTTCATCTGCAAGTGCATAGTTGTCCATGAATGCATCTTTACTTTCGCTTTTGAATGCATCATTGCTGGTGTAGATCTTTACTTCAAACATGATTTACTCTCCCTTTCTTTCCATTTCTACTGCAATATGCGACATTGCAATTGCGTTGGACAGTGAAACGATGATGCCGATAATTGCGAAAAATGGAGTGATTGCTGCACATCTCCATGCAAGCACCAATGTAAGAAACACCGCGACACTCAATGCAGCGATGCACATGCACACGTTTTTCATTTGCCTTTTTCCTTTCTTTTACTTGTCGAGCCAATTAGCAATCAAGCTATGGCAAATATTGTCCATCTGGATTTCGCTTGTGCAGCGTTTCAGTTTTGCCTTTGTGCGTTCCGTAACAGGAATGCCAAAATCTTTAAGCAGTCTCAGTTTCTCTTTGTAATAGGCTTTCATTATTCGAAACTCCTTTCTCTTGATGTATGCAAAGCCCATAATAATACCCACGAGTTTTCGCTCGTGGGCATTGGTTATAGGTTTCGCTTATCGGAACATCCCAATTCCGTACTTTGCTTTGTAAGTCCATCCCATAGAGGTCAGGAGCTTGGACATTTCGCTTGTGGAAACACACTGGAACTCTCCCTTGATGGGAAGCGGATTGATGGGGCACTTGATGCGGCAGATGCACTTCTCATTCTCATAACGAACAAGAAGAATGAGTTGGATCTCTCTTTCCTTTGCATACAGAGCTTCCATTTTCTTGTACTGGTCAGAGTATTCCATGTTTGCACCCCACGCATACTTGTATGCGTGGACATCAAACCACTTGAGAAGGTTGTCTCGCTTGGTGAAGATGAAGGCTTTGTGATATGCAGGCTTTTCGTTTGCCTTTTCATCTGCCTTAAGCAGAGCCAGAGCGTCGTCACACATATGACGGTCGCAACCGCCCATAGCATAATACGGGCATCCAGTACAGGATTCGCTTCCAGTACCGCACAGAGACAAGGCTTTCATCACATTTTTCCTATCCATTGTCATTTCCCTTTCTGAATTAAATTTTATGTTTCGCTTATGATGTCTCATAGCAAGGCTCGATTGGGAAGCAGGGCACTTGTTAGTCAGTCCCGCTTTTCGCTGTAGCTTTCCCTTTACGCTCAACTAACACGGTTTTCGGTGGACTTTCGCCCTCCTTGCTATGAGATTGAAATGACTCGCTTTCGCTCGTCTGGAATGGGACTTTTTTGGATAAATCCCCTAGAACCATCTTATGGGCAATAATCTTAATCAAAAAACACTCGCAAGTGCTCACTTCTAGCATTTTGCCCATAAAGTGAATATGTTTGTTGCACATATTCAAGCCCTAAGAGTCTAAGCCTCTCTCACTCTTTGCTGACTGCAATAAGCCCGCAGTCGTTGCTCTGTTGATATTCTTCCACCGTCAACAGTCGGAGACGTGGTGCTTTATGGATTGTTAGGATACGCATGACGTACCCATGTCAATGCTTACTTGGTGTAGATATGCTCATCCCCATCGAAAGAGATGGTATATTCAACACCATTATCTTCTACCAGTTCGGCAGACTTGATTGTTTGCAGTCTGACATACTTGCCATATGCCACAAACAAAAGCACATACTACCACAAGAGCGAGTATGCGCATGATGTTTTTTTTCATAACATTGTACCTCCTACTCTTCTTGTTCGGACTAATGCGGCAACTTGGTTCAGTGTGTTCACACTTATCCACTCACGCCACGTGGAGGCGTTGCCATGTGAGCGTGGGGACTTTATCGCGTCCCCATACGATAATTTTGTACTGCTGGGATTAAGCGACAGCAGCGGCTTTCTTCTCAGCCTTGCGCTTTTCAGCAGTCTTGGCACGGCGAGCCTTGCGGCGCTCTTCTTTCTCAGCCTCCAGCTCTTCCCACGTCTTGGCATTCTGCTCTGCCACGACCGCGCCCATAGCCTGCTCGATCTTCGAGCGAAAAGCGTTGAACGTCACACGAGTGTATACAGTCGTGCAAGAGGCTTCCAGCTTCTTAAGCTCTGCAAGCTTAATCTTTGCCGCCTCATACTTTGCGGTCAGGTCTGCCACATATTCCTCACTCATGCCGTCATTGACGTCTTTGAGCTGGTTGCGGTAGTTCTTGACGATGCTGTCCTGCTTGAGGGCTTCTCCGGCGAGCGGCTTCTTGGCTGCGATAGCACACCCCGCAAGCACGTCAAGCATAGCCTGATTCTTGCAGACGGCGTGTCCGTTGACTTCACCGATGCAGTCAAGCATCATCTGAATCGACTGCATGGCGTTGCTGGTGAGCTTAGAGTCTACGCTTGCAGACTCGCCCATGTGTGCAGCGTTGTGACGTGCTGCCGCATAGCGATAGAGTGCCTCATACGCGATAGTCTCTGCAAATTTCCAGCTTGAAAACTCGTCAACACCTACGAGTTCGGCAGAGAGCTTCGCCTTGCTGGAATTGGATACGGTCGTATTGTCTACGAGTGCGATAGCGATAGTTTTCTTCATAATAAACCTCCTAAATTGTGGTAGGTCACAACCCATATTTTTATGGCACTATGTACCACTTTAAGCATAGAATAAGGGACGGGCTTATGTTAGCGCCCTTGACACGAACCATAGTCCCCAATATGCTACCATTACGGCTTTAGACTATCCGTGTACACGTAAATCTCCCACGGTGTATGGAATTACGTCCTCGCCTACCATTTATAGTCTTGTGTCTTAACATTTAAGTCGAGTATTGCTATATTCTATGCTTAGAGTGATACACACATAAAATGTATGTATCATGTGCTATGGGTATAGTTTTGGATATGATTCCTGAGTGTAGTCTCCCACTCGTTTTCTCAATGGGTATATCTATATTTGTCGAGTTAGATAGGCTCGTATAGACACGCTCTCGTTTGACCTCTCGCGCTATTCTTCCCATTGGTATAGTTCTCCGTCAATATGCTTTATCTGTCATACTTTTTAAGGTTGCCCACGTCAAGCTAAACACCGTTCTATTGGCATTTTATAGGTTTTGCCCTGTTTACACTATGGAAAGAGACAGTATCTCAATAGTTTCTGTATTTACTCCATAGTCAATGACGCCGCCTAAAGCTGTCACTTTTGTCACGTTTTCGACAGAATATTACTTTTTCAAGGTGCATTGCAAGAGTTAATCGGGATGCTTTTTCAAGCTCTGAAGTCAATCGGCTTTTTCAAGCCTTGACTTTTTCGATTTTTCCTGTTCCTCTTTGCACTCTTAGAATACTACTACCACATAGAAAAGTCAACAAATTATTTTTTTATAGCAAAAAATATACTATATATAGTGTATCGGGGGTACTTAAAACCACAATATGTAGTGTTTTTTGCCCGAAGACTATAGGGTAGTTTAATTACACACTGACTTGAAAATCCATAAATTTCATTGCAATTGTATTCTCAAAATTGCCGTAAAATTATATATAAAAAATGTTCGTAAATATATGCGGATTCTTTTCATAAACATATTGTTGCTTATACTGCATTAGTAAAAATAATTCATAAAATTACATATAAAAAACATGTATATATTAATACAAAACCACTCAATCAATATACTGTTGTTTTATTGATCAACACCAACATGTAAAAACAATATTGAATTTATGGAAACATTCCTTATAAATTCATAAATGTTATAACAATCTATAAGCCTATTATTTATTTTATTGCATGATATATAATATATATTAATATAATT